GTAAGAAGTTCATTGTTTATATGAATGGTCAGGTGACTAAGGTGAAGGGTAGTGGTAAGAAACAGATTGAACCCGGTTGTGAGATTATAATTCCCAGTAAGGCGAAGAAAAAGACAAATGTAGGTAATCTATTAGCTTATGCAACTTCGTTTAGTTCAATAGGAATGATGATTGCTTCTATTGCTAATTTGATTAAAAAATAATAGGCTTATTTAGCATGACTGAACAACGACAAAATAGTAAAGAACTTTCTGTATCAAACAAATCAATGAATGATGGAATGGAGGTCGATTGGGCGAATATTTTTCGTGAGATAATTAGTATACGTAAGACATTGTATAAAGCAGCAGGAATAGGCCTAATTGTAGGAATTGTTGTGGCTCTGAGCATTCCTAAAAAGTATACTGTCCAAGTCACCCTCTCTCCAGAAATGGGTAGTATGAAAAGTAATAATGGCTTAACAGGACTTGCTGCATCTTTTCTTGGCAACGGAACTACAATGGGAGATAATACGGATGCATTGAATGCTTCACTTTCATCAGATATTGTTTCTTCTACACCGTTCTTATTGGAACTCTTAAATATGAAAGTTACGCCTTCTAAAGAAAATAATATCACTTTAAAGGAATATTTAGATGGGCAGTCTTCTCCTTGGTGGAGTTATGCTATAGCGCTGCCTGGAGTGATTATTAATGGTATAAGGTTATTTTTAAGTACTGAGGAAATAAAAGAATCTACCATAGAAAATTGTGGAACAATTGAATTAACTTATAAGGAAGCTTCTATGATAAATTTTCTAAGAAAGAATCTTGTTGCTGCAATGGATAAGAAAAGTGCGATTACTCAAATCACTATTACTTTGCAAGATCCGAAAGTGACAGCAATTGTGGCAGATTCTGTAGTACAAAAATTGCAAGAATACATAATCAGATATCGTACAGTCAAAGCTAAAGAAGATTCTGTTTATTATGGAAATTTATTCAAAGAACGTCAATTGGAGTATTATGTTGCTCAAAAGAAATATGCAAATTATATAGATTCACATGATAATACGATTCTGCAGAGTGTTCGCGTTGAACAAGAGCGTTTGCAAAATGATATGAATTTGGCATATCAGGTCTATAGCCAAGTTGCAAATCAATTACAAGTAGCTAGAGCGAAGATACAAGAAGAGAAACCTGTGTTTGCAGTGGTTGAACCGGCAGTTGTACCGCTTGAACCTTCAAGTATGGGGATGAAAATATATGTTTTATTATTTATTATCTTATCAGTTGTTTGTACTATTGGTTGGAAGCTGATTGGAAAAAGTTTTTGGAAATGGTTAAGAAAAGAAATTAAGTGAGTCTTATACTAGTTTTGATAATTAAATTTATATTGTATAATGAAAATTGCTTTTTTTGATCATCCTTTCCATGAAAAAACAAAGAGTAGTAATTTTTTTCTTGATATTGTAAACGCATTAGGGGGAGTTGATGTTTTTTATGCTGATTTTCATAACGAGAAAGATACAGAACTGTTAATTAATAAATTATGCTATCAGTTTGATTTATTGATTTTTTGGCAAGTAATTCCTCCTGCATCTATTTTGCTAAAAGTGCCTCACAAGCGGATTGTTCTAATTCCAATGTATGATGCTTGTTGTACTATGACTTATTTCCAATGGTATGCTTATCGTCATTGCCATTTTATAAACTTTAGCCATAAACTACATACTATATTATGTAATATGAGAATGCATTCACTTTATGTGAGATATGTACCACATATTACTACTATGGAGTCTGAGAAAAAAGATGAAGGGTTAACAGCATTTGTATGGAGAAGAACTCCATCTTTAAACATGAAGGGGCTATTAGAAGCATTAAAAAACATAGGAGTGAGAACAATTGTTTTTCATGATTCACAAGATAATATATCTCCCGAAATTCCTTTTAGGGATATGATTGAAGGACTGAATATTGAGTATACAAATGGCTGGTTTAATACTCATGATGAATATTTGAAATCTGTAATTGCATGTGATATATATGTAGCGCCTCGTTTATATGAAGGGATTGGCATGAGTTTTTTAGAAGCAATGGGATTAGGGTTATGTGTTCTTGCTCCTAATCAAGCGACAATGAATGAATATATAATTGATGGATATAATGGTGTTTTATTTAAAAATTTTAAATCGATTAAAAAAAAGAGGTTTGAGATAGATAAAATTAAGATACAGTCGAGAATCTCTTTTCAGAAGTATCTGGCTGAATGGGAAGATACAATTCCAACTATTTATACGTTTTTAGTCTCTATAGAAGAGGAATATCAAGAGCATTGTAAAAAGCCTTATTTCTTTATTTTAGAAGATATAAAAATGTTTTTGAAAGTAAGAGTATTTCCGTTTTTAAGGAGAAAAACCGGATTATTAGATTATTAGTAATAATGATACGACAAATAGATAATATCCTAAAGAGGCAATCTTACCGAACAAAGCAACTTTCAAAGAATGTCTTATATATTGCGTTTTTTAAGTTCGGTAGTATATTATCAAATTTCTTGCTTATTCCCATAACCATTAATTATGTTAGTTCTCCTATATATGGAATCTGGATGACTTTATATTCAATAATTAGTTGGTTAAGTATTTTTGATATAGGATTGGGAAATGGGTTACGCAATAATCTTACTAAATGTTTGGTAGAAGGGAACTATAAAGATGCAAAGGAATATGTTTCAACGGCCTATGTGAGTCTTATTTTTATTTCTCTACTACTTTTCTCCGTTATCTTTTTTTCTGTTTTTCTACTGAATTGGAATGATATACTGAAATTACCAAATGACTTTTCTGAGAATATTAATAATATAATTATAATCTTAGGATTTGGGTTTTGTCTTCGATTTCTGTTTCAGATTATTTCGACCATATTTTTTGCGATTCAAAAACCTTTTCTTACTGAATATATGACTTTTGTTAGTAATATTCTTGTTTTGCTAGTTGTATATTTTTTCAAAGATGATTTTTCTGGAAAATTGCAGTTTTTGGTTTTTTCTTTGTGCTTTCCACCAGTCATAATCATGTTTATTTTTTCTGTTTATTTGTTTTCTACTCAAAAATATAAATCAATAGTACCCTCTTTTATCTTTTTTAAAATGAAAAAGATAAAATCATTAATGAATCTTAGTGTTAAGTTTTTCTTATTACAGGTTTCTTCTTTGGTTACTTATTCTTTGAGTAATTTTTTGATATTGCATTATCTTGCAGCGAGTGATGTTACTAATTATAATGTTTCATATAAATACTTTTCTGTTATACTGATTCTTAACAATATTATTTGTATGCCTCTTTGGTCTGCTTTTACTGAAGCTTATGTGAAGAAAGACTTCATATGGATTCGGAATATAATAAAGAAAATGCTTATAGTTTTTGTCTTTTGGATTTTGGTTGGAGGAATAATGCTGATTGGGTCGAACACAATTTATGGATTGTGGACAGGTATGGAATTAAATATACCTTATTCTTTGTCAGCAGTAGTATACTTATTTATGTTAACTTGTTGTTGGAATGGAATTTTTATAGCATTTATCAATGGTATAGGAAAAATACAATTACAAGTTCTATTGAGCATATTACCTATTCTTTTGATGTTGCCATTAAGTAAACTGTTAATTTCAGTTTTTCATTTTGGAGTAACGGGAATTGTTTTATGTATGTTATTGTTCAATATCATTTCTTCTTTAATGATATCAATACAGGTGTGGAAAATATTACGGGGTACAGATAGAGGAATTTGGGCAAAATAAATAGGATGAAATATATTTTTTCAATATTACGTTGTTATAGTCTGACTGAATTGATGTCATTGATTATTTTTAAATTATCTAAGCGAAAAAGGTATGTCTACTATAAAAAGGAGAATACTAAATGGATTACTCTTTTAGTTTTTAACTAATTGATAATCAGTGTTAGTTTTGCTAAAAATCGCGGATCTGTCTTTGTAAGCATACATAGAGGTCGCTGACAGCTAACTAATTGCGAACACAAAGGTATATGAAATTTTTGGATTAAAATACAGGAAGAGAGTTTCTTTTACCGGAATGCGTATATAAGGTAAAGCGGCGTGTGTATAGTATCAATTTTACCGTACATACGTCGCTTTCTTAATTGTCTGATTATTATTAGTTTACATTGGTTAATATTATATACTCTCAATTGTTATTAGTTGTGGTCGGAGTATAGTATTGTCCACTTGCCGAATCAGGAGTATCTCCTTGAAACGGGTTTGATGAGCAGGTCGATGTGCTCGTGTTCGAGGATGTGTTCCATTGCCTTGTAGATGGGCATTTTTTCGATGCCTGCGATTTTCAGGGCTTCGATTTTTATGGTGTTCTCGATGAGCCGGAGATAATCTTCTTCTTTGAGCTCGACGTATTTCTGCGATTGTGATTTCAGTTTAGCCATACCTTGATTGTTTATTATTTGTTTCCAAAATCCGCCGGATTTTCACCCCATAATCTGTTGTCCCAATATTCAATGCGGATATCCTTGATTTTCTCTTCCATCACTTTGAGAAAGATTTCGGCTTTCAGCAGTGCCGGACAATGGCGGGATGAAGCTGTCTGGCGGTTATGATACCATGTGATAGCCGTGATGCTGTCGGTATAAATAACGCGGGGCGTGCCAGGATGTTCGAGAATGTATTTGACGGCGGCGACTATGCCGAGGAATTCTCCGATGTTGTTGGTCCAGTTGCCTATGGATTCGCTGAATAGCTCTCTTCCCGAAGAGAGGTCAACGGCCCGAAAGCGTGTCAACCTCTCTTTCGTAGAATGAGCTCCATCGGTGGCTATCCCCGACAAAGGCCGTTTCATCTGTTTCCTCCTGAATGTCCGCTTGCCACGTAGATAAATCCGTCTTGCGCGAATCGGCGTACCAACGCCTGTGCTTGTCGGGTGAAATCTTCGATGACACCTTCCAGGTTGCGAATGTCTTTGCGTTCTCTCAGTATGGCTAAAACGCCGTCGATTGTCTTGCTCATCGCACTTTTGCCGTCTTTCGGGTCGAAATAAACAGTCTTGTTGCCGAATGTCACGGTTACTTTATACAATGCTTTGGGAACGATTATGCTCTCCACCGTTGCCATGAACTGAACGGGTGTGGCGGCAACCACCACGTATCCTTTCGCCTTGTGCATGGGCTTCAGTTCCACGGAATAAAGAACGTTTGGCTCGATTGTTCCTTTCAAGTCTTCCGAAAGGACACAAATCTGTTTGCCGAATCTTGAGTCTTCCCTGACTCCTTTCAATTGACGAGTTTTGGAGTGCCGTGAGACGAACCCGATGAGTTCGCCGGTGCGCTCCGACTTCGCAAACTTAATTTGCGATTTTTCCAATGTCATATTACGTTGTCTTCATATTCAATCTATTGCGTTCAATTAACAATCTGTTTTAATCAGTCAGTTCCGTACAACGCAAATATACGACATATTTGTGGTGTGGCAAAGAGTTTTTCTCGTTAATTTTCAATCGCTTACGAATGGGATATATAGAGAAAAGGCCGTATTCAATACAGCCTTTCGTCTTCGGTAAAGTGGCTGAAACGCTCGTCAGTATCAGACTCTTGCAGCAAGAACCGACACTTCCAGTAACGGTAACGTCTTCCTCCGTTAGGTATATAGATATTTATGTCCTGTTCGTTCAGGTACTGGTTGCCTTGTTCTGTACCGTAGTTCATTCTCGTGACACAATTTTCGAGGTTGGGATTGGGACGGACGTAGAATCCCATTTTTTGTTTCCCTGCCACAAAGATGTTGTGTATGCAGATGTCGTCATCGATATGGAAACGGTAGGCGTACAAGGCAAAGTCGCATATATCGGTTTCCAAAAGGCTACCGCCGAAATGCGCGGGCGCCTCTTTTTGCAATCGCTCGAATCCGTCACGGATATGTTGCCGCGAACGAATTTCCGCGTAGCGTTTGTCTGTCACCGGATTTTTGGTTACATATACCACCCGGAATCCGTTGCCTGTGCTGTCCCTGACCATGACATGTTCGAGAATCTCTCTCGCCTTGTTGATGCTGTTATCCATCGGATCCGTTTTGTCGGGCAAACACCCTTTTATCAGACCGACAATGATGATTATTACGATGATGAATGCCCACGGGCCTATTGCAGCCGCGATGTAGACCAGTTCATCGGCTTTTTTCCAAAAATTACTCATTGATTTTTAGTATATGGCGGCCGGATGCACCCCTGGCATCGGATATACATACTGCATATCCTGCATCCAGCAGCCTGTTACGACATGTTTCCATATTAGTCTCATGAATCCTGACAGTAGGAATCTCCATGAAAGTGATATTGAATGACGGTACGCCGGTTGTCAGGGCAATCGTTTGGGCATCATCGTAATACGCCTCATAAGATTCGCCTACATGAAAGAGGATAAGCGTATCCGTTCCATGTTTCTCTTTCGCCTGCCTGTAGCTTGTTTCGATTAAAATTTCCCGTTTCATAATATATGAGGTTTATATACGACAGCCAAACACCCGACGTATTCCTATCCGGTTCAATATCGGGGATTTCAACCAGCATAGCATATACAGCTATCACTATATGCAAATATATGATATTTACGGCATACCCCCGTTTTTATTCGCACAATTCTACGTCTTCATCTTTACTTTTCTTTTTTCGAACTCTTTGCGCAATACATCAGCAAGTTGCTGCGAGTCGGTGATTTTTTGTCCTTTTCCACAGGGTTTGCCATGAAATAGCGGTGTGAAGAGCAGTCCGAAGTCATCATCCACGGAGAAGCCGCCTATGAGGACGATTCCGGCCTTGATCCGGTAATAATCCCCATACATGGCATACTTGTCCGTAGTCTTGGAAAAGCCGTATTCGGGCAGTTGTTCCACCAGTGCGTCCAATACCGGCCGGATGACTTCGGCGAGGAAGTTCGGGCGTTCGGGTTGAGCTTTCTTTTTCTTTCCGCCAGAATTTCCTATGGCATTTTGTCCGTAGAACGCATCGAAGCGTTTTCGGTAATCTTCTGTCAATTTTTGAATGTCCATATACTGTATTTTTATTGGTTTTGTTCAAGCCATTCTTTCAAGGTCATCGAGTCCCCCTCGAAATTGTAGTCGTTGATTTCCACTCCGCCCCAGTCTTCCATGCGGAACTCCTCGCGGGAGAGAATGGTGCCGGCATGGTTTACCCGCACAAAAGGCTCGACTGTCGCCAGCCTGTCGCCGTCGTCCGACTCGCGGATATCATAGGCGAACAAGCCCTCCGGTACGGCATCACGGTCGATTCTGGCATCAGAAAACAGCACGGGAATATCATTGACGGTCATCGTCTCGAAGGTTTTCATGCAAAGGTCTTCTCGTGTAATCATATCAACTCGTTTTTATTGGTTCTTCCTTGTCTTCTTCCCCGAGAAAACGTTTCAGGTTGTCCGTGTAAGCCGAACACCTGTCCCAGCCGGAGTCCACGAAATCGGCGATCTCCGCGTCCGTTTTACCCGTGCTGTATTTCAGGAAAGCGGCGGCGTTCTGTTTCCAGATCTCCTGTTCGACACACAGTTCCAGATACCGCTCCCAGACGGTGATTAACCTGTCGATATTGATTTCGTGAAGATGACGGCAGGAGAAACGCTCCCGGCTGTCGGGATTATAGAGCGCGCAGCTCCCGTCCGGCCGTATCTCTTCGAGCTTGTACATGGTATACACCGGTACGCCGTAACGGTCCGCGTCCTCGCCCTCCTCTTCGACATAAACCGTGTGAGGCAGCAAGTCTTCCGGTATTTGGGGAATTGCACGGAGATTGGCAATAATCTCCTGTTCCAGCTCTTTCTGTTTTTCCTGTAATCTCATTTTCTGTCAGTTCTTAATTGAATTTTACCTTCCTTGTATAGCTTCTGCTTGTAACGTCGGTGCTCGCGGATAATCTCCGCGTGTTTCTTCCTGTCCGGCTTGTACAGCCCCTTCGCCTTGCGTTCATTCAGCAGTTCCCTGTTGCGCTCTTCGCTTTCGGGATTCACGATGAAGGTAATCAACCTGCGGCTGACGCCGTATTCACGTGCCAATTGCCGCTGGCTGACGTCCATTGTCATATAGCGGTGGTAGATATCGGCTTTCTGCTGTTGTGAAAGCTTTTGTCGCCGGTCATATTCCGTTCCGCTTATGGTTATTCCTGTACTTTTGTATGGCATAATTTGTATCTGTTTTTATTATTTTGGTGGAAATTTACCGTATTGAAGAAATTTCCAGCAGGTCTTCGACCGTCAGTGAACGGAGAAAGGAAGCGTTAAACTCCTGCATATCGTCCTCCCGTATATCCCGGACTCCTATGATTAAATTTTCGCCATCCTGTCGTAAATGCTTGACTTCGAGCAGTATTTCTTTACGATACTCTGCCGGTCCATCTCCAAAATTCTGGCATATCGAATCGACTGCCTCGTTCGTGAGCCGGACAAAATCCCCTATACGAAATGAGGGTCCATGTGTCATGGTGGGAGCGAGCATTTGCCAGTCCCCGTGCCCGTCCAGGTCTTCCACGGCCATCGCGTAGGCTTTATATTCAGCTTCGGTCTGGAAATGTCTGGTTATCACGTATCCTCCGGATTCGGCCGTGCTCTCTTCCGAGGGGATACTCCCGGTTTTCCTGTATATGTTCACGGTATCCTCTCCGAGCAAAACTTTTACTGTTATCATTATCGTGGATGGTAAGGTTTTACTATAAATGGAACTCCACGTCTTCTTCCTCGAAATCCGTGTCGTGTTCCCTGTTGTACTCCTCGACGGTCGAACCCGGGATATAGGTCTCGCCGCCAATCTCGTAACGTCCTGTTTCAAGTAGTTTCCAAAGGGTTTCGGTGTCCCCGTTCAGGATTTTACCGATCTCGTCCCGGCTGCCCTGAACGGTAACCCCGAGACGCAGCCAGACGCTTTCCTCGCGTGAGGTGTCCGTTTCTTCCGGCTTGTCAGGGTGTCGTATGATATGATAGTCATTCCAGCTGTCGCCGTCGTTCAGTCCGGCGATATAGGCGTTGTACTCCGCCTCGGTTTTGAACTCTTTCTCATCCACGACGCCGCCGTTGTCCAGCAGCCATTTTTCCGAAGGAAGCTTTTTACTCTCGTCGTATTTTCTCACGGCATCCTCGCCGAATATCATGGTTATCTTTATCATCTGTCTTTTGTTTTGAGGATTTATTACTTATTGTTGCCGGGTATTGTAGATTTGCCTGTCCGTTGAGACTCATCGGATTGCCGGAGCTTTAACAGATTCCTCGTGGCATCGAGGTCAATGAAATTCGTCCAGCCGGCTTTATGAAGTTCAACGGCGGCCTCACGAATGGATATTTTGCCGTTCCCGACATCATCTTTCAGGGATTCGAGAATGGTCTTGATATGATAATTCTTCATCATACTTTTTCTGGTTATCTTGTTGCTTAATCTGTGGGTACTAACTGAAGTAAAAGGATTCCCATTCCGTCCAGTAGCATTCTCCGTCAGTTTCATCAGCATGGCTCAGGTCCTCGTCCATTTGCGCCTTGTCCCCGTTGTAAAGGGCGAGCGCGCACCTGTCGGAACAGGCGTATTCGCCACCGAGGTAATATCCCTCCTTCATGGGTTTGCCGCAGTGGTCGCAGCGGCGAACATTTTCATCGTCAGGGTCAAGTGTCGCAGCTACTGTTTCGTCTATCTTTTTACGATATTTGTTTGCCACTTCCGCAATAATCTTTGGGGCGAGCGGTTCCCCTTGAGGGGACGCGGGATTGGTTTTGACGCTTTTGAGTTCACGCAGGGCCTGTTCCATAGCCGTAATATCGTCTTTGCCCTGTCTTTTCCAGAAGTCAAGACAACTTTCGTAGTGGTTGTCGAGTATTGTTCTTTGTTTATCTTCCGTCATAGTTCTGAATCTTTGATCGTTGTATAATCTTTATGTTTTCGTATCCGGCCAGCTTCAGTTCGTCCTGCAGGTCGCGGTATTCATTCTCCGTTACCGGTTTAGTCGCGGCAATCACATGACTGTAGTCCGCTGCGCCGTGCTGGCCGAGGTGCATGTAGGAGGTAACCTCGCCACGTCGCCTGCCCCACAGGATATCGGGGAACAGTGCGATGACCTGCCCGTCTGGATATTTTCTAAATACCACCCTCGTCGTTTCGTCCGCAGATTTCCGTGTCGATTTCATATTCTTTATAATTCTTGAATTCATAGTCCACTTCGCTGACAATCTCATCGACATCCTCTTCCGTAATCTCTTCGGTATTCGGGTTGTAGATGTCGAGTCGTACCGTCAGGTAAATAGTTTTCGATGCCATATTTGTTTTTTGTCATTTAACTGCTCGGTCTACACTTGACCGATGGAATATTTCTTTATCAGTTGTTCTTTATATGCCTTATCCTTTCCGGCCGCCAGGCTTGCCAGGCGGCGGATGTTCCGGTTCGCTTTCTTCGCAACCTGTTCCGCCGTTCGTTCAGGTGTCGCGAGCTTCCGGCAATTGTCGCCGCAATACCGTCGTTTCCCTTTGAGTGGCTTCCCGCAAACCGGGCAGCGTCGTCTGCCGTCCCGCCCGAGCACCTCCAACAGGTTGGCGCGTATGCCTTCCCACCATTCGATGCGGTCGATATCGTAGTCGTACACCGTGACCGTGTTTCCGAAGTCCCGGGCGTTGAGTTCGACGGCGATTCCGTCTTCTTCGAGCCGGACTTTCTGCACGGGATCGTCATAGGGCCGACAGTCGTTGTCGAACCAGATTATGTAGGTAGGATCGTTCAGCTCGTCGGGTTCCCCGAAAGAGAGTTCAGTAAGACCGTTGTTTGCAAGGATGTTGCGGACAGCGGTCTGCAAATCATTGATACTTTTCATTGATGTTTCGTTTTATGGTCGTTGCTCCTTATATTGTCAGTTCATTTCCGAGGCGTAACCGATAAACTGGAAGATATCGGCGTATTGCTCGCTGTAGATGTAGAATCCGGTCCGTTTTTCCCTTGTTTCAGCGTCTATTCCGTCAGCCTGGAGGTACTTCCCGTCATTCGTCAGGTAGACATCGGTGAGTTTGATACGAGGCGTATCGTGGTTCCCGTACAAGGTTGCCGTGACGGGGAAGTTGTTGTCGTCAAGTTCTTCCTCTTCCGTGAGGCCGAGCGACATGCGGCCGTATTGTTTCAGAAACCCGAGCATGAATTTCAGCATGGCTTGCTCGGCCTCGTGCAGTCGTTCGTCGATAAAGGCATACTCGACAGCAAACAGGTGCAGCTCGTCGGTATCCATCTTACCCGGGGCTTTGCCCGGTTCCGTTCTCGTTGTCTTGTCCATGGTTGTCATATTTTTGATTTCATGTTTCCAATGGAGTGAAGGAGACGGTCAGTATCACTTTCTCGTCACCCAGGTTGAATACTTGCAGGCTGTCGTTCCGGATGGTCCTTTTGAGGATGCTGCCCTGATAGCGGGTATTGCGTACCTTGAAGGAAAAATCATCAATGAACGAGCTGATGCAGTGGAGAATGTGATTGAACTCATCCGTGCCGTAGGCTTGGGAGAAATACGCTTTCACGTGCATCCTCAAGCTCAGAATGTAGTTCGGGGTCTTGCTTCCGGTCGGCCCGGTCAGCACTATTTTATATTTTCCCATACCATTCGTCCTATCTTGATCGTCATACCAGCCTTCGATTTCATCGAAATAGCCGTTCGAGTCCCATTCGTCCAGCAAGGTTGCGGGATAAGTCCATTCCAGGCTGTAGAACAGGTCCTGGCAGACCTCCTCGTTGCCCTTGCACAAGGCAAGCAGGGAGTTATGCGTGAAGCAGTTTTCATTTTGCGGAACCCGCCAGTCTTTGTGGCCTTCCGCCGCGTATTCGGGTACATAGCAGACTTCGTCCGGACGGTTGAGAAAGGCGTCCTCGTTTTTGTAGATGTTTCCCTCCCCGTTATATTCCAGTTCGTAGAATATGCCTTCCCGTGTTTCTATCTTTTTGCCGATTTCTATCATTTTCTTTTATTGTAAGGATAGTGGTGTCAGTAGTAAAAGGGGTGAAGTATTCACCTCCTTGTTATTGAAAAAGACCGCCGCAGCCGTAGCCGCGACGGTCGGTCATCATTATGGCGTGTGATGAACAGTTTATATTTCCGTTATTCGTCTTCGTAATACGGTACCCCGTGTCTTACTACTGTTTTCTCCATTTCTTCCCACCATATTTCGCTGTGGCGGTCATTCTCCAAATCGATGGATTCATTTTCACCCAGTCTCAGGCGGTCCCGGGTTTCCTGTTCCGTTTCCCGCACGATCTCCTCCATCTGCTCGTCCGTTACGTCGTAGGTATCAAAGGAAGCCGGCATGAACTCCAGTTCCTTGCGGGACAACTCGGACTTGCCATAGACGAAAATCTTGTCGTAGAAGGCTTGTTCCCTCGGCGGGCGTTCGGGTTCCGGATCAGGCAGCACGTCAAGGTAATCCGATTCGTACAAGTAGTTTTCGTCGCGTCCCTGCGTCTGGCGGTTGTTCTTGAACTCTTCCAGATCGCTTGCCTTCAAGTGAAATTCCTTCTTCTTACGGCGCAAATACTCCATCATGTTCGCGAACGATGAGAACAGGGCGACAAGTTCCATGGAAGAGCTGCTGTGCCAGGCATCGCTCCGATAAAGCATATAGACCTGCGGGTGATTCCGTCCCGTCTTTTCCTTGTGCTCGTTAAATTCATACAGGGCGTTGTCGAAACTTCCGAACGCCAACCGGATTTTATCTTCGACGGGAACAGACGAGCTATGCTCTTTGAAACGACTCTCAATATATTCGACGAATTCGGTGTCTTCCAGTGCCCGTTTCACCGTCTCATCATCAGAAGAGAGCGCGATGTCGGCGCCGATGAAATCCTCGGCCGATAGCACGTGTTTCTCCTCGTTGTACTCGTCCTCCGCCCGGCTGACGGCCAGTCCGGGCGTTTCCGCCTCGACTTCCACAACCCTGCGCAGGGTCTCTTCGATGGCTATCTGATATTTATTCATGCCGCTTTCTCCTTTCCCGCCACCCGTGACGATCGGATCTCGTTTCTCAGTTCGGACAGAGAGTGCTTCATCTTGACCCCCGTTTCCAGTTGTGCGGTATAAAACACCCTCTCTTCCAGCAGTTCATTGGCGTAGATGGCCACTCCGTCCTCTTCACCGACCTTCTCCACTGTATAATATCCGTTAAACTGGTACGGTTTGAATTCTTTCGGCACGGACGGCTTGACAAATGAAGCATCGTTGTCGGCTATCAGTTTTTCCAGCCACGTGGTATGGAATGTGCCGATGGGACATTCAAACAACGTTACCGGTCGGAATGCCTGGGGAATACGACGGGTCACGACAAGCACCTGGTAGGTGTTGTATCGGATACCCAGTTCACTGCGGATACCGATATAGGTGTTCCCGAGCTTGCAATAGGTGTTGTTCTCGCGGAATTCCCGCAGGTGGGAGAAGGATACCTCGCCTCCGAAAAATGCCTCTTCCAGTCCCGTTTCGTTCCGGAATTCGGCAATGAAACGCTGTGGGATATATTCACGGTAATATTCGTTTTTCCGGTACAGCCGTTGTGCCTGTTCCAGTGATATCAGTTCCGGTCTCACTTCGGAGAGATGATGTCCGCCGTATTCAAGGACCTTGTACACGATTTCCCTTGTTTGCATCTGCTTGGGCATCTGGGCGAACCAACGGAAAGAGGTGCCGTGCGCCATACAGTATTCCACAAACTCCGGTGTCCACACGGATTCCGGGAATTCGGGCGTCTCGATATTCTTGCGCACATAGGTTTTACAGACCTCTTCGGTAAGGAGGTGTTTGAAATCCTTACCGAGACGGATGTTGTCTCTTTCGTCGGCTTCCAAGGCTTTGATAAGCCTTGCCGAAGTCTGAAAGGTCCCCGGCAGATATTTGAAGGCTCGGGGCTCCTTGCTGACAATCAGGTTCGCCATTTTGTCATCGATTAACCGGAAGATGGTCTCTTTGTGTTTTTCCATAATCCCGTTGCGGTCATACTGGCTTTGGCAGATGGAGAGTTTGTCGTGGCTTATGGCCTCCGTGATCGTGTCGTAATCGTAGTGGGACGACGGCACGAATTTGAAATCCGTTCCAGCCATCCTCATGTAGTATTCCTTGTGTTTGTAGCGGTTGGGGACCACCGCATCCATGTCCTCGGCCTTCAGCCCGACAGAAAACAGATCCAGATAGAACCGCCGGTTTAGTATGGCGATGGGGACGAAACTCAGGAGGATTTGTACCCGTTTGATGTCGTAGGCGGTTTGGGATCCTCCGTACCTGCCGGACCGATAACTGTCGTAGGTACGGGTGTAAACGGAAGATATGCCTTTACGGACCAGTTCGGCGTTCCAGAGCGATGGCCTAAACAGGTGGAGGTATTTCAGCCCCGCGTCTTTCCGTTCCAGCATTTTTTCCAGCATTGCGAGTGAGCGGAGGTTTTCCGGAACATGGAGGATGTTGTCGGTGTCTTTTTTGACAGCGAACTCGCAAAGCTGTCCGCTGCGTAATGGCTCCGGAATGTTGGAAAGCCGGAATGAATCCCAACAGTAACTTTTTTCGTTGCGGTTGATGATGGACATGACGGCTTCTTCTGTCAGATATCGGTGCGGAAGGCAGTCCAGCAGTTTGAGATTACCCTCTTCAATAGCCGCCTGAGCAATTTCCGGCGTCACCAGATGTTCAGGAAGATTAGCTACGGCTGTATAGATTTCTTTTCCCATGTTTTATAAACTGTTTAACGGATGATTGATGGTTGTGACAAGCCGCTTGTCGCGGAATATGAAATACGGCTCGTTGTCTTCTTTTGCTTTGGAGACAAGTGTGCCCCAGTTTGAGATTTCCCCTTCGGGGATTGTGCGCAGTTGTCCGTCTGCGGTCATGCGGGTTATCTCCAAACCGGACATGCAGCCGGTTTTGGGGTTGTCCAAAGATTCCGGCAGGGATACGGAAAGTGTCCCTGCCTTGAAATGGAGCCATTGTCCCTCTTTGAACAGGAATCCTTCTGTTTCGAGTTTCAGCAGTTCCTCTTCTGAATCGGCATATCTCGGCTGGTGTTTGCCTTTCTTTTCCTTGTCGTCACGAATCCTTGCACGGCAATACACCTTGTCGTAATAGTCTTTGGGCCTGCCGAGAGGAGCCGGCCTGAGCGTGACCAGATTACCCAGGTCAATCAGTGCGGAGACTCTGGACTCTTTCGGGTAGAAGTTTTTCAGAATGTGCGGCAGGTCATAATTGTAGAATCTCGGTACGGAGATATACCTGATGACACCGTCCGGCTGTTGTTGTGCGATGATAACCATATCGATAATTTTTAGTTTAACTTACTTTTTGTGTGCCCCAGCTGATGTGGAAATTGCCTTTCTCGTCTTTCTCGCGTCTGAAGAGGGTTTCTATGATGTCGGGAGAGATATCGAACTCCTCGAAGATGTCCGATTCCTCCGTTATCTTCCCGTTTTTGACGAACTCGTTCAACCGTTCCTTGGCGAGCACCAGAGCCATCAGGTTCTGTTCGATGGAATCCTCGTAGGTGATGTAATAGACATGGCGCATACCTTCCGAGTCCAGACGGATGAAGCGGAAGTAGAATTGCTCCATTCGCGGGATGTTCCAGAGCAGGGATTCGATAATGATGTCTTCGCAACTGGGAACATTGACCGAGCTCCTCAGGCTTTGTTGCGTGCAGACCAGAATACCGTCCATCGTCTTCTCGAACTTGTCGAGCAGGCGCTGTCGTGTCTTGAAGCCCACATTTCCGCGTATGACAAATAGTGGTCTTTGCGGGAAATGCTCCTTGAGAAATTCCTGATACATGGCCACCGCATCGAGCGACGTGCAGCCGATGGCGACCTTGCCGCGCAGTTCATAACGCAGCTTGCGTCCGATCAGCTTGGCCTTTTCCGGATAGGAGTCGCCGTGGTAACCGCTCATCTTGTGCGGTACCGAACAGGCTTTGATCAGTAGCTGTATCTGGCGCGCAATTTTGAGATGGGATTCTTTTCTCTTGTCCGTCATCGGGTTGAAATAAAGGTAGAGGATTTCATGGAATTTCTCCATGATGGTACGGTATACCGCCCGTTCGCCTTCTTTGGGAGCTACAGTATAGTTGATGATTTCGTACTTATCTCCGGCGAACTCCTTGAATTTCCGTGTAATGATGGTTTTGTCTATGAGTTCGGAAAGGTGGGTCTGGTTGTATATGTCCTGGTTATGTTTCTCCACCCCGAATACGGTGACCTTGCCCGGGCAGAAGCTGGCGCGGAACAGCTTTGCTCCGCCACGTGCAGGGAACGGACGGAGACAATGCTCGTTGTATTTCTCCGAAATGTTCCGTTCCTTGTCCTCGAAATACACCCGCGAGGCGTAACAGATCATGTTTACGGAATTGTTGTACATCAATTCAAGCTGCGAGTAGAGTTCCACTATCGAGTTGCGCGTTGTCGTTCCGGTGGCCAGCAGTTTGAATTCGGCCCTGCGGAACAGTTCCATTGTCAGACGGGTCCGCAGGGCGTAAGGGTTGGTTATTTCGTCCGATTCGTCGAATATCAGGCATATCTTGTTGGAGCGACGCTTCATGAACGTTTTGAAAGCGGATTTCAAATCACCCAGCATCGTCAGCGACACGAGCACGAACATACCGGGCCCGACGGCCTTCAGATGTTCGGGACGGCTGACAGTGACGAACGGTTCGCCGTGGCGTTGCAGGAACGCCTCCCATGTCATGTGTATGGCGATGGACGGTGCCAGAACCACGGTGTTTTTTGTCTGCGTCGCACGAAACTTGGCGTAGTGGTATGCTACGGCGGTTTTACCGGAGCCTTGCTGCCAGTTGAGAAGCGCGTAGCGTTTTTGAAAGACCAGTCCCATGTCGTGTTGTTGCAGTGCAGTGAATTGGCACGTCTGCATCTCCTTGTTCAGGAAGCTCAGGGAAGCGATTCGCTCGTCCAGCGCTGTATCTCGCTGCATAGCGGTAAATTTTACCGACTGGAGTTCGTAAGCCCTGCGTTTCTTGGCGATGAAGCGTTCAGCCACTTCGTATTGTTCCCGCTGTCGCGGGCTCATTTCCGGGAGTGCCGGAAGCGCTTTCTCTCCGATGAGGATGTCGTTCAGGGAAGAGTAGGTGTGTTCCACCCTGTCCAGCAAGTGTGGGGCGTATCCTTTCAGCTTGAACCCGTACGAGGTCTTTACCAATGCCACTTCTTTACGTGGGATGATGTTTTGGTTGCGGATGTAGCGCCGCAGGACGCCCAGTACTTTTTTGCAGGTCAGTTTGCGGCGTTCCCACGCTTTGTGCTCTTCCACCGTGCAGTTCTCAGGCGGACGCTGGTTGCGGAACCTGGAAACCAGTGCAACGGACTTGTCGTAATGTTTTTGGAGAGCCTTGTGTGTTTTAATCTCGTACAGGTATTTTTTCAGCCGATACTCGAACTCGCGGTTTTCCGACATCGTTTCTTCCGAGATTTCCTGATGTAGCAGAAGCTTAATCTCTTCCCGGATACCTCTGCCTTTCGCGATCCGTTCTTTGAGTTGCTCCGCCGTGCAGAACTCCTCCGCATGGTAAGGTTGCATCTCGATGTGTTTGGATGCTCGCAAAAATGCCATGATTTTGGTCTCGAACTTCGCTACGCCCACCCGCTTGAAGGCATCGGACGGGAGTTTTGTCTGTCCGATGAAGGAGAAATCCCGGTTTATGGCGTTGATTCTCGTTTTGTCCCAGAATTCATCTTTCAGGAACGTGGCGGGAACAATCATTAACAGCAGGCCGGCGGGATTCAGCATCCAGTAGGCTTTGTTGCAGTAGTAGAATTGTGAAGGAGTGCCGTCGAAATCGAGGTTGAACGGCGGATTGCCGATCAGGATGTCGAAGCGTTCCTCCATTTCATAGGTACGGATGTCCGCGACATTGATGTGGGCCTTTGGGTAGAGGAATCGGGCGACTTTGACCGCATCCGGATCTATGTCGAAACCGTAGGCGTTATACGGATTAGGCAGGAAATTGAAAAAGTTTCCCATGCCGCAACACATATCCAGAATCATGTCGGTGGGTTGCGGGCAAGCAGCATCGACCATCGTCCGGCAAATCTCGTGCGGCGTGAAGAACTGGCCCATTTCCTGTTCCCGCTTGGCTTCAGCGTACTCGGAATAGGAGGCGAAGTCTCCCTGCTTCAGTGTATGAAGTCCACCATGACCGGTATAGGAGTTGTACACGGTTTCGGCGCTGAACTCGGAAGAGCCGGAATCAATGGCCGCCAGAATCTTTTTATTAGTCGCTCGTCTGGCGGTTTGCGACATTTTCTGTGGATGAATCTGGTACATACTGAAATCATCTATGAGTTGTATGCCAACAGCGATTCACGGATTCCCGAGGACAAGTCGGAAAAGTTCGTGCCCTGTATCTCTTCGTATTGTATCCCGAGAAAATCTGTAAAAGCGTCACACTGGGCTTCGATCTGGCGTTCCAGGCATTCTTTCGTTTCCATATCCGTCGCTTTTCTGTACGCTTTTAACAGGTCTTCAATAGTTTCATCGAAATCCCCGAAGTCGTAGTTGGCGGTACGCATCTCGGAGAGCAGTTCGATGGTCTTTCCGTTGGGAAGCGTGTAGTTCAGACATCTTGTCTTTGCATTTCCCTTTTCGAGTGCCTTTATCGCTTTGAGTTCTTTGACGGTTGCCGTACGGCAGAGCGGCAGATCTCCGGAAAGGGTGTGTTTGTATCCTTCGACAAGTTCCCCCTTAGCTACCATCTTATCGTAAACCTCCCTGACATAACGCCGTACCGGAGAGGTATTCGAATAAGCGGAATACCTACAGAATGTTTTGATGCGCAGCTTTTCGACAAGTAGTTCCAACAATTCCTCCCGGTTCTTGTACAAGTTGCGGCGTTTGGTCCGGAATGCGTCGCGGAAGACGCCTTCGATGGTCATGTCGTGTGTCTCGTGGTAATACGCCAGTTCTTCCTCTTCGGTCAGGTCGAGGATTTCACCGTACGTGTCGGTGCGGAGGTATTGAAAGGTCGTTCCTTGCGCCAGAATCTTCTCGATACGTTCGATAAGTTCTTTCCTTACGGGCCCGGAAAGGTCTTGCGGGTGGCAGTAGAGTCGTGTTTTATCCATCACGACATCCGGACAACCGTTCTTGCGTTCCTCGATTGTGAATCCGTTCTGTGAGAAGAGGCTTTTGATCTCGGCAAAGAATGCCTCTGTCTTTTCCTTTGACATTCCATATCCCCATTCGTAACCTGATTCGATGCGGAAGTAGGTGTCGATATATACTGGTTTATCCATTTGCTGTTTGATTTAGACGTGTCTTGATATTAAAGCATAGCCCGGAATCATCCGTTCGGGTTCCGGGCTACGTTGGAAATGTTGTCATAGACGTATGGAGTCGAACACCTTGTCGATGTCCTCCTGCGCCAGTCCGATGTAACGGCGCGTGGTTTCCAGGCTGGAGTGCCGGAAAATCTGGTTGAGCAGGATCAACCCTTCGGCCGTACGTCCCGACAACTCGTAAACGTATCTTCCGAAGGTCTTGCGGAAGGTATGCGTGGAGAATGCACGGATAGAAATCTTGTACCTGACACGGAACACTTTTAGCAAGCGGTTGATATGTTCCAGGGAATATGGGCTGCCGGTTCGCGGGTTCTGAAAAATATAACCGTCCACATCCGGACAACCTTGCGACTCGTATAAATGCCGTGTCTTCTCCTGTACCTCATTGTTGAATTTTACCAACCGGTTCTTTTTCGTCTTCCGTTCGATTCGTACCAGTTCCCGTCGGTTCAGCACATCCCGCCATCGCAACATCCGCACGTCCGAAGCGCGGAATGCCGTGCAGAACGACAGCCAACAATACGTTTCCCACAAGTACTCTTTATCTTTTTCCAACCCGTCGAGCAATTGGCGGAAAGTGTCTATGGGAAGGTAGTCGGCTGTCGTCAGCTGTCCTTTGATACGGGTCATGGTCATCAGGCGTTAGGCAGGCTTTCCGCGAGCATCATCTCGGCCAGCGCCCCGTTCTGGGGAATCATTGCCGGCAGGTCGGTCTTGCCCGGTTTGTAAAGTTCGGTCGCGCAGTTGTACACGTCCCACGCCGTGAGTGTCTGTTTTTCCTGCGAGAGTTTGAGCAGGTCTTCGGTGAAGATGGAAATCTGCGACTGGTTCAACGGGTAGGTTTCCACCGTCGAGGAGAGACGTTTGTCGGAGCTGTCATGCGAAACCCGCAACGCCGTGAGCAGGCCGATGTAGGCGTACATCTCCACAGGTGTGATTGTCTTTTCTTTCAGGCGACGGATACGTTCCCTGTCCTCGTTCATCTGTTCCTCGAAGTTCGAGAGCCACCCGTCCACGCGGTCGAAAAGTTCCTCGGTGGAGACCTTCTCCTTCCCGTAGTTCGACACGCTGCGCTCGGGAGAAAGGATGCACTGGTTGTGGCATACGAGTACACAGGGGCCTATCGCGGCCTGGATGCCGTCCTGATGGAACGCCACGACCAGCGTGGTGGTCAGCTCGTCCGTCTCCCAGTTCTTGATACGGATGGTCGCGTATACCCGGCGCAGGACATGCGCCTCGACGGCGTTCTCGCCGTATTTCTCCTCCACCTGCGGCAGGACGACCACGCCCGGCTGGGCCTTGTTCTTGTTCTGGGCGGCGAAGATTTCCTCCACCTCGTAGTTCAGGTTGTACTTTTTGCAGATGTCCGTCATGCGCTCGATCACCTCGTAGTGGTAGATGCCCTTGACGGGGTTGCCGTAAATGTCATTTTCCTTGTGCGTACGGCGGAGCGTGTCGAGGGTCATCACCTCGACGTTGTTGTTCTGGAAGTCGAACTGCACGGGGGCAGCCATGGTTGCTAATGTTGTTGCCATAATGATTGATATTAAAAGTTATACAATAAGAAAGGCGGTGAACGGTTGTTCATCGCCTTTTCAGGATTCATTCTGTGGGTTCGGGCAGATAGCGCCCGCATATCAGATCCGTGATACTCGGATAGAAGGGATTGCCATATGTGCCGTACGGGCCGAAACGAGCCAGATAGTTGAAATAGAAATCTACCGGACGGCGACTGTTGGTCTGTATTTGGGTTTTCTGTAGGCGGTAGGCATATTCCCGTGAGGTTTCCACTTTGACCTTGCGTCCGTTGAAATAGTAGTTCCCCTCTTCGTCTGAAGAGAACAGCACCTCTTCCTTTGCCGGACGCTCGCCGGCGACTACCCGGAAGAGCTCCCCGAGGGAGCGACAGTCCTGATATTCTATCGGGATCGCGTCGCCCTCTTTCAGTTTCCTGTCGAGCTTGTCGAGCAGCGCCTTGATGGCGGGCGTGTAGATGTTCTCCGATTGGAAACACCCCGTGCCGCGCCAGTGTTTCTCAAAAAGCTTGCTGATTTCAAGGAGCAGGGAGAGGGTCTCGCGGGCGGTTTGTGGCTTGTCTGTCAGGTATGGAATATGTTCAGTTGCCAGTATGAAGAGCGACAGATAATCTTCCGGTTGCAGTTCACTCTTTTGATGCAGGTTGTAGTGCCGTTCGAGAAGCCCGTCAATGCCAGTCTCCTGTAAGTTCTCGTCCGCCCATGCCAGACAGCCCTCTTTCTTGCAGGCGGGACATTTATCCGCTCCATACGGCAAGAGCATCACTTTGCCGCAATCGGAGCAAGTGACGAAATCGCCACGTTCCGTATAAACATTTACCGTTTCCATCCTCAATCCTCCACGTAAGGCCATTCGAGATGGCAGTCATTACAAATCGCCACGCCCTCGTCGTCCAGAATATCTATGTCGGTACTCCCGCATTCAGGGCATACCAATGTTTCTCTTTCCTTCATTGTCGGTATTTTTAGGTTTTACATTTACTTAATCAGTGATAGCGGAACCCAATAGGCCGAAGAACCGAATTCTTGCAATGCATCTTCATCCTGAATGAGTTCGCAACCTTTTGTATCCATGTATTTCTGGGAATCCGGCCAACAGACGGCCCGATAGCACTTGTCTCGGGAGGGGGATTTACCGTTGTGGCGGATATACTCTTCTTCGGACACGTAAAGCGCCCCGTTGTCCTCGCTGTTCCACGACAGGTAACCGGTTTTCTCAAAAGACGAGGTATCTTCGGGAAATTCGACCAGCACGTATATTTTGTCGTCCCATGTTTGGGTACATGCGTCGCAATGGAACTGGTTTTCATGGATGTCGTATCTGATGTTTTCCGATTCACACTTGGGGCAGACGGGGTTCTTTTTCTTCGGAAAACCCAGTATCTCGGCGATGATTTCCATGCTTTCCCAAAACAATTGCTCGCAATAATCATTGGCCATCTTGTCGGCCAGTTCCTTCATGTCATCATCGGAAATCCTCTCCATGTCGAACCCTGCACCCTGCAGGTCGTCCCGATGTACGGATGTGATCGGGAAATATCCTTCGGAGAGCCGTTGCTTCAATTGTTGTTCCTCCTCTGTGGGATTTGCTTTGGCATCGAAGTATGCCTTTATGTCGTCAAGAAGTGTTTGAATCATATTTTTACGGTTTTATAAGTTTGATATTTTTTCTTCGTAAAATCTGTCGATGATAAGGAAATAATCTTCCTCGTGCCAGTCAGTGCCGGCGTATTTTGTCTCGAATTCACCGGCCCACGCAATGATGTCCGATACCACGGTGCGGGAGTCTCTGTCTTTCCAAAGATTGTCCGCCCCGGCGTTGTAGGCAAGGTCCACGAGTGTTTCCAGCAATTTCCGGTTGCCGTTGCACTCCTTGCCAAGAGACGAGAGCCACAACTGCACGTCCACGGCATCCTCCTCGACGGTATCGTTGTGCAGGCATGAGCATTGCCCCTGACCGTCATGGCAGACCAATACCGGATGTCCGGTAGCCGGGCAGATGCGCACCAGTACCTCGTTAGGGGCAAGCAGCTCCACGTCCCTGTCCTTGCGCGTATTCGACAAGGCAAGTTTTATTCTGCCGAGCATTTCTTGTTCTTCTGCCGTTCCGGATGTTTTCGATTCCAGTTGTCGGCGGATGTCATTCAGTAAATTGTATATCATGTTGTAACGTTTATTTTTGTTGATGATCGGTTTTACTTCGTTCGTATATCGGGCATCGTGTCCGGTATCTGCATTGACCTCTGGCGGCATTGAGGTGTTCCCCGTGCCATTTATCCCAGTCCGTTACGCCGTCTTCCGTGAGGAATACAATCAGTTTCATGCAGCAGAACCCCCGTTCCCGGCGGTTCGTGTCATGGAGGTTGGCCAGCCCGTTGTCCTTGAATCTCATTTCAAGGTCACTTTTGGGTGGATTTGCCGCCTCATAAGAAGCAATACCGCCTCGATACCGCGAATACTCTCCTCGTTCTCCTTCAGTTTGTAATAATAGGCGTTCGCCTCGTTGTAGTCCTCCTGCGCCTTGCGCAATCTGGGCTCCTTAACGTCACAGACCTGCTCGTACGACAGGTCATACCCGATGAAGTCGTCCATGAAGTAGGACATGGCGGGACCGTCTTTGCTGTAGCGGGTCTCCACCACGGCGTTGCTGATGTCATCGCACCGCCTGCCGAGCGTACGGAGAATGTCGCTGATGTGGCGGTCGCGGAACTCGTAGGCGAAGAAACGGACATAACCTTCGTGTTCCCTGCGTTTTGTCTTTCCGGCGTAATATTCATACCATCGGGCATCGCACTTTGTATGTCTTTGGGTGACTCTATAGATGGCGTATTCCTCACCGATCCACGTGAAACGCGAGAGCACCTCACTTGTCTCCTCCTCGTAGTAGCAATCGCTCCAGTTCAGAGCCTCAGTCTGGTTCAGCGGGAGGAATGATTGCTTGGTAATCCATTCCCTGAAGCCACAGCGTGTGACGTGAGGAAGTCCGTTCACGAGCTTGCTCCATGCGTCGTTGCAGGCTTCGTCCAGTGAAGGAAAACTTTCGGGGAAGCGTTCCCTGTCTATACCGTCCCGAAGCACCTCGTTCCACGCTTTATCGCAGATGACAAGCGTGATGTCTTCCTTTACGTGGCAGTCGCGCTCGCAATAGCCGTAAGGGGCATCGCAGAGCGTGTACCACTCCTTCGGCCCGAAACCGTCATCACGTCCCAGATAGCGGGCTGGCTTGCCGTCCTCGACCTGCACTTCCCACACTTCCGTGCAGTTGCCTCTGTCGATATGGTGCAGGCGGACTTTGATTTCCTTGTTATTCCGTTTTTCTTCCATGTCATCCGTTTTTATGCCGCCTTGTTCAGGCCGTCGATGATGTGCCGGCATTCGGCCTCCATCTCTTTCAGGCATTCCGTGCCGTAGAAGCCCCAGCAACTTTCGAGTTCGTTGCCGTTGTCTCCTTCCGGCGTGATGCGGTACCCGAAGACTTCCCCGGTGTAATAGTTGTCAAGGGTTTCGATTTCGCTTTGCAGGTATTTCTCAATCTGTTTCCTGCGCTTGGCCGTGATGTGTTTCCAGCCGTATTCTTCGCGTACCTTGCCCAACGATACCGCGATGATGCCGAAAAAGCCGGAATCCCACGGACAACTGAACGGCGAGGTGGAAATGGTGATGCCGCTATGGTCGTAGAGATAGACCGGCAGGGCGACGTATCCTTTCAGGAAGGATCTCCGGAAATGTCCGATACGGCCATCGAAAACCTTGTCGATATCGAAGTGGTCATCGAATTCCTTCTCCGGGCAGTAACGGCGATGCGCCGTATACAGCGTGCCGAGATTATCATACGCCTCACGCGGGCTTTGGGTATCATCATCGTAGTAAATGCCGATGTGATATCCGTTATATTCAATTTGGTCATATAGGTTCATTCGCTTGGATGTTATGTTCTGTTACAAAGTCTTACAAATTCTTCTGTCAGCTCGGCCCGTTCGAACTCGTCGCAGTTCAGGTCGAAGAATATGCCCGAGGCGGCAAGTATGTCGCGGGCTTCCTCGTGGGTGATGTCGTTCCTGTGACGGTATTTGTCCACCATGTCCCGATGCTCGGACTCCGCCCTCTCGTGTAGTTCTTTCTTGTACCGGCTGTACCACGTGGGGAATTTTTCCTTTGGAATCATGTGTTCCATCTGCAGGTCACGGTATCTGCCCGGTGCCAGCAGGATATGCCTGTCGATGTAGGCTTTCGCCTCCTCCATGACGCCCTCCTTGGTGAAAGGCCGGTGGGAACGTGCCGTGAAATATATCCAACCCTCGTGCAGGGGGTGCTCGATTGCGATTTGTACGCCATGTTCCCTGACATGTACCACGACATAGACGGTAGAGTGCGGGAACATCTCGTCCTTCAGGCTCGCTTCCCGGCAGTCCCGGGTATCAAGATGGATATAGTAGTCCTGCCTCACGCCTCCGAGAAACCTTTCAAGCTGCCGCATCGACTGGCAATAGATAAAGGTTCCCAGGCGGCACTGGCCGCCCCGAAGGTTCCCGTAATAATATTGCCTTGTCCCGCGGTCGGTAATATGGAGCTCGTCCGGAGCCTGAAAATAAGTCCGGTAGGTATCGTCCGTGCGGCAGAAGTCGTAGATTTCCTGAAAGGTTCTTGTTTTCATATCCGTACTTCTTATTTTTTTATTGTTGCTGTTCACCGTCCGGAAGTGGAAATTCCCCCGTGCGGTAAAATATCTCTCCGAGACGGTCTGCCTGTTTCGCCAGACCTCTCTCCTGAACTGCAGCCACGGCCTGACGTGCCGCTCTTTCGTACATGCCCAGCAGCACCGGTTCGGGCAGGCGTTTCGTTAGCCATACTTCCTGTGCCGTGGCAAGCATTTCCACCTCACAGCCCAAGTGGTGCGCTGTAAGGATGATGACGGCATAGCCGATAAAATTCGGTATGCGTTCTTCCTGCTTTTCGTTTTCCATGTTCAATCCGGCTCAAACTCGTCTTCGTAGACTTCAATCTCTTTTCCGCTCTCGCAGATTCGTACCAGCCACGTGTACTGGAGCCGTTCCACCAGCTCTATGCGGCGGTATCCCTTGTATGGGACTTTCAGTGTGGCGATGTCTCCGGGTTGCATGTCAGGACACGATTTCGAATTGGACATGGAAATGGAACTCGCTCATCAGCTGAGTGATGTTCGGCACTGATTTCGGGTCTTCGCCGTAAGGATAGAAGATTGTGAACTGACGGGTCAGGCACCGGATACCTTGTTTGCGCAATCGGTGCAGCAGGTACGCCCTGCGTCGTAGTTGTTTTTTGCTCATTGTATAAAAGGTTATGTCATTATAAATAGAATAGAGGTGTGATTGCCTTCACGGGGTATTTCTCTATCGTTTGTGATGTAGCCACTTCGGGAAAGAAGCTCATCTCGCGTTAGCGGAGATGAGCTTCATGTTTCGAGGTGAGTGCTGATTTCTCAGGCCCCTCACACCTGTCGCCTGCCAAGCGTTGGAAAGAAACACTATTCTTCGTTTTTTGACTGGTGTTGTTGGTTGTAATAAATAATGATGCGACTACCGATGCGGGGCATGGCTTTATCCGTTCGATGTATGGTCTTCCGGAAGGAGCCGGAGACTGGCGGGTAACCAAAGTCTCCGGCTTCTATCAAGGAAGACGAGCTGAATGTCTCGGTCCGTCGCATCGAGCCTGCCAGACGGCAACTAATTACTTCTTACGCCATTCGGCCATCTTTTTCCGGATGTCGATATTGTTGTCCGCCAGCATTTTTTTCAGTGCGGCCAGCAAACGCCAGCCGTCCCCGTCCTTGTATGCTTCGGCCTTGGCCGTAAGGTACGCGAGGGACTGGTATTTGTCCAGATACCTGTTGTTGTCATCGACCGCCGTACAACCATGGAAGCGGATAAGGTTCTGCATGGTGAAATACGCCCCGGCACCCTTGTAGGCATTGACCCATGCCTTGCATTGAGGAATGTCGTGAGGCATCTTGATGCGTACCCAGTTGAACCCGATGGTGGCCTGGTATAGTTGGACAGCATTCTTTGCCCGCTTGATTTCGGATAATGACTTTTGCAGCGGATGGTAAATCTTGGCGTCCAGGTCGGACACGAAAATGTTATGGCTGCCGATACGTTTGTAGGGAATGCCCTTGCATTTTCTGGCTTTCAAGGAATCGATATGTTCTTTAAGCCGCTTCACGTAGTCCTCGGCCATCTGCGTTACCACCTTGACATTGAACCAGCGGTTGCGGTCGATAAAGTTCTCCACGTCCCGTCCCTCCATCTTCATCTGGGCGTGCAGCTCTTTCAGGAGCATCTTCCACTGGTACTCGTAGCCTAGACGATGGATCATCTCCGTTACGCCTATCGGCTCGCCGAAGCGGTGGTCTGCGCTGGCCATCATACGGAACATTTGTGCCATGACCCAACGACGGAACAGGCGGCGGTTAGGGATGTCGCCCTGTCCGATAATCGCCTTGAAAATCGGGTCGTCGTCATCCAGGATGGCAAGCCGGCCACCCTTGTTGGAGGCGACATATTCGCCGCCGTTGGCGCCCTGCATGGCGAAAAGGTTGCTCACGTCCACGCCGACGGCACGGAGCGCCTCGATGCGTTTCTGCGCTGTTTTGGGCAGGTTTCCCGTTTGAGGTGGCGTGTCCTGTCCGGTGACCGCCGGATATACGATGCCTAACCCTGAATCTTTCCCGATAATCGTTGCCATCACTGTTTCCTGTTTCTCCGGGATGGCGAACTCCGTCCCACATCGGGGACATAAAACTTTTGTCTTTTTCTTCATACGATTTTTATTTGTTGCTTGTTGTCTTGAGGTTCCACCCATTCCCTGAGTATCACCAGATCCTTATCATTTTTGCTCTGCCAGAACCAATTGCCCATCGTTTCGGCGTTCCATTCCAGACCGAGAATGATATTGCCGAGAAGGTACAGTTCCAATGCGATTTGAGCCACGTCACGGGGCTCGCCGTACAGCATGTCGTCGTCATCAAGGTCTTTCTCCGGCAGAGCCCTGAAATACTGGCGCGACTTGCTCTCGCTGCGTTCCGAAGGCACGGAGTGTTTGTAACGGCGGTACAGTTCCTCCATGTTCGCAAGGAACTCCTCCACGCTACAGGGCTTTATGCCCAATCCGCCTTCGAACTTGCCGTCCCGTATGATGTATTTCTCATCTATTTTCAGGCTGCGGTGCCGGTAATCCACCTTGAATCCGGCACCGTCCCTGACGGCAAGGAGAGCCTCCTGATAAATATTTTCCATACTACTTCTAATTTTTCGGTTAATGCACTCGAACCGTCGGCGCATGACTTTATCGTTCTGATAAATACAGTGGTTCAATGGTCCTGAACCAGGTAGTCGCCTGGTTCAGGAGCCATGTTGAAGACTGTATGTTAAATCCGGTTCCTCGTGCAGCATTCGGTTGCGCTGCCGTTTCCGGTCCCATCCGGGAGGGCACATGGCTTTACTTGTCCGATATGGGCAGCTCTTGCCGCTGGCCCGTGACTCCGCCGGCCGATAGGCTGGCGGAAGGAACTGGCCGCAGGTTATAGAGCTGCGCGGTTGAAATCCCGGCCTCGACCGGCCATACCCTGTGCCTGGTGGATGCATGATTCTCATAATGACGGCACATGGCTTTATGTCTTTGATGTCTCCCGTGGCGGAAGCCTAAGTGGCGGCGTCGTATGACGTTAGGGATACGACGCCGCGACGGAGGCTGATTGGACACGGGACGCTGAATGTCATTCCTTGAGCCACGCTCCTGTGCTGGAAAGAAAGTTCTCATAATACCGACACATGGCTTTATCTTTTCGATGTTGCCCGCGTGCGTGTCTTCTGCGGAGTCCGAAGGCGGTGGTCAGCCGCCTTCAGACTCGGAAAGAAGACGTTAGGCACGCGAGATACTCAAGTCTATTCCTCGAACTTTCCCGATGTGTTTCGTTTTCGTGACGGATGTCTGGCTGGTGACACATGACTTTACTTTCCCGATATTTACAGGTAGGAACCAGAACGGGATGGGATTCACCGGTTGATAGACCGGTGAATACTGAATGGTTCTGGTATGTCTACCTGTAACATTGAAACTCCGCCCTTCATCCATCGACCGTGTGTTCGGCCGTTTCTATAATGATTGCACCAGCGTGTTGTACGCGGCACGGCTTGTCCGCATCGCGTTCTGCATACAGCCGATGGTCAGGTATCCGGGTATGTTACAGCCGGTTTTGGCGCGGTTGGCCTTTACGTTTCGACCCTGACCCCGAATGATGCAGCCGTCGGGCTTGTCCCTTACGTATCCCAGTCCGCCGATTTTGCGTTTGCCGGTCTGCACTGCCCGGAGACAATCCATCACGAATTTGTTCAACTCGTCAAGGTCTTTCCGCACGTTGCATACGGGTAATATCTGGGTTGCCCAACTGAACTCACCGATGCCTTTGTACAGGTAACGGTTCACCGCGTTGACAGCTTTTGCCAGTGTCGTATCCGGTTTTCGGATGGTTCGTGCCTCGATTTCTCTTTGGAAAGTCTTGATGCGGGATGAAGAGAGCGAAACCATCTCTCCCTTGATGCTGAAGCCTAAGAACTTGAACCACTGTTCGGGTGTCAGGTACTCGACTTTCTTCGGGTTGAGTTTCATGGATTTCTCCTCCAACCGGCGTTGAAGCATTTCCATTGCCTTTTCATGATCCTTGCCGATAAACAGCATATCATCCGAATAACGGACATAGTAGCCGTCCATCTCGGACAGTTCCTCGTCAAGGTCGTACAACAACACGTCGGCCAGCCAGCTCGCCACGGCGCAGCCCTGTTTCAGGGACTGGTACTGCCGGCAGAGGTTGTTCTCCCCGTCAAAGTACAGGTCGCTATGGTAATATTTCCTGAGCACGTCAATCAGGGCGGAATGCCCGTGTCGCGCCTCTACCTTGTCAAAAGCCTCATCGATGAACTGAATCGGTACGCTGTCGAAATACTTGCTCAAATCGCCCTTCCAACCGATTGTCCCGACACGATGCATTGCGGTAATCTTTCGGCTTACCTCCTGCACAACTTTTCCACAACCGATGCCCGTTTGGTATGATTTGCACGCAGGATGCACCATCTCCGGCATAAGGTCGAAGAGCAGGTCGTTGGCAATACTGAGGATTACACGGTCTATCGGTTCATTGACATAGACGGTGCGGAACTCACCGTTGTCCTTGGGTATCTGTGCCGTATGTGGTGGGGATATTTCATATTGACCCTGCTTCATTGCCATGGCAATGGCAAGGCGTGTCTGTTCGCCGGCAAGGAGTATGAGTTGGTCTTTCCGAATATCCTTGCCTACACCTTTCTCAATGGCTTTCGTCCATCTGTTGATGTCGAAAAACATCTCTAAAATCTTGTCTGCCATAGTCTATTATGCTTGTGTCGGTTATTGCTCATCTGCCCAAATGCAGGAGTTGTAAGTACAACCCTCACTATCCGTGTATACTCCGGACACAACAGTTGCTTTTGAAAAATCTTCGCACTGCTCCCTGTACAGTCTGATAACGGTTTTTTCACCCAATGTCTTAACATGACGTCTCGCATATTGTCCGAACTCTCCGGTTTTCGGATTATAGAAATCATAATTAGCAGAGCCATAAATAAGACAGCTGTTAATCATACTTCTGCAATCAAGTTCTTCATATTGTCTACGTTGCGCTGCGGTCATGCCATTGAAATAGAATGGCAACTGTTTCTTCGCCGCTTCAATCTGTGTTCCTGTCATAATCTTAAATGTGCGGTAATGAATATTTATTTACTGTATCGATAAGAACCTTACACATTTCATATGAGGCTCTGTTTCGGTCATCAATACGTCCGCTATCAACTTTCGCCATATAGCAGATACAACTTTTTATCAACCGAAAAATGCTCTGCTGCAATGTCCGGTGCATATAAGGAATAGCCTCAGCGAAGCGGTCGGGGTTGAAAGAATAGTTATTTACCGCATGTTCCAGTTTCTTCGCAATCTTGTACTCGCAACTCTCTGACAATGGAATAGGCACATCGCCATATATTGCAATATCCAACTTCGTTTCGAAAACTTGGATTATGGTATCCAGCAGCGGCTTGATAAATTCGGGGTTCTTCTCCACCCCGTAACAGTGCCCGGGTGTGGTGAATGTGATTGTTGTTACGTTGCTCTCATCACGCAGTTTCTTGTAGGTCTCGATATGCTCTCGGAGCATCTTGATATTCTCTTTGTCCATAGTCTATCGTATTAGTTCGTTTTCACACAGGAGTACATCGCCTACGATGTAGTCGAAGGTGGAGAAGTGGCGATGGAAGATGTCATCTGCCACCTCGTTATATTCAAGGTCGAGCATCTTGCCCTCCTCGTTGAGTATCATTGACTGTTTGTCGTCGAGTTCGATAATCTCGACAAGTCCGCCTACAGCAGCCTGCATCTCTTCGAGGGTAAAATACTCTCCGTTTGCAGGGACTGTGGTGTGGCGTGTTCCGTCTGTTTTGATGATTTCTGCCATACTATTTCTTGGGGTTATGTTCGTTGCACAATTCGATGAAGTATCTGCGCTCGGCAAGGAGCCCGTCGTACTTTTCGGAGTTCTCCTCACGACGCATATCGGGGTTGCCTGCTGCAAAGTGTTCAACAAGCACGCAGCCACAGGTGTGGGTAATCTTTATCGAGGTGCTCATCGCCTCAATCTTTGCACCCTCTTTGGGCACTGCATCACTCTCGATAATGCGTAGTTTCTCTATCATTTCCATAGTTGATGTCGTTTGATGCGGCGTAGTTGCCCTATGATATTAGTAAAGAGTTCTCGTGAGTAGATGCGGTAGTGAAAGGCTGCGGAGTATTCCAGAACATTGCCACTGAAATCGACATAACTTCTGTCATTGGCGAAACTGAACAGTCGTCCGTGCACCTCCAATGTGTAGTGGTTATCACGCAACCATTTGAAGAACTCGAAGATGTTGCTGATGTGGGAGTAGAAGGTCAGATAGCCGTAGCGGTTTCGACGCAACTCAAGCAGTCTATATGCCATTTCGCGGCGGTGTCGTTTGTCGTCCATATCACGACCGGTCTCGGAGCATAGGCTGTATATGAAACACTGTTTTCCGTCTCGCTCAAAGAAGTATGGCGTATAGGCAACTGTGGTGTTGTACCAACTGACATACTGCCTTACTGTATTACCCTTGATGAGTGCAGGACGGAATGATAATCGATTGGCAAACTCGCTAATCATAGCCTCGATAGAACTATCCGAGGCGGTCAATGGTCGCAGTGCCTTGAAGTATCGCCCCGCCAGCCGAAAGCAAAGGTCATACAGATTGCCGGAGTATGCCTCACCCACGAAGAACCAATTGCAGTGCTGTCGCTTTGGTGGCACACAGCCCAGCAGATCGTAGTAGCGTTCGGCGGTTATCTCATGGAATGGTTCCTGCATAACCCTTTCGTGCTGAGCAATCAGGTGCATAATCCTCTCAGGCGTGATGGAGATAAGATGAGGATTTCGCTCTCGTGCCCGCATCTCTTCGAGTGTTTCTCCTCCATAATCCGAGTGCATATCATCACGCATAGAGGTGATGACAACGCCATCAAAGTAGCGAGAATCTATGATGAAGCGCATACCCTTAAAGTGTTATGTTCAACACTCGGCAGGCAGCCCTCACGGCATTCGATGTGAGTTGTCGTTGCCACGCTTGGTTGCGAGGTGACCACTTGAAGGCCTCTCGCTTGAGCTTGGTTCGCATATCACTGTCAGGAACCGCGCCGAAGAGGAGTTGCAGTCGGTCTTCCTCGAAGTTGTAGACCACCTTGCCGCCGTTGAAGGGAATCTCACGATTTTCACGGCTTGCCCGTTCCTGCTGCTTTTCCCGTACCTTGCGGGCAAGTTCCGGGTATTTGAAGATCGAATGGCGTGCAGTGACGATGGGTTTCTTGATTTTGGCGTTCCATTCGCGCAGATAAGCGATGGCGCGGTCGATGATTTCCACGTTGCCATGATTGACATAGGTGGAGAGCCGCCCGGCGAGGTTGCTGACGAAAAGGGCCCGGCTATAGCCCCGTACCGTACCCGTGTCGATACCGTGAATGGTCGAGGCGGCATCGTCGATAAGGGCTTTGACCTTCCGCCACTCCTCCTCGAGACGCTGCTCCTCGGGCTTGGCCGCTTCGGCAGCCTTGCGAATCGCTTCGAGTGCGCGTTCTCGCCATTCCCGGAACGCCGTGACGCTCTTGGCGTGGCTGTTGCAGGCCTTTTCATTACGGGCGGTATTGAAGCGTGCGGGTCCCGTGATCATCGCGCTGGCACAGCGGCTGTTCGCGGCAATCATCGCCGAGAAATACCGTTTGTAGTTCTTCATGTAACGCTCTCTTTGGTCTTCAGGCATTGCCATCAGGTCCTCGTGCAGTTCCTTCTCGTGGGTGGCGATGTCCGTTTCACCGCGCTCTTCGGGCGAGAAGGAAGTAAGGTTGTAGGAGTCGCACGCTTGTTTGAAATACGCTTCCAGATAGCCCGGGTGCGCCACCTCCACGACTTCCCAGTCCTTAAAGTCCGCCGGGACGAGAATTTCTTCCTTGCCCGGTTCCCCGACAAGATGGGAGAAGTTGCAGTAGCCGTATCTCTTCCCTCTATAATGAAATGCCACCGGTTCGCTTCCCGGGGTATCCTTGCGCCGCACCGCCGTTACACGGTGGGCATTCTCTCGCGTTAAAATAATTGTTTCCATTTTTATCTGATTTGATTGTCAATATTCATTGTCATTTACTTGCTTCATAAGCCATAGCCTGAGCATAGCCGACTTCGATGCCGACCTGGTAGCCGCCGGCAATCGTTTCCTCAAGGAATTTGTCATCCTCAATCATTGCTTCCGAACCATCGCCATACAGTCGGTACAGGGCGAATGTGCCCGCTTCCCACTGGTCACGTATCTTGTCCGGTGGCACTATTAACCAGACAAACCCGTCATGGAGCACTTTCGTGCCTACCGACGAGTGACGGGAGAAACGTTCCTCCTTGATAGCCGTCGCTGCTATCCACACGATATACATGAGCGCGTCATGGCGGCTGCGTATGTCGGGCATGTCGCACAGGCTGCTTACGGCCTCTTTGAGCGTCTGGAAGGAATCCGCCAGGAACTGCTCCGCGACGTATGTCTTTTCCGCTATGGCGGCACAGGCGTCGTCCGCCCGTCCGCTTTCCGGCACCGCCTGTATGTCATCCTCTTCGAGAAAAATTTCACGGTGCAGGTAGTCCAGGTAATAATAAGTCCTCATTCCGTTTTCCCTTGCCAAGTGAATGTTATTTTCGTTTGTCCGTCATATCCGAACCGCGCTTTCAGTCCGAAGGCTTCGGCATCGCTCGATATGCAGCAGATGTCCCAAATCTCCAACTCTCCGGCGCAGGTTATGACGGTATTGCTTTCAGAGATTTGCGGAGACTTGTCTCTCAACGCGACACCGTTACAGATGCCGCGCAGGACCACGCCGCGCTGGTGAGTGGTAAGTTCTGTCTTTTCCATTGTCATATATTTTCGTTTCGTCCGGTCGATGGGTATGGTCTCGCGGTCGCAGCAGGCCATCGTGTGCCTATCCTTTCGCTTTGACACCGAACATGCTCGACATCGTGCTGGCGAGGGCATCCTCGAAGCCGCCGCTCACACCCCAATATTCCAGCAATTCATTGGCGATGGCCTGCATTTGCCCGTCGGTCGGCATGTCGCCGTCGTACCCATACTCTTCGAGCAGGATACGGCTGACGATGATACCTTTTGCCTCGTTGACCTTATGCTCCTTTTCCATAGCGTGTAATCAATACATCTTTACCCGTAGACCGAAATAGTAACCGCGACGCTCATGACGGGCGTCACTGACATGGAATCCCGCATTGGTGATCCTTACTTTCAGGGCGGAATGGGAGCTTTGGGGATAGATCAAATGGAACGGGTTATCGACAGAGGGGGCGTCTGCATCCTGTTCCGGACAGCATATAACGACAGCGTAGCCATAGGCTGCTATCTGGGCATTTATACCCTCAAAAAGTTTGTCTTTTTCCGTATTATTCATATTGTCTTTTTTTACTCGGTTAGATATGGCAGTCATAAAAAGATATCAGCGTGTTATCGGGCAGGGCATTGACCATCTTCCAAACCCTGTCGTTCCATTCCTCCTCGGAGCATTCGTTGGTCGAGACACCCCACCAGCCCATTTCTCCTCGTCCGTACCATTTGTAGTCGCATACCACCGCATAAGGTACGAACGCGCTAATGGCACGACGCTTGGCATACTCATCCTCGGTGCATTGAAAGTCTTCGATTTCAGGACCAATGAAGGGAACATCATACCCCGCGGCATCCCAAATCTTGATAGCTTCCTGCGCATGATATATTGTGCGCTTCTCCTCGATGGTAAGTCCGGCATATTTATCGTCATGCAACAGGGTGTCCCAGAAAATTAAGGGACGGGGAATCGTACCGCCACATTTCGCGGCAATATCCTTGTAACATTTGCGGCCCCGCTCTTCACCCTCGCGGCGTATCGCCTCGAAGTCGATATCTCCTTTCAAGGCCGCGTCCCAGCCCGTCTCGTTCTCGAATACACCCGGCTCCCCCTTGATACCGCTTGTCGCACCCTCTTTCAGGCGGATATAGGCACCGCTCCAACGACCGCCCAGCACGTACCAGTCCCATTTGGAATCCGGGTTGTAGGTTGAGAATTCGCACCAGATGCCGTATTCGTCCTTGCGCCATCTGTTACCGTTCCAGTCCTTGCCGTAACGCTTATAGCAGTTCTCGAAATTGCGGAACCGTGATTTATGTTCTCTTTTGTAGTACTCCAGCATCTGTTGCTTGTCTTCCTCCGAGACTTCGCCGGTGCAGTACTCTTCCACTTGCTCGTTCTCGTCGAACGGGGCTAATTGCCCTTCGGGGTCATCGCCGATGACCATTACTGTAAAATGACTCATAATCTGTATGTTTATGTTTCGGTTTATTCTTCCACTGTCTTGAACTCGTTGAAGTATATACAGTTCTCGGGGTGCTCCTTGTTGTAGGCTTTGGTGGCGGCACACAACTCCCCGTACGAGGAGACGCATACTCCCGTTATTCCGGTAACGTGTTCATAGACCTCCTCCCATGTCTCGAAATACTCGTCGCCGTCCTCCCTGTGATCGACCTTGATGCGTTCGGGGAAGTATTCACCGTCCCCGTCGTTGGTTTCGTAGATGGCCATGCCCGGTTCCTCACTCTGGAAATAGATGTTCAGCGACGGGTATTTGCTTTGCAGGAACTGCCGGACATCCTTCAACTCCGCCCACGCCGATTCCGTGTCAAAGCGCAAGGCTCCGTCGTCGCAGTCCTTGCGCAGGTTACTCCACCAGCCACGGCAGAACACTTTTTCCCAACTGCCGCCCAACAAGGTCACGAGGTTACCGAGCCAGGTCCTGCCAAAGGCATTCTTGACAAGCGACCCATCGCGTTCTTCCAGCGATTTCATCTTCTCGTATAGGTCGCACACTTCTTTTTTCTCTCCCGTCACGACGTAGGAGGTAAAAGCCCAATTCGGCATAATCGTATGTTCTTTTTGAAAGTGTAGGTGCTTTTGCGCCGTACGGTTGATATTAGTTGCTATTATTTCACATAAATCCGGCATCGGCGGTTGCACCGTCTCAAGCTGTCCGCCGAGAGCGGGTAGCTACGGTTCAGGTGGTCGGGAAAACCCTCGCGGAACATCAGCTCCGCCGTGGCGTACTCCTTGCACCATTTACGGCGACGCCTTGCATGGGCAGGTTTCAGCTCAGAAACACGCTTTTTCTGCACTTTCGGCACACGCCATTTTCCGCGGGCAAACACGGCCTCATACTCACGCTGCAACACCCCGTTGCGGTACACCGACACGCTGACAGCGGGCACTCTTCCGAGCTGTCCCGCTACGGCAAGGCTGTCAAGCGTGTCCGTGGCAGCCTTGAAACTGGCGAAGCACCCGTAACTGCGGGTACGTTTCGCGTTGAATACTTCTATCATATATCGTCCTGTTTATTTCTGGCAATCCGTTTCCCCGCTTCCTCTCACGGATAACAGCGGAAGCGCGGCAGGTTGTTCCGCTGAACGCCTGACCGCGCTTAACCGTGTTATGTACAAGGAGGGCACAACGCCTCACGGCGTGAAGAAGTAAGTTGGGAATTGAATTTTGAAAAGTGCGGGCATTCCGGGGTGCAGTCCCGGCATAGTGTATATCAATGCCCTGTCCGGTAATAATGCGCATGCGGCTTCCGGCTTTTTCGGCAGCCCCACGCGCATTACCGTTTACTCGTCGTCATCGCCATTGCCGATTCCCGCAGTGATATTGCAGATCTCCTGCAATGCCGACTCTATCTGCACCAAATCGTCAATGTCGAATTTTACGGCGTCGCTGTCTCGTTCCCACACTCTGCGGGCAATGAAAACAGCCTCATGCAATGACCGCTCGGATTCCTCGAGAGCGGTTCTCAGGTCGTCAGCGGTGTACTCCGTGTCCTGCTCGGGCACACCTCCGGCAGCATTTTCCGCCGGAATTTTCTCTTCACCTATCACGTTACGATACCCTTTCGCCAGAAACGGAAAGGGCGCATTTCCGGCATACAACGGATATGCGCCCTTTGTCGGCAGATACGAAATAGGCAGGCAAAGACCGATTTACGGCACTATGCCTGCCCGTGTCCGCCTGTTTCCGGCAGATTGTCTACTCCGTTCGTGGTATTATGCCGCCTCTTTTACCGTTTCGGTGGTTGTGGCGGTTGCCACGCCTTCAGCCTTGCCTGCGTTTTTCTTGGCAGGTTTTTCGGCTTTCTCGAGGCTTGCGAGGTTCGGGGCGAAATTCATGGCGTCGCGGATAGCCTTTGCCGCTGCGTGGATGGTCTTGGCAAAGTCGCGGTTCGACTTCTCGAGGTCTACTTTGGTCGGCACAAGTCCGATGCGTGCCCACACGCTGTCCGTCAGGTCGTAGTGCTTGATGCGGTTGTGCGACTTGTCGCAGATGATGATTTCCGCCGGAGTGGTGGCACGGAATTTCGACCGGATGCCGTCGGCATCGGCTCGGAGTTTCTTTTCCTCAGCGATTGTGTGCCACATGGTCGCGACCACGTTTTTAATCACACGGAAAATCTCGTTGTCCGTTTTGTCGGCAGGCTCGAAATCCTTGCCGAAAAAGTGCTGTGCGGTTTGTACCGTCACACCGTCGCGGTTGGTCGAGCTGTAAACCAGCATTACACCTGCAAACGCACTGAGATTTGCGTACTGTTCCTTGTTCAATTTAGAAGTTGCCATAATGATTTGAATTAAAGAATTACTGCGTAAAATCACGCATTGCGGGCACTCGGGGAATCGAACCCCGAACCCTGCACGATAGCGCAAAGTGTGGCATTCCTGCCACGTGCCCAAAAAATTGCCGTGCATTTCACCCTGCACGGCAAATTTTTCGTAACTTTGTCGCACCTTATAACGTACCCCATAGCAGGCTATCCAAATGAGCGTATTTTCGGCATATCGTGTATCGGCTTACTCACGTTTCATTCGTGTCGTGGCACTGCGCTGCTTTACTCCAATTTCGGCAAGACGCTTCTCTGACACGTCCCGGATCTTTCCCAATCCGGCAGCTAACTTTAAGGTGAGGCATTTAGGCGTTGCCGCCGAGCTGGGTATTGGGTATAGCATTGGCATATACATTTACCAGCGTCCTCTATGCGGATAGTTTTTACCGCTATCGTGCATTTTATTCCGAGCGCACAAGGGCGCAATTATGGCATTATTCTTACACGTCCTTTTTCCATACAACTCTCGCACTCCCAAAATTTAGCGTGCTTTGTGTATGCGGACTAAAAACACGTTTTTAGCCGTTCCAACTTGCTACATTGGTTTGTAGTCTTGCTCGGTGTGGTTATTTAACACCCTATTTAATCGCTCCAAAGCGAACAAGCGAATTTTTGATTTTCCAAGCCTCAAAAATAGGTTTCCCACAAAAAGGGCTTTTTGTTTCTCGCTCTCGGCGGACTGTTTTTTCTGTTTCTTAAATCTGTTTTTTAGTTATCTATTTTTTTGTTCGTTTTTCTCCGTACTTGTTTGCCGTTTGTTTGGCTTTCGAGTACATGACTATTATAAAACCGTTTTTCCAATCTCCAAAACTTTTTGCAAAAAAATTTTTTGAGGTTTCCCAAAATAGCCCTTTTGCGAATATGGAACGCCCGCGCGCGAGAGTGTTCTGTAAATAATTGAATAACAGTTGTTTATAAAAAGTTGAAAAATTTTTTTCTTTGCAAAAATCAAAAAAGCCTCGATTCAAAGCGTATAATAAAATGAAAGTTTGCATAAATGGCTATTTATCAGATAATTATAATTGATATAAGCCTGAATATAAAAGATAAATGCAAAAAATACTTTTTTGTGCTTTCAATTTGTAAGCAATAAAAGATAAAAAGGCGGTTTTAGGTTTACTTTTCAATAAAGTAAACCATATAATATATTGATATTCAATAAAGTAATAAAATTAAAAAGAACGGGTAGGATGTGCTTGCGGGTGCGGATTCGGCATCTGTCCTCGGGCCGTTTTTCCAAGTCCGACTTTTGAAATCGGGTTGAAATGCCTTCCAGATGCAAAAATTATAAGTATAGCGCGGAATATATATGGATTTACTCGGCTGAAACGCGGCATATCTGTTTGTGCTGTTTATATCTGACATTTTTTCTATATATATAGACTTTTCTGCATTTTCCCCTTTTACCGCTGTCTTGAGTTTCATATCGGCCTACATTTATATATAGGGTTTCTGAAGATTCGGAATCCGGTGGGATGATACGCCATTTTCGGCGGTTGTTATGGTGTCGGGTTGATTATCAAGAATAAACGGATTGAGTTCAGATTATTCCTATTACATAGAAATCTGTGTTTTAGCAATATATATGATATATAGGGTGTAGAGACATCGTTAATATCTGACTTATTTGTACAGTTTTTGCTTTTTTATATTAAAAGCCGGAGTTTTGGGGTTTAGGTTCCCGATTCTTTGCTGAATAATATATATATTTGCAGTATAGTCCAGTTCATATATGGCCACTGGGACACCCCTAACCGCTGAAATGAACCGATACATGAATATGAAGTCAAAAAAAAGCAAGCATATATTATCCCAGGATTCGAATACACCCGCTGACGGTGGCATCCGTAAAGGGAGCGTCGTCGTAAACTCCCTGACTGCGGAGATAGGCATAGCGAGCAACATTGATGAAGAGTGCGCGGCCATAGCAGTGCGACGTACGGCTGAGGGCAAGCTGTGTGATGAGGAGGTCGTGGTGTATCTGAGGGATTGCCGCTCCGCCACACGGAAAGAACAGAGAACGTTGCAGCATTTGTTGAACGATCGGCAGTTGCTATGGGATATGCGTCATTGCCGGCTCAAAAAAAACACTTATACGCCTCAAAACGGTGCCCGCGTACAGCTCAGTACGCTTGGCAGAGAGGTTATCATCGGAGTGTTCAAGGAGTTTGATAGCGAAGGCCGCATCATCATGTACTGTATGATGCAGCCGGAAAAACGTCCCACCTATTCGATGCATGAGGTGGCCGGCAAGGCCGGTGATTTCCAGATACAGCCCGTGGGTTCTACCGCCCGTATGAAGCTGGATCGGGCGCTTGCGGCCGAAGGTCTTGTCTGGAACGGGCACCTGCGTTGCATGGAGACCGTCGGCAAACGTCAGTTGCGGGGGCAGGTCTATTACTATCTTAACGAGTTGTATGAGATCTGCGAGGTGAGAGATACGTACAAGTTACGCGACCGCAAACGCATGGCCGTAGGGAATCGTTTTGCCACACGCGAGGCGGCGGAGAGCGTGCGGGAGTGCCTCGTGTCGATCCTGCGCATGCGGCACAGCGCGGAGGCGGAAGGCCGGCGTATCGCAAGGGACGACATCGATGGGGGTAATAAGAGGAAATAGTGTTTATTCGTTTTTGTTTGTTTCTCTGGAAGGAAAAGTATCTATCCGTTCCTCTGTCCGATAATAAACGGTTTCATCAGAAAACAAAAAATTAACAGACGGCGCCTGCCGTCTGCCATATCTTGTTTCTTTTTTGGTATCTTTTTTCTTTGCTTCAAAGAAAAAAGTACATTACAGTTCTTTATCTTACTTCTTATATCTATATATCTTATATTGCTTGTACTTTTGTACAAGCCTCCGGGCGGGGCATTTGTACATTCGGCCATCTCTTTTGTACGTTTGTACACGACCCTCCGTATTTTTACGGTCAAAGAACTTTTCATCCAGATAAAATATCAAAAAAAAGACCGAAATCCATTGTCGCCTTAATTTTGCAACAATATTTTTCAAAACGAAATATTGAACCGGGTAGTCGTCACATGCACAAGACCGCGAAACACGAGGGAAAAGAGGCGGTCTGTGCGATGGTTTCAGATGAGATCGCGGATGATAAGTGTAGGAGTATGCATCGTATAAAATAAAAAGGGGCTAATAAGTTCCTAAAATCAAAAATCACCCTCGCCAGAGATGCTTCCGGCGAGGGTGAAATCGTAATAAATGGACTTGTTAGACAGCTCCTTTCAGGTTTTGTGACAAACGGTTGTCAGTCCTCTTCCAACCGGAGTTTCTCGTCATCGGTTATGGATAGCACCTTCCGTCCTTGCGTTTCGAATACTTCTTTGCAGAACGCGCGCAGCCTGACCGGATTCGGTGTCGCCGAGAGAATTTCGACCAGCCTGAGATACGCCGTCATATCCCAGATATAGTCGTACTTGCCGTCGACGGGGACCCTTTCGAGCAGCCCCATGCGCATGCTTCTGCCTACATACCGCTCGAAGGTACGCCGTCCTATTCCCGTTGCCGCCAGATGTGTTTTCAGGCTGCAAACGGTGACGTGTCCCCGGTTCCTGCGTTCGGCGAGATTGGCCATGTAAGCCATAAAGGCGGCTTCGGACATTCCGAAACCCATCACAAGCCCTTTGTACGCTTTGTAGAAATAGGCCTGTCCTTTCATATTGCCTCCATAGGTTTTTGTTCGACATTTTCCGTCTCATCCTGTATTGCTTCATTGAGATAGCAATGCTGGATTTTCCGGTTAATCATCGGTTTGTAGACAGTGTATCCCAGTTTCCTGGCATATCGGCCCACGGTCACCCTGTTGGCCACCCTGCCCGTGTTCTCGATGAGATGTCTCGCCATCTCGTCGAAAGTCATTCGCTTTTTTAATTTCATACTGCTTTGTTCAAATGGTTCTTTGGATAAGGTTAGCGCCTATCCGTGTGAATTGTTTGCAACCAGTATGAATTAAAACCGGAACCGGAAAGCAAATGTCTTGTGAGGAACTAACGGGTTATCATATACTCATTTGCCATCCGGTCACTCTCTTATCCCGTCATCAGGCGGACTATTTCCCCGATAACCGTATCGTTCCTTTCGTCCAGCCACTCCCGTGCGACATTCCACGAAAGCGAAGAGCTGAATATCAGGTTTTCCCGGGTTATGATGTGGTGCGACAGCCTGCCCTCCGTCGGTTTCAGCCCGGCGTCATGCAATTCGCACAGCCCGTCATGGAAGAATATGCAATATCCGTTTTCCTGTCGTGCCTGAATCATCGGAACGACGTACGGTATGCGTCCCAGTACCAGTCCCACACCCCACAGCGTGGGTGCGAGCCGTTCCTTGTAGCCGGCTTTCAGGAGGCGCAGGATATCCTCGGGCGTGCCGAGGCAGGGAGTACGGCATTGCTCCCTGCACCGGGCGCACCGGCATTCCACGGGCTTGCGTCCCGTCTCGCGGATGATGCGTTGCAGTGCCGTTTCCATACTCAACGGTATTCGGGGTGTCTCTTCCACCACAGTTCGATAATGCATTCCCTGCCGACGGGGGTCCAGCGTTTGCGGGACCCGAACGTGAAAACCTTTCCGCGGTCGTTCTCCCACGTGTAGGGGACGTCACATTGCCAGGAACGGTACGCGGGCAGCACGACCCATTGTTGCTTGCTGTACATGCAGACGCCCTCTTCCTGCAGGAAACGGTGCAGGTCCCGTGACGAGGTGTTGAGTTCATCGGCGATGCGCGTGCTCCTGAACCACTCCCGCTTCTCTACAAACTCATCGTAAAAGGCGGCTTTGCGCGAGAAGTCGCGCACGACGCCGCGGAGTTCGTCGATCATGCCCAGCGCACTCTCCATATCTGTCGGGACCGGCCTGGACAGGCAGGGCAACTCGGCGGCTCCCGCATCGCGCGGCAACATCTTGCGCCGGGCGTGTCTTGCCGTCAACGTCCCGAGCAACTCTTCACACCACTCGGGCAGTCCGGAATCCGGCGCGATCCAACGTGCCATCGGAACCAGCAACGGCGACTCTATCCATGTGGCGCCGTTGCCCCGTCCCCGTGTGGTAAAAATCTGGAACTCGTAGCGGTCCGTCTGTCCGGTTCGTGCCAGCTCGCGCCGCAGGTGGTCTGTGGCGGCGATACGGAGCCATTCGGAGGGTATTTTCCCGTAACGCATCGTTATCTGCGTGGCATTGACCATCAGTTTGTCCCCGACGCGTCGGAGGGTCACCGGAAAATCATCCGCGAAATGATAGACGTTGTCCGGCTGCCGTTGAGCATGAAGATTTCCCGCTTCCAGCTCGAAAAGCTGGTTCCCCCAAGCCTCCAGCTCGTCAAACAGGTCCCGGGGTAGAATACTCTCCTTGCGCACGGACTGTAAAAGCCGCCTCATGTCCGACGGCCGGAAAACCCACTGCTCACGTCCGCCCTTGCGCAGCGGCATTCTGATGGAGGACGGGCATATCTCCGCGATGCCGCCCTTCTTTAACAACTCGTCTCGTTTAAGGATCCCGCACACGTCGTCGGCCGAGATGTGCAGCATCCCGTCATGGTTCCGCGATACACGGATGGTCGTATCGCGGAACGGAACATTTCTGTTTTCTTTCATAATCTTGTCTCTTTTTCATCATTATCATCCTTCTTTTTGTGGCGCAGCACACGTTTGTGCGCCATCTGCCGCACCGAATAGTAGGCGCGTTTCTCTCCGCACAGCGCGTCGTAGTCCTGCAACCGCAATACGCCGAGTTCGGCCACCTCGATTTCGACATCCGGGTGCAGGTGCCGGAAATAGAAACCGCCGCTGCAAATGTATTTGCCTGTACAGCAGAATGAAATGGCCTGCAAGTTGCCTTTGGTCAGCTCCGCCGCGCTGTGGAGCGAGCGGGTGACGGCGATGAGGACCTGTGCCCCGTTGAAGATGAGCACCATTTTCGGGCGCTTAAAACTGCTTCGTCTCATGATGTTCTAAAATTTGTGTTAATTCCTCACGCGTAAATCTAAGACTGACAGCCCTTATCAGCCAAGTGTCCGAAACAGTGAGACCGTCGGTCAGCATCTCCGAGAGGCGTTCCAGCATGTAGGCGCCGAAAGCGGGTTCGATGTAAACGACGAACAGCAGTGCCAGACATTCATCAATTAACAGGTGTCCCGACGCTTCGTCCCGGACGACCAGATTGTCCGTGTCTATTCCGTAAGCCTCGGAGAGCGCCGCAATCCAATGGTGGAAGGCTATGCGGAACTCCCGGACATTGTGCCGCCGCTCGTCGCTCCGGCTGCGGATGAAGTGCGTGGCGTCGAAATAGTACGGACCGTCGTCCTTTGACGTTCCGAAAAGCAGATCGGGAAATTCCTTGTACCGGATCATCCGGCAAGGAATCGAAACGGTTTTCATTTTCTCTTTTTCATTTCGCTAATTTGTTAAAAATGGAATGCAAAGATATATATTCCGACCATAAAAATAGTAATAAAATAGCGTATATTTTCAGTTTTAGACTAAATTATTATCATTGATAATTAGATGATTAGGATGTATTTGATGCGTAAAATCTATATATTTATGCCGGACTTTTTTATCTGAAATCCAAACCATAAAAAGTGTCCGCTCCATATACTTTTTTTTCGGGCAAACTTTAGCCGGGAAACGTCGCTACTCTTTAGGTAAAATCAAGCGTAAATGACGACATCCGACCATTCATTCAACGGCGAGCTTCTGGAGAGCATCTTTCGGACCTCGAAAAAGACCATCCAGGAATATGTCCGCGAGATCGAGCGCAACAACCGTTACCGATCCTCGCGTCAGGACGTGACGCTGGGCTGCATTCTCGACGACCGGGCGCGGCTCATCGACCTGTACGACGCCTGCCTCCAGCAGGACGCGCATATCCGTGCCGTCATCGAGACCTTGGAGAGCCAGATTCTCGGGGACCGCTATATGCTCGCCCGCATGAACGAGAAAGGGAAATATATCAAAGACGTGGCACATTCCCGGAAGATTCAGGGGTCGCAATTCGATAAGATAATCAAAGGCATCGTGGAATCCAAACTTTACGGCTACACCCTGTTGGAGATTATGCCCACCCTTGATCCGAAGACGGGCAAACTGGCCGAGGTGAACAACATCGAGCGGCGCAACGTGCTGGCCGACCAGCGCATCGTCCTCAAACGTCAGGGGCTTTGGGAGCCGCACTGGGATTTGCGTCACGCGGCCTACGCGAGGAACTACATCCTGATCAACTCCGGGGACCTGGGGTTATTCTCGGCCACGACACCGTTGATTCTGGCCAAGAAATTCACCGTCGCCAACTACGTCAACTTCTCGCACACCTACGGGCAACCCATCATCCACGGCAAGACCGTCTCGGAGAGCAATACCGACCGCAAGCGTCTGGCCAATGAAATCGCCAACGCCGCGCAGAACAAGGTGGTCGTAACGGGCATCGAGGACGAGGTGGACATCAAGACCTTTACCATGTCCAATTCAGAGAAAATCTACATGGGGCTTATCGACTTCGTGAACAAGGAGGTCTCGAACTTGGTACTGGGTTCCGAATCGATGGCCGGCGGTATGCAGTCGTACGTGGGATCCACGAAAGCCCATCAGGACATTTTCCGCGATAGGATTGAGGTTTATCGCCGGTATATCGAGAACATCATGAACGAGGAGGTCGTGCCCCGTCTGGTGGCCATGGGATACATCCCTGCCGGTCTGGAGTTCAAATACTCGAACCGCATTGAGATGAATAACGAGGACCGCATCAAACTCTACTCGCTCATCACGGACAAGTACGAGGTCGCGGCGGACGAAATCGAGAAAGAGTTCGGCATCAACGTCGGCAAACAGCTCAATGTGTTTCCGGAGGGTGCCTACGGCGGCGCGGGCGGAGTGTCTGTCGGCGGCAGCGGCAATGACCGCCATATCATGTCCGACGAGGAATATTACAAGCGGTACGGGCATCCGCGAGGGGTGCAGGTCGCAAATTTTCTGCGGGGAGCGAAGTGAGTGCCCGGCTTCCGCTCCCCGACATACTTGCGGCACGGGCCGAAAGGACAGATGCACGGAAAGAGTACGAAACGATACGCGAGGCATTCCGCCGGCTGATATCAGGTTGGGAGAACGACGCCGAGCGTAAGGATATTATCGGGGACATCATCACGCTTCGTTGCTCGTTCCTTATAGACAGGGCTTTGAAAGGTCTTCGAATTGATCTCGAACAGGCTTTGAACATCCTTCGAAACCATAATGACTTCACCACGGAGCATGAACGCCGGCAGCGGGACGTCCTTCTGGCCGCCATTGACAACCTGGTGGACTTCGCCGCCGCCGAAGAATTTGCCTTGTTGGAAGAGTTGCCCGAACAGCCGCAGGTGGAAAAGATTACTGAATACGAGGCCTTGTGCGAGCGTTACAATCTGGTCTACGCCTCCAGGGAGAACGACCAGGTGCTGTTTGCCGCCTCCATCGCGGCGTGGTGGCTGACGGTGGATGCCGGTACAATCGTCACCTTCATGACACAGGGCGACGAGCGTGTGCGGGCGTGGCATCTCTCGCTTGAGGGCCTCTCTTTCCGCAAATCGGAATTTCCTCCTGAATTGATTCCTCCCATCGAATGGGGTTGCCGCTGCTTTCTTGTGGCGGACGGCTTCGCTTCGGTATACGGGTCACTTCCTGCTGCCGATGCGTATCGCCGGAATGTCGACCCCGTCTTTCGGGAAAGTCTGGCTACGGGAGGCAGAATCTTCTCGCCGGCACACGCCTATTTCTCCAGGCCATTGCCGGAATATGTACAACAGATCGTGAAACGCATAAAGGAAAAGTTCAGCTATGCCGAAGATAACGCTCGATGAGTTTTGCCGCCAGTGGGTTCCCGGAAACTGGACGACGGTCATGGCCAGCCGTCTCGAGAACAATGTCTTTAACTTCGCGACCGTAGCCGGAGACTACGCCAGGCAGCAGTTTCAGGCGTCTTTCTCCGCCGGCGGTTTTTGCGGTCGTCAGTGGGCTCCGCGAACTTCCCGATGGGGCAAGAAATTCACCCATCCGGTGATGAACGATACGGGAACGCTGTCAAAGAGCATCGAAAAGGAAGCGAAGCGTATCGACATTGTCGGACGGCGCAGCAACAATACGCGTATCTTCCGAAAAGGGGCCTATTATTGGATTTACACCACCGAGAAGAGCGTGCCCACCAAAGGGAAACGGGGCCGGAAAACAGATCGGTATAAGAACTATGCCGCCGTGCATAATACCGACCCGAAATTTGGGCTTTACACCGTGAACCAGTATTCATCACGGCGTCCCGTACACCGGCCTTTCATCGGTTTCTCCCCGAAGATAGACGAACACATCGCCGCCCATTTTATCGATAAGATATTCGAAGGATTTCCCCAGACATGATCAAGGACAAGCATCCCATAGCACAACCGCAGCCGTCGGCTCAGTTACCGGATCCCCAGCCGGAAGAGGTCATTGAAAACCCCTTTGTAAGCGTGTACCAGGCCGTGCGGCGTGCCATACTCACCGTGCGCGAGGACCCCGACGATCCGCTCTCGCCGCCCCTGTTCAAGACCGTCGCCATCGACAACGGGCAGTTCTCCCGTATCGTCCGCAGCGAAAACACGGAGTACGAGACGGCCTTTCCCGCCGTGTTCATCCACTTCATCAATATCCGCTATCTGGTACAGCAGCAGCGCATCGGCGAGGGGCGTGCCACGATGCGCGTGCGGTTTATCCTCGACACGCTCAACAACTCCGACCCCGAGCACGAGTGCGACCCGTTCATTGTCTTCCAGCGTCTGAACATCGCTATACAGGATGCCAAGGACAGGGAGCCGGCTTTAAGCGAGCGATGCAACCTGACCTATTTCGATATGCCGCAGACAACGAACATGCTGCAAGCCTATTGGATAGATTACGAGATCTGGTTCCGCGAATCGTCCGCATGGAAATACAGGGGTTGGGTGGAGCGTTACCTCGTGATGCCTCCGTTCACGCAGCACAGCGACGCCTCGCAACATGACAGCGAGGGGCACGGGCATCATTCCGTCCCGCCATACGAGGAGGTTACCGGTTTCGAACCGTCGGTGGAGGTGGAAGAGCCGGGGCAAGACGAGGGCGAGGAGAACAACGGGGAAGAACCTTAGAAAGTCTGTCCGGCCGCAACCCTTTTCATGAACTGCTCCCTACGCTTGAATAAAGACATTCAAAGACAGGAAAGGATGAAAACGACATGGCAAACATTCCATTACAACGACCAGCCGGTAACCTTTGAAATCGGAGACCGGCAGGTGATGGTCAACGCCTCACAGATGGCCAGACCGTTCCGCAAGCAGCCGAGCGACTGGACGCGGTTAAAACAGACGGGGGATTTTATCGCCTCATTGTCAGCCGTTCGGGGAATCCCCCGAACGCGACTTGTACGGGTCGTGCGCGGCGGTAACGGCATTCAGGGTACATTCTTCCACGAGGACGTGGCCCTGGAGTTTGCCCGCTGGCTCTCGCCGCTTTTCGCCATCTGGTGCAACGACCGCATCAAGGAACTTCTGCAAGGCGTCATGCCGTCGGCCTCCGACCCCCGATTCGTGCTGGAGGTGCTCGACCGCTTGCGTGACGGCTATGCGGAGGGGCTTGTCCTGCGGGAAGAAAACGACCGGTTGCTCGACACATTGGAGGGACAGACTCACAAAGTCGAGTTTTACGACAACGTACACCGCAGTCGTAAGCCGGAGGACAAACGCATCTATCGTATCTCGCAAATCGCTGCGGAGCTCGGCATGACGGGTGCGGAACTCAATCGCGTGTTGTACGAGAAAGGTATCCAGCGCCGTCGCGGACATATCTGGGTTCCGATGCCAGAATACGACGGCAAGGGATATACTCTCAAGCGCACATTCCAGAACGGATTCGACGCCTCGGGCGAACCGCTCTACTGCACCTTCACGGTCTGGACGCCCAAAGGACGGGATTTCATTCTGGGGCTGTTTGAATAAAGGACAGAGGCGGGACGGGAGGCAAATGCTTCCCGTCTGTCGTTTACAACCTTTTGCGTCTTCTTCGGCTACTCTTATCCAAAGAACTGTTCGACATGGACATAAACTCACTTCAATATGTTGTCGGGGAGGTGCGGGAGAACGAGGCGGCCACCATCCGTTTCTTCGGTCGCGTGACGGAGGAGACCACCACCCGTTTCAACGACGAATTCGATTTTCTGGAAAACGTCATCCGTCCATCGTGTATCCGCGTACTGATCAACTCCGAGGGCGGCAGCGTACTTTACGGCATGTCCACCTATTCGACCATCGCCAACTCGAATGTCGATACGGAGTGCGTCATCGAGGGTGTCGCGGCGTCGATGGCCTCGATTATCTGGGCGGCCGGGCGGCGCTCCCTGATGCGCGACTACGCCATACTGATGATTCACAACCCCATGTTGCCCGGTGAGGATCCGGATAGCGGCGTGTCCGATATGGTGCAGGCTTTCACCCGGCAGATAGAGACCATTTACCGCAAGCGTTTCGGGTTGAAAGCGGAACACGTCCGCGCTATCATGGACGGCGATGCGGGCAAGGACGGCACTTACTTCGATGCCCAGGCCGCCGTCAAGGCGGGCATCATTCCGGCCGGGAACATCATCCGCACGTCGAAACAGTTGTGCGAGCGGGTACATGACCAGGTGGCCGGCATGACCGATACGGCCTCCATACAGGAACTGATGAACAGAGTCTCGGCCGGGAATCAACTTTTTGACGCGGGAGGGGCTACTCTTAATCAAACGGAAAACGATATGGCAAACGAAAACAAGACACAAGGTTTCGAGTATGGCGCGATTGCCGCCTCGCTCGGCATGAAAGATAAGGAGGTCAAGGACGTCATGGCCCGCATCTCGGAGCTGGCGGCGCTGGAACCCAAGTACAAGGAGCTGGAAAAATCGCTCAGTGATGCCCAGACGGTCATCGCCGGTAAGGAAGCCACGATACAGAACCTCCAGAAGGATCTCTCGGCGGCCACAGCGCAACTCTCCGCCTACCAGAAGAAAGAACGGGAGGAGCAGACGTCCCGCATCGAGACGCTCGTCGAGAACGCCATCACCGAGGGCAAGATCGACCGGGAATCAAAAGCCCAGTGGGTCGAGATGGCGACTGCCAACATCACCTTGGCGGAAAGCACGCTGGCATCGATTCCCGCGCGCGAGAAAATCTCGGCGGAGATTGCCAAAGACCCCGGGAACGTCCAGGCGGCAACCGAGGCGGCCAAGACCGCCGAGCAACTGATGGCCGAGAAAGTCACGGAGGTCGTGGGACGGAACTTCGAGTTCCGCAAGCTCAAATAGGCTGTCTCCCGGGAAATACCCCGACTTTGTAAACTGACATGCCGGAGACTCCGGGTCTCGTGCGGAAAGGTATCCGCCCGTCGGCTGAGATTCATTCGTAACCAAGTAAACTCATTCGACAAATGGCAGATACTGTAAACTTTCTTCAGAACGGCTACTCCGGCGAGGTGCTGGAAGACCTCCTGACCTATACGGCGCAGGGCAACGACACCTTCCGCGAGGGGCTGGTACATATTAAGAGCGGCATCCAGCACAAATACACGTTACCCGCCATCAAGCTCGGCGACATTATTCAGGATAATGTCCCCACGCCAACCTCGACGCACGGCGCAAAAGGGGCGAACGGCGAGAACGAGTATACGCTTACGGAGCGTTACCTCGAACCGCAGGACTTTATGGTTTATCTCGAGTTCAATCCGCGGGACTACGAGAAGTATTGGAAGTTCGCACAGCCGGACGGCAATCTTGTTTTCCGCGAGCTCGACCCGAAGATCCAGGCCACGATGCTGCGCCTGTTGATGGACAAGAAAAACGAGTACATCGGCAATGCCATCTGGACGGCGGCAAAGGGCGGCGAGGCATCCGCGAAAATCACGGCACCCTCGGGCGGCGTGAAAATCGGCGCGGGCAAGGAGAAGTATTTTGATGGTGTCATTAAGCGTATCATAGACAATGTGAGCGCCACCGATGCCGAGACCATCGCGGGCGGACAGTGCGTCGTCTCCGGTAACACGGAACTCACGGACGGAGCCGCCGTTGAAGCTGCTCTATACGCCATGTGGAAAAAGTGCCCGAAGCAGATCCGCAAGAAAGCGTCGCTCTCGTTCATCATCGGTTGGGACGCGTGGGACGCCTACGACCAGTACATCTCGGACAAGCAGGTCAAATACTCGGAGAACACCGAGGTGAACCGATACCGTTTCAAGGGCAAGAAGATTATCCCTATCGTCGGCATCCCCGAGCATACCATCGTGCTGGGCGAGTTCTCCACGGGTATGGACTCGAACCTCTGGATGGGTGTGGACTACGCCAACGATACCGAGGTGCTGAAGGTTGACCGTCTGCAGGCCAACTCCGAGCTCTTCTTCTTCCAGATGAGAATGAAGATGGACGTGAACATCGTCCGTCCGGGCGAGATCGTCGTGCATACCGCCTACAAGAAAACCGAATAAAGATATTCCACCTTTCATCTGATTTGAATGTCTCACCCGGGGAGCGGAGTCGAAACCCCGCTCCCCAAATTTTACCCGACAATCATGGCAAAGAAAATCAATACGGAGGAAACACCTCAAACCGTAACGGATGACACCTTACGGCAAGAAGCTGTCGGTACGACCGGCGCGCCGGCTGAAACGGTTGCCGAATATCCCGCACCCGCGCAGACCCGTACCGAACCGGAAACCGCGGCAAAGCCGGAGAAGCCGGCGGAAGAGAATCATCCGGGAGCGCAGACACCTGCACCCCATGTCCTCGAACTGCTGAAAAAGTTCCCCGCCTATCCTTCGCTGTACATCGACGTTCACGGCGGAACTTTCACACCGGACACGGCCGCCGCCATCCGCGGCAAGGCGGTGCTGTACCGGAATCCTTTTTATAACGAATCCAAAAACAGATCATAACCTATGGCACTCGGCAATGTATTCATCAAGGACGTGGACGGCAACATCCCGTATGACACGGGGTCATCCAACGAAAAGGTAACGGGACTTCTGTTCGACGTGTCGTTGCAGCCGACGCTCTTTACCGAAGGGTACGGCAAGACAAACGAGCCGAAGCTCCGTTTGGGCGACGTCATCTGCATCACCTCCCTCAAGTCCGCTGTCAGCGACTTCGGTATCCTCGAGCGTGTCACGGCCACCGAGGAAGAAGAGACTAACGTCAACTTCCTGCACGGCATACCGGCCTATCACATCCGTGAGTTTTTCCGCATGTCGGGCAGCGTGAACGGTACGGGCAAGCTATACGTGATGTTCGCCGACTGTTCCGTCTCGTGGAATGCCATCGAGGTGATGCAGCGGGCCGCGGGAGGCATGATCAACCAGATGGGCATCTGGACCGAGCAGCCGCTCTGGAAAGCGAACGGTGCGGCGGAAAAGTACAGCCTGAATCTCGTAAAAGGGTTGAATGACATCGCCGTAAGTCTGGCGGGGCAGAACCAGCCCCTGTCGCTCGTCCTCTCGGCCAACCCCTCGAATACGGGAAGCGATACCACCGAGGGACGTCAGGTCGACCTAAACCGTGTGCCTTCGTGTATTTGCGAAGCAAGCCGCATCAGTTGCATCTTCGGGCAGGCGCATCACGAGACCGTCACGCTCATGCAGATGCGCAATGCGAACCACACGCCCGTGGGATTCCTCGGGGCCGTGATGGGCGCTCTCGCCAGGGCAAGCGTACACGAGTCGATTGCATGGGTCAAGCAGTTCAACCTCTTCACGGACCATTTTCAGGAAATCGAGCTGGGATTCGGCGACATCAACCTCGACGAGGCGGAGGAGAATTTCCTGAGCCTGAACCGTTACGAATCGTTGTCGCCCTCCCTGCTGGACGAACTCGACGACAAGGGATACATCTTTCCCATCAAGTATGCCGGACGCGAGAATGGTATCTACATTTCGAAAGACCAGACCTGTTCCACGGGAGACTACCGCACCATCGCCCGCAACCGTACCATCAACAAGAGCCGCCGCGCCGTGCGTGCCGCCTTGCTGCCCTATGTGAATTCGCCGCTGATGGTCAATCCCTCGACCGGATTCCTCGCGCCGTCGAAAATCACGGCCTTCAAGACGCTGGTCGGCGACATCCTCGCCAAGATGCAGGCCGCGCAGGAAATTTCAGGTTACGCAGTGACTATCGACCCCGGCCAAAATGTACTGGTAGACGACACGTTACGGATTTCATACGTCATCGTGCCGGTCGGCGTTGCCGTAAAGATTTATGTCGAGGAGGGGCTTTCATTAACCGCTAAATAATCGAAAATATGGCAATTATAAACAATGTCGCATATAGCTGGTCGATGATTACCCTTGCCTCGACGGCACTGGGCATCGACGAGGGTTCCACCACGCTCGAGGGCGTGTCCGCCATCAAGTGGTCGAAGAAGCGCAAGGTGGAAAGCAACTACGGGATGGGAGGCAAACCCGTTTCCAGAGGTTTCGGAAACATCACCTACACGGCTTCCATAACGATGGACTATGCCACACAACAGTTGTTGCGCTCGGTATACGGCTCGCTGCTCGAAATCGGGGAATTCGACCTGATCATCTCCTTCGCCAACCCCATGGCGTCGGACGACTGGACGACCACCACCGTGACGCTCAAGGGGTGCATCTTCACCGAGGACTGCCTCGAATCGCAGCAGGACGATACCAACATCACCCACGAATTCGATCTGAACCCGTTCGACATCCAAATCGGTTCAGGGGATACTATTTAGGCCGTATGGATGTAACCTTTGAAGGCAAGTCCTCGACAGGAAAAAACGAATGGCTCACGCCGCCACATATCCTGAGGCGGCTGGGGGCGTTCGATTTGGACCCCTGCGCTCCCGTGTCCCGTCCGTGGAATACAGCGGTGCGTCATTATAACATCGAGGATGACGGGCTCAAGCAACCGTGGTTCGGGCGCGTGTTCTGTAACCCGCCGTACGATACGGTACTCATAGCGCGTTTCATCCGTCGTTGTGTAGAACACCGCAACGCCATAGCGCTGACTTTCGCCCGGACGGACACGAGGCTGTTCCACGAGCTGGTGTTTCCGAATGCGGATTCCATACTGTTTATCAAGGGACGGCTGAGTTTCTGTCACGTTACGGGCGAGCCGGGAGGCACGGCCGGCGCCCCGTCCTGCCTGATCGCCTTCGACAAAGAAAATACCGCAACGTTGGAGCGATGCGGTATAGAGGGGAAGCTGGTAAAATTATAATTCTATATATCTGGCCCTGTCAAAGGTGTGATGCTCGTTGGCAAACACATAGCCTAACTGATTGCTCACGCATTTCGTGTTCCCGATAGTCTTGTCTACGTTTCGGTGCGAGTGTCCATATATCCAATACTCGACCGGGCTTTGAGCGATAAAATCTTCCATCTCGACGACAAAGGCACCATTCAGCGGACTGCCCTTAAACTCGTCGGAAAGCAATTCGAAGGAGGGCACATGGTGGGTGGCGACAAGGATATGTTCCGCTTTGCTCCGGCAGACGCTCTCTTTCAGAAATTTGGCGCAGCGGAGATGCTCATCGTTAAAGCGATTCCAGTCAAGCGGCTCACTGCCGTAACGTATCCTTTTGAAATCACTGATGGCATTCTCCGTGCGAAAGGCATCCTGAAGCTTAATGGCCGACCATAGCGTGGTCGCTATGAGGTCTATGTCTTTTGCCAATGGGATTACAGCATTGTATATACAAGTTACATTATGCCTGATTTCGATTTTCCAGCCATTATACAGTTTGTCAATATCGAAAAGCTTGTAGAACTCATGGTTGCCGGGAATGACAATGACCTGCCTATAGTTTTCGGATGCCCAGTCCCAAAAAGGGTGTTTCGAATAATTGTTATCTCCGATATATCCGATGTCTCCGGCCAACACAAGAATATCACCCACCGCTTCCAGCGGATATTCTTTTAGGAATCTGCTGTTATCTGCAAATTCCAGATGCAGGTCGCTGGCGTATTGTATCTTCATCTCATTCTTCTATAATAAATGCGGCATCCAACAGTTCAAGGAAAACTTCTATGTCATCCGATGTGCGGTTAAGCGCCGCTTCCAGGGACTGGCTGGGAAGCGTTTTCCTTATGCCTTCAGAAAATTCCCTGATACATTCATATATGGACTCCGTTACTTTCACTGGTTCGGGAACGGAGGTTGTGGCAATCAGTTTCAATACATCCGAGCGATGCTTCTTGATATGTTTGGTATTGACGTGCTTTCCTTCCTCTTTTTCTGCCATGAGGTTCAGATATGCGCGTGCCTTCAATGCCATCAGCGCAACCGGATGGGCAATCCTCAATCCGCCATCCACGAAACTGTTCCGGATCGTAAAATGATAATAGTCATCGTCCATGATAATGGCTGACAAACTGGACAACTCGTCCCCCACGGGTATAGGTTCGATGACAAATCCGGAAGGTTCACCCAAGATGTCCGGATGTCTGGACAGCAACTCTATTTGAACGGGATACCCGTCATCGGGATTGTCAAAACGGTACAAGGTATATACCGATTCATCGGAATTTTCCCGGCTGCGTTTTGCCGGATGATATCCGCCTTCACGGACAAACGTCCAAAACGCGGCGGCAAATTCGGGCGTCATCCTTTCGACAATGATAATCATGTCTATGTCACTGGTTGCGCGGGGGCGCATGTCTGTTCCCTGAAGGACAATATCACAAGCCGTTCCCCCGATGATAACGTAATTGTCGGCATATTGTGCAAATGCCTCTTTGAATTTATCGATACCTGTTACCATAAGTTTTTAACCATTATTTCAAGTTCATTTTCAACGCGCGAGTCATTATCTTTCCTCAATGTCAGATATAAGGACAGTTTATCCACCGTGTTGCCTGCCGTTACGGGAGGATAATCCCAAAGTTCGATCATCACATCTCCGTCTATGTCATTGGCTCCGATAAATGTACCGGTCTTTTCCATATCCTTGAACATGGAGGCGTCGAGCGCGTACATCCGTTTCTCGTCAGGATTCAGGTTTGAATAGCGCGATAATGCGTTATAGCTACAGGTATACATATTATCCACGCAGCTTACGGCATCACAGTAAAAGGTCTTTTTTATCGGATTCCTCAGAAACGGCAGAGCGTTCCGCCATAATTCTTTTCCTTCCGATGAAAAATGTACAGTCAAGGCATTGTCCTGATTCCGGAGAGTCTCACACAGGTTAAACTGCCCGAGCAATTTGACAGCCCGTGTCAACGTAATATATTTGAAAGGGACGATATTTTCCAGCTCCCTGAATGTCAACCCTTCAATGCTTTTCATTTGAAGGTGGTACAGCAGCAGGTATTGTGCGACCGCGGACAGGGAGTTTTTTGTATTGCCCTCCGCCGTTCGGGCATTGATAATCATAAACGGCAGGAATGCGTATTTGTCCGATACGATAAAATAAGCGCCCTGCTTTATCATCCGGTCCCGCTCATAATTGATCAGGTCGTCAAAAAGGAATACGACCGGCCCGTTCAGGATTGGGGCCAGCCTGCGTGCTGTATTTCCATATAGCATGGGAGTATACCGTTTGCCCTTTTTATGCGCCAGCAAAATAAAGGAATGACCTTGGAAGGTCGTAAGGAAGAACTCAAAACTGACCAGGGCATCGGCATACACGCCCCTCAGTTCCGCTTTTTCCATCTTACGAAGTTCCAGCTTTTCTCCCGCGACTATTATATCCATTTGTTTTTTCATACTACTTGCTCAAATTTCATGCACCGTGAAAACTGTGCAAATATAGTGATAAAACATGATATGACAATCATTTAATCATCTATTTATTTTTTCTGTCATATATATTACAACGTCAATAACAAAGTCAAATATAAGACTTTATACTCCTTTGCCCTATATATAATTTTCCGCTCCCTGACATACCCCTTATTTGCCTTTTACAAAAAGGGCTGAGACAATGCAATGCTTGGGTAATAATGGCAGATGTAACACACCTGTCCATGACTCTTGAGATCTCTTGATAAAATCCCCCAACCTGTAACCCGTCCCGGAAGAATCCACCTACACTTTAAGTGAATCAAAAACCTATCGATATGGATGAAAAGATGCTCACATTGAAACAGGAGTCTGAAATCAAGGAGAAGGCTCTCAGATTGAAGGAGGAGAAGAAATTGCGCAAAGTCTACCCGATGGCGGTCTTCGGCGATACGGACTGCGGAGAGAAGGAGGTATACGTCGCCTACATGGGCGAGCCGACATTCCCGCAGTTCTCGAAGTTCATGGCCGCCTCGAAGAAAGACGAGGTCATGGCCATGCGCACGCTTGCCCGCGACTGCTTCCTCGACGGGGACCGTGAGCTCGTGGATAACGACTCGCTGTTCCTCTTCGGTCTGATGGGCCAGCTCTCCGAGCTGATCACCACGCGCCAGAGCGTACTGGTAAACTGATTGACCGGTGGCGCATCACGGACGAGCAGCGCATCCGCCAGCGGACGATCTACGTACGCCACTACTTCCCCGGCGTGAATCTCGACACCGTTACGGACGAGGAGTTCGCGATGCTGTCCGAGGATGCGCTGTGGCTGCATGAGCAGATGCTCGCCAGCCGTATGCCGATACCGGTCACCCTGCCCGAAAAACCTCCCCGATAACCGCCGTAAGCCCCCGCGACTTACGGCGGTCGTCTTTAACCTCCGGTCATAAGGAAACACTAATCTTTTACTGCGGAACACCATCAGACTATGGCCCAGGAACAAAACTATCAAGTCAATTACAACATCAACGTCGATGCCTCGCAGGGGACCAAGCAGGTCATGGCCTTCGGCGAGGCCGTGGGCAAGCTGGTGCAGGCCAAGGCCTCGCTGACGCCGGCGGTCAACAACATCAAGAACATGATGGAGGAGGTAGACCGCGTGTTCCGCACCAAGAACGGTAAAAAGCGCAGTTTCGACTACCGCCTGGCCATCGACACGAAAAACAGCGAGCAGAAACTGGAGCGTGTCAAGGCTCTTCTGACCGACATCTCGACGTTATCCAAAGGCATCAACCTGACCATCAATGCCGGTCAGGTGCTCGACACGAAAAAGGTCAAGTCTGCGGCCAAGAGCCTGTACGAGAAAAAAGCCGCCGAGATACGGAAGGCGGACATCGAGAAGAACGCCGCCTCGTCCGTCACGACGATGACCGATGCCCAGAAACGCATCACCAAGGCCATCGGCAAAATCAACTCGGCACTGGTTTCCGTTTCGCAAGGTCGTGAGCTCAATCTCAGGACCGACGTGGCCGAGCGACGCCTGCAAACGGTTCTTTCCCTGCTGGGGCGCATCAAAAGTGCCTCGACGGTCTCGCTCAATATTCATGGCGGGCTTCCTGCGGGCGGTAGCGGTACGACAACCGATAATCCGTTCGTGTATATGCCGACAGCCCCCGTGCCGTTTGCTCCGCAGCCCTTCGTCATGCCTGAGAAATCGCGGCAGAAACTGATGGAGAAACTCTATACCGACCGGCAGATGCACCGGCAGCGCATGGTTCAGGAAGAGGAACGTTACGAAGCACAACAACACCGGAACAACCGGGACAAGGCGGAGAAAGAGGCGGAACGGAACCGTCGGAATGCCGCACGGGAAGCGGAGCGTCTGCGTAAACGGGCCGAAGCCGCCAAGCTCAAGGAAGCCGCTACAGCACGTCGGGCCGAAGAACGGCGCCACAAGGCGGAAATCGCCGGGCAGCAACGTGCTGAGAAAGCCGCCCGGCAGCGTGAGCAGCGTACCGCCATGCAGTCCGTGCGGCTGATGCAGCGAGAACACACCGCCGCCGGAACGCTCTACCGCAGCAAGCGCCGTGCGGCCATCAACCGCATCCAGTATTCGAAAGCGCCGTCACTCAGAGATTTACCCTTCGCCTCGATGCTCAACGCCTACATGGGTTACAGCCTCGTGCGCTCGGAGCTGACGAAAGCCATCGACTACTCCAACATCATGGAGTCGGCACACTCCATTTTGCGGGTGGCGGATGCCGACCTGAAGACCTTCGAGAAGCGTTTCGACGAGATGGCGCGGCATGTCCGCAAGATCGGCATCGACACGAAGTTCACCGCCGTGGAGATTGCCGGGGCGGTGAAGTACCTCTCGATGGCGGGTATGAATATCGAGACCATACACAAGTCCATCCGTCCGATCACGAACCTCGCGCTCATCGGCGACAACGACGTGTCGTACATTGCCGACCTGGCGACCAACATCATGGCCGGGTACGACATCAACAACAACAGCATGGACAGCGTGGCGGACATCATCGCCTCGACCATCTCGCGCTCGAACGTCAATATCGTCGAGGTGGCCGAATCCTACAAGATGGCAGCCGGTTACCTGCGCATGGCGGGCGTGGACTTCACGGAGTCGACCGCCGCCATCGGCCTGTTGGGCAACATGGGTCTGAAAGGCACGCTGGCCGGCACGTCGCTCCGTGCCATGGCCACCCGCTTCGCCAAGCCGACCAAGGAATCCCGGAAAGTACTCGACCGTTTAGGCGTAAAATTCACCGAGATGCGTGACATCGAGGGCGTCATGGTCGAGAGGCTGCGCCCTATCGCCGACATCTTCGAGGAGCTGAACAAGAAAGGCGCGTCGATGGCCGACATGCAGGCCATATTCGGCAAGATCGGCGGTAATGCCGCCATGATGCTTGTGCGCAACTACGAACAGTTGCGCTCCCTGACGACCCACAACCGGGGATCGCAGGGCATCTCCTCGGAACTGGCACTCGTAAAACAGAACACCACCAAAGGCCTGTGGGCACAGGTCACCTCGCAGCTTACCGAAGGGTTCATGCAGGCATACCAGGTGCTCGAACCCTCCATCCGCGGCGTGCTGCGTTCCCTGCTCGCGAGATTCAAGGCTCCGGAATTCACGCGGGGGCTGGTCGCCATCGGCAACGCCCTGCTCGATGTCTTCACGGTTATCGGCGACATCGGCGCGTGGGTCACGCGCAACTTCCATTGGATAGAGCCCATGCTGTTCACCGGGGTGGTCGCCGCCAAGCTGTTCAAGATTGCCGGCGCCCTGACCAACATCGGCATCGCTGTCGGCTTCATCGGCAAGCAGTCCGCCGCCGCGGGAACAATCGATGCCGTTCGCGGTCTTGTGGGCATGGGCGGTGCAGGCCGACTCTCCTTCGCCCAGAGGCGAGCCGTCGTCTCGACCCTGCAGGCCGCAGGTGTTGCGGGTCGCGGGGCCATGGCGCAGGCATTGCTGGCCGGCGGCGGCACTGTCGGCGCAAAAAACATCCTGCAATCTCTCTTTGCTACTCAAGTAGCTACCGGAACCGGTCTGACGGGGGCCGCCGCATCGCTCAGCGCCATAGGCACGGGAGCCGTAGCCGCCACGGCAGGTATCGCGGCACTGGTCGGAGCCTTGGGATGGGTGGCATACAAGACCTGGAAGGTCAAGGAAGCGAAGGATGCCGTGCTTGAAGAGATCGGGCAGAACCGCAAATATCGCTATCCCTCCATCGAGGCGCTCTATGCCTCGCTCGGCGAGACCTACAGCATGGCCCTGAAAACCAAGCGGGCGGTGGACGAGGTCGTTGCCGGCAAGACCATCGAGCAGGCGTCCGGACAAAAGATCGGGGCCTTCACGCGCAACTGGTGGAGCGGCTGGCTCGGGGAATTCGCCATAGGCGCATCTGAAGGCATGGTCTCGCGTGACAACGTGTACAATATGGACGATGCCCGCCAGGATGATATCCGGGAAGCCCTTGTCACGTTGGCCAAACGCGACAGCCAGACCCGTATCAATGCCGCCTACGCCGAGTTCGGAAAGTTAGGAAACGTGTTGGAGGTGAACGCCTTCCTGAAAACGGTCCGAGAGAAGTTCGGGCAGCAGGATACGGACCTGGACAGGAGCCTGTGGCGCGTGGTGAACGGGGAAATCGTCTACAACCGGGACATCGGTGACAAGCCGGAGGCGGTCGCCGCACAGACATACGACTACGCCCGGTACATGAACGAGACCACCGTTCCGGAAATCATCCGTGCGGCGACGCTTTACCGGGACGCCATCTCCAGCCCCGCCAGCGCGCGGGAGCTGATGCGCAGGGGCGGCTTCGACTTCGCGCAACTTGCCAATTGGGGCTTCTCGCGGGACAAGGACGGGCGGTGGGTACAGCGTGTCCTGGGGAAAGACGCCACCGATACACAACGGATAGACAATATCGCGGACCGCAAGCTGGCACATAACGCCCTCGTGAAATTCTTCGCCTCGTTGCGCCGTACCTTCGGCGGCTCTGCCGAGGCGGCGGAGAACATCATGCGCGTGGCCGGATTCACCCCCGACCAGTACAGCAACGAGCCGGATTCCAACGACACCCGTCCGTTCGCCACCAACCCGATAACCAACTCGCATTTGGACGACGGCGGTGCGGGCGGCAACTACTCCGGCACGGGCAAGCTCTCATCGGCGGCTCCCAAGCAGGTCATCGTCAACATCGACAGCCTGCTGAGCGTGAAGACCATCGACCTGATGAAATCCAAAGAGGGACAGAGCGAAGAGATACAGAACTTGAAACAACAACTCGCCGAGGCGCTGATCGATGTCGTACATGACTTCGACGCCTCCTGGAACGCATAACACCTATGTCACGATTACTGAAAATAGCGGCATCGACCCTGCTGAGCGGCGGTATACTCAACCACGGCTCGCTCGGTGGATACATCAGCAATGCCACACGTCTGGCATTGGGTATGGGGCTGGCCGAACTGCAGGACGGGCAAGTCCATTATTTCTCCAAACACCACGACCTGCTCAAACGCGCGGTCGTGCAGATCGCCTCGCAGACGGCTTACGGTATGTTACGCTCCTATCCCCGCTACCTGAAATATTGGGAGCAGCGTGTCAGGGACAAATACCTCGAGACACAGTCGCAGTCCAGCCTCGCCAACAAGACAGGACAATACTACCAGCTTATCAGCGAGCAGCAGGCTGTGGCCCAAAAGAAGAATTATACCGATACCATCGTCGGCCGCACTGTCGCGGACTATCTGGAGCTCTCCATTCCCAAAGAGGGCAAATACTACGACAACAAGGAGTGCAAGGCGGAGTCCAACAGCAAATACGGTCTTGTGACGTTCGTCGATTTGGGACCGCGGGTACAGGTGTCGAGTCGCAACAACATCCTGCTCACGCAGGTGCAAGGCAGGGATTATACCCGTAAGGAATTCATCTCGGGCGGCGATCTGGAGATTACGATAAACGGTAAGATTACTTCCAAATATCCTGACGTGTATCCCGAAGCCGAGGTGTCGAAGTTCATCAAGCTGGTACAGTTCAAAGGAGTCGTCGATTGCGACAATACAGTTCTTAGGCAATTCAATATCCGTCAACTCATCATTCAGGGCTACACGTTCCAGCCCACGGATTGCCGCAACGTACAGCCTTATTCGCTCACGTGCGTCGCCGTGGAGCCCTCGGAGGCCGTGGAGCAGAAACTCGCCGATGCGGAAGTCGTCGACACGGCCATCAAGCATACCAACAAATGGATCAAATGGGTGAAGTTCGGGACCGAGGTCATCGACCCTGCATCGCTCCTAAAATTCACATGGCTATGATGGACGTGCTTTGTTGTAGGATTACCATCGGCGACGCCGACCCGTCGAATCCCATGAAGATTACGGACAGCGTGGAAATTACGGAGGTCCACACGCTGGAGATCAACGAGAGCTACAAGAAACTCATCGGGACGGCAAAGGTGACCTTCCCCAAGGGAACGGTCTGCCGCTCGACCATTATCGGTAGCGTGACGCTGGAAGGCAAGGACGCCTCGCGCCTGACGACGGAGGTCATGCAGGACGGGGTCATCATCGAGAAACGGAGTACACAACGGTTAGTCGACGAGACGACCTTCAAAGTCGGCCAGCGCATCAACATCAAACTGGGATACAACGGGATATTGAAGAATATGTTCGACGGCTACATCACCGGCTACAATTCGGACAGTATGATGCAAATACAATGCGAGAACATGGCTTACAAACTCAAACTCAAGCAGGCCCCGCATTTCGAGACACCGGTCAAGGGGACGACCGTGAACGACGTACTGGAAGGCAAATACAATATCCTGAAAGATACGGGCTTCAAAATTCACTCCGACACGAAGAAATGCGAGATCCATATCGGCAAGGTCAAGGTGACGGACAACTTTACGGTGGCCGACATCCTCTCCGAGTGGTCGAAATACAAGGTCTATTGTTTCCTGAAATATGACGCTGAAGACGGGAGCGCGATGCCGGCGGTTGCCATCGGCCGGCCCTATTCATCGAGCAAGGCGCAACCGGTCTTTCCCGAGGACGAATCGATGGGACCTTATAGGATTCAATTCAACGAGCACGTCGCGCAGAGCAATCTGAAGATTGTCAAGACCGACCCGAAATTCCTTGCCGTCACGGGAAAGGCACTCGGTACGGACGAGAAATTTTTCGAAGTGACCATCCGTCTGAATCCCGAGTACGACCCGACTGTTGCCGGCAGCAAGCAGTACCAGACGGTGAACGCCACGCAAATCTCCAAGAAGACGCACAAGGTCACGGGCAACACGACAGCGACGGGGGCTGCGACGAAGACGAAGGTGGACTTATCGACGTATACCATCGTGCCGTACATGTCGCCGCACATCGGCATCACCTCCGACCAACTTGTGGAGGAGACGACGGAGTATTTCCGGAATTACAACCTGAACGGCATCACGGGCAGTATCACCCTCTTCGGGGATTTCGGGCTGCAGCCCGCCGTGCAGGTGGAACTTATCGACAATCGCAATCCGTCGAAGAACGGCGTCTATCTCGTCGAGGAGGTGACGACCACATTCGGGGTCGGAGGATACAGACAACAGTTGAGTATTCCGTATAAAATAAAGAAATAGTTATAAAGGACGTTATGATATATCCGATTGGGGATTTTCTGCAGCTTTCTGTTTTTCTGACGGATGGTGTTTTGACTTGTATTTCCATAAGTCGAAATCTTCTATTGAGGCATAATGTCCCAATTGACAGGCAGTATACTTTTCATAGGTATCCTTGTCCACCGGATAGCCGTTCTGGAAATATTTGACACGGGGCTCATTATACAGGTCTATATACTCAATCATCACCATTGTATTTTTTTCGAAATCTATTTTGGGAATATCATGAGCATCCGGCAGACTATATGAATAGGCTAATAAGCTGCCATACTTGGCCAAATTTCTTCTCGTTTTAGAATTCTTTGTCTTGAAAATCAAATCATTGTCGGATATACGTTGCGCATTACCCCAATAATCAAAGAGATGGATGTTATCAACAAAATGCTGGTTTGGATGATTGTACGTCCAGACCAAAAATGTTTTTACTATAATGTTCTTAATCAGAAATGAGCGTGTGCCATAGTTGTAAATTTCCAGTTCTTCGTATGATGAATCTTTCCCCTCCTCGTCATGTCCCGGATATTCCACATTTTTAATTATAAAGTTGGGTTGATGCTCCATTTTTTGGTATTCCAGGAGCTGGTCCTGCATTTTCTGCTGATCGAACATGATCCAAATGGTTATCAAACCAACGACAATGGAGGCTATCGCGGTACATACTGTGGCAATTCCGACCCATCTGTCCATCTGGCTGTCTTCCGATGGAGTTGTCTCAAGTTGAAACCCTATAAAAAATACTGCCAGTGTGGTAATGAGTACACATACGAGCACTATCATGCGCGATAATAAAAAATTTTTGTTATTTGCCATATTCAGTCCCAGTCGTTGAAATTATCGGGGTCCATTTCGAGACAGGGCAGCTTCGGGCAGGGAATTTCATGCTGCCGGCAATAGCATCCGCATTTCTCACTTTCTTCTTGACAACAACATTCCTCCTCATGGCAATGACAGGTATGGATGTCATTGTCCGTTTCCTTTATATAATCTTCTGACTCTGTTTTCATGTCTTAATTTCATAAGCGACTGCAAAATTATAATATTCTCGCCATATAGACGAATGAAAATCAAAATAAACCAGGCCTCAAACCATCAGCTACTCTTAAAAAAACATCATGTCTGAAATATCCAACCATACAACCGACAACAGTCGCTACCTTATCCGCGAAGCTATCCGCAAGATTGCTTTGGGACGCAGTATGGAGCGTATCAGTATGGCTCCGGGCGGAATGTCGGGTGTGGGCACGGCCCGCATGGTCCACGGCTATGTGGCCAAGATTCACGACGACCCTTCGGACGAGGAGTTCGCGGAATACGGCGGCACCGTTGACGTGGGCGAATATCCCGACGAGACCGCCTCGGCGGAACCTGTCATCCACAAGGGCGTACTGCTCACGGCCGCCACCGAAAACGGGAACGGCTTCCTGCTCGTTCCCACGCTGTTCTCCGACGTCACTATCTTCATGGATGCCGCCACACGCTATGCCTACGTGGTGAACTTCTCTCATGTAGATATTATTCGGATGAATGCACACAAAGAAACGACTATCGGTGTTACCGAAACAGAGGCACTGGATGCGGACTCCGATTCCTCGCCGGACTACGACGAGTTGGAACCGACGGGAAACGAGGCGCACACGACCTATTCCGCCAAGGGAATCACGGCGAGGGTGAAAAACGACGGCGGCAAAGAGTCGTCGGTCATGCAAGAGGCGGAACGTATCACCCATACTGTAGATAAATCCGAGGTCATGCAAACTACGGACAAGGTGGTGCAAAAAGTGAACTCCACGACCATCGCCGTTGCGGACAACAAGGTGACACTCGGAGACGAACAGGCGACAGAGCCGCTGGTATTGGGTAACGAACTGGCGCAGCTCATGCTGGACTTTCTGACGGAGTGCTCGAAAATCATGACGCCGACGCTGATGGGGACCATGCAACCTCTGAACTTTCCCAACTTCCTGCCCCTGACCTCACGTATCCAGAAATTCCTTTCCAAGACCAGTTACACCAAATGAGCGTACACCTTCATCCCGACATCGAGCAGTTGGACCGGTCGAGCCTTTGCTATCTGGTCTACATGCAATTGTACCATACCTTTTTCAATGCCCAGGAACGCAAAAGTGCGGAGAACCCTTACGGTATCGAGGAGGGTGACGAAACGAGCATACGTCTGAAAAATACTGCTTACGGGTTCGCCTCCGTCATTGCGGGGGCGGTTTCCATCGGCGGTGGCAGCGGTTCCGACGGCGGCCTGTTGCTGGATTACCTTAAAAAGTCCGGCGGTGACATGACGGGGACGTTGCATGCCGGTTACGGATTCGCGGCCGGTGTGGGCAATACCCGTATTCTGGAAACCTACCGGGAGGAACAGACCGATGCGGAAGGTATCGTAACCGGTGTGGAGTACGGCATACGCGTTGTCGGCCGCTTGCAGCTCGGGGGCGGCGGGCTTTATTTAGGAGGCAGGCAAGTGCTGCGCTATGACGCCGATATGGCAACCGCCACGCTCGACGCGTCGCATCTCGACGTGCATGCCGGAGAGGTCCGCTCTTCCGGCGAATGGCTGTTCGGGGACAGGGAAAGCGGTGTCTTTATCTCGCCTACGCTGTTGCGGGTTGCAGGGCATGACGTGTACCACCGTGGCAACGCGAACCTTCCGGCGGTAGACTGGACGATGCACGACGGCTCGGTTCTGGGGAATCTCACCGTTGCGGGAGAGGTCGTTTTGAACGGGGCCTTGTCGGCATTACAGGGCGTACGGTTGGGGGATAAAGGGAAAACCCTGTTGAGCTTTTCCGGCGAAGACGTTGCATTGAGCGGTTACCTCTCTTTCGGTGAAGGGTTCGGCATCCGCATCGGCGGGTGGAACGTCCTGGTACGGGAGAGCGGGAACCGGATACGGTTAGGCGGCATCGGCGGCGACTTGCTCCTGGGCAGCGGCGACACGCCCAAGATACGGCTCTTCTCCGGGCTTTCGGACATCGACGGCGACTGCCTGCTCATCTCGCCGTACGGTCGTGCCTGTTTCCCCGGGTCGCTGACCGTCAGGCACGACTACGGCGCCGACCTGCTCTCGACCTATCGGGTAGACGCCACGGATGAAGGCATCATTCTCCACAAGAGGTTGCGTATGGGCAGCGCCGACGGATTCCTGGTTAGGGGCGACAAAGAGACTTTATCCATGACCGCGAGCGTGGCATACATTGAAGACGGCATGCGGACACTCGTTCCGCATACGACCCGTATAAGGTATAGCGCCTCGACCAGCCGGTACGCACCGCAGCACCGCAAGTCCGAGTCGCTCGCCCTTACTACCGATGCCGACTTTATTGTGGCGGGTGTACCGCTGGAGGCTGCCGGTCATATCGGCATCGACGGCTCCGCAACCCGTTTGGCGGATGGCGTGCTATACTTTACCGAGGAGTTGCGCCTGCAAGCCGTCGCCGGGGGTGTCAAGCATCACGGCGACAGCCTGTTTACGGGTTCGCTCTCTTCCGAGCTCTTCTCTTCGGGTTTGGCGGGTAGCGGCTGGGCTATCCTTAGAAACCGCACGACGGGCAGCGTCACCGCCACCTTCGACGAGGTGGTGGCACGCCGCCGGTTTCGCGCCTACGAGTTCGAGGTGAAGAAAACTTCCGCCACCAACGGCTCCTTTTGGGTGAGCGACAGTTGTTCCGGCGACACCGTAGAAAAATTATAATGCCATGTCCGTATTCCGTTATTCGACATATAAAATCCGCATCGACCCCGATTCGGGCAAGACACAGGGCTTGCAGGCGGGGGACATCATCCGCCGTCAATATGCAGAGAGGAGCCGCGCCGTCTACTCCCTGATGGCCGTCCTGGAAACGGGCGCGGAAACCATCGGCGGCAAGGAGGCTCCATACTTTATCGGGGCGCTTTTAGACGGCGACGAGCCGCAGAACGGTGAGCTGCTGGATTTCGTGCGTGTCACCAACCTCTTCGATACCTCCCGCAGCGGCGCCCTTTACCTGACGGCCTCGGACAGCGAGGCTCCCTACCTGGATGTCATCGACGGCATGGCGAGGGAGCGGTCGCTCTGCTATCCCGAAATGGCGGGAGGCGTGGCCGACCTCCCCGACAAATCCAAATATACCGTTTGCGGGAATTGCCTGTCTGCGGATTACCGTATGGCGGACGCCGGGGCGTCGCGTATCGTCAGGCTGACACGCACGGCGGCATCCTCCGACGGCACACCTTCCGGCCTGAAACAGACTCTTGAAGAGCCCGTCGAACACCCCGAACGGTTGTTGGTATCATTCAAAGTCCGCGCGTCGAAAGCATTGCCGGCCGTACCTTTGTCTTTCGGTTACACGACCGGTGAGAAGACGGACGCAGGGGATACGACCGACGTATCGACCCAGTGGGAATACAAACTGTGGGTGCTGACGGTCGAATACCCCCAACGGTACAACCGCAGTCTGGTAATAGACCTCGTCGGGCATCTGACGGCGCCCGGCGACTGGTGCGAGGTAGCCGACCTGAATATCGTCCGGCTTCCGTCGGTCGCTTCCTACACCGGGGCGTCAAAAGCACGTGTCGGCAAGGTTTCGGGTATCATCGACCCCGTATTCGGCGTGTTGGACGGATATGGGGCTTATTTCCAGAATCTCTATGCCACACGCAACGTCAATATCGCGGGAACGCTGACCGCCGGGGATGAAAACGGGTTCGCCTCGACCTTCTATGTAGGCAAGATCCACAAAAATGTCATACCTGACAGCCTTGCCTGCGCGTTCGACGGAGCGACGGTTGTAGAAACGGCAACCCCCGTCGGCATCGGAAAGTGCGTACGGATTACGGCGGACAGCCGTCTTACGCTGCAGAGTGCCGACTGGCGGAAGGCACATGCCGGCAGCTATTACTGTCTCTCCGTCTGGATAAAATCCGACGAGACGGGAACTGTTCAGCTATACCAGGACGGGCATCTTGTCGGGGCGGTTCCCGTTCCGGGCAACGGTGAATGGCGTCGCCATAAGGTCGCCTTCCCCGTGCGGGATTCCGTCGCGCCGGCCATGTCCCTGGACATTGCGACCGCCATACCGCTTCTGCTGACAGCCCCGCAGCTCGAAGCCGGACGGACGGCGACACCTTACCAGGCGACGGACGAGGTGCTCTCCTACACGGAGGATTACGGGGCCTGGTTCTCGAAGGGCGGTATCGGCGGTACCATCCAGCACCCGTTGCTCATATTGAACGGGGACGGCTCCATCAGTTCGCGTGACGGCTCCTTCGTCATCCACCCCGACGGCACGGGACATTTCGCGGGCGGACGCCTCAAATGGTCGCGGGACACCATCGAACTGCATGGTGTGACGATTCGTTGGGAAGACCTCGACGAGCAGGCACAGGAACAGCTAAAACCCCGCTCCGTCACCCTGGCCGGCGGCACGGTGTTTCATCTCGGAGGCTCTCGACCACCTACCGTAGAACCTGCCGTCATCGACATCACCGCCACGGAGCATCATTTCTCGCCGATATCACGCCGCTGGGACTATCTGGCTGCCGACGGGACGTGGAAAGACGCCGGATGTTCCGATGCGCGTTTCCGACTTCTGCCCGATTTCCCCGGCTGGGGCGGACGCGATGTGCTGACACTCCGTTACACGGCCTCATGCGGCGACGCGGCATATACGGCGACGCATACCGTTCTCAAGCTTACCGACGGGGCAGACGCCTACATCGTACACATTGAGTCGGAAAACGGCACGACATTCCGCAGCGGGCCGGTCTCGACCGTGCTCCGCGCCCGTGTTTATAAAGGAGACGAGGAGATTACGGGCCAAATTCCCGACAGTTCTTTCCGGTGGTATCGAAGCGGCGCGGATCAAGGGCGGGACGAGCAATGGAACGCCGCACAGCACCAAGGGCGGGAAATCGCCATTACCGGCGAGGATATATCCGACAGGACCGTATTCGACTGCGAGGTGGAAATAACCAAAGATATATGATCGCGCCAGGATATTTGCCCTTTTTATTATCGGTTTGACCTACTCTTTATAAAAAAGAATGTCCCGAACATTGGTTGTCCATGGTCAAACTACGATTTCCGTACTGAAAGACCCGTATACGATTACCCAGTCCCTGAACGAATATGTTTTTCCTACGGATGCGTCGGGGAAGATTCTCTCGGCAGTCACCTTAACCTCTACTGTCAGGGTGGCTTGCGGCGACAGAGACTTTACGGCATTCTCCATCGGGGCGGTGGGCAGGCCTGCCGGATTCTCGTCCGTTACGGTAGACAATGTCGCGAAGACCGTCACCTACGCCATTGCAGCCGGCACGACCACTCTTGCCGACCACGGAAGGGTGGATATTCCCGTCACGATTTCAGGTGTCGTATACCATCTGTCATTTGTGTGGTCGAAAGCCAAGGCCGGCGTTCAGGGCACGGCGGGTGTGGACGCCAACCTGCTGGACTGGGTACGGGAGTGGAACACGAATAAAACGTTCATCGGCAGCCACACCGTCGTCACCCCCAAGCTCTTTGCCGGTACCAAGAACAGCGACGGAACCGTTTCGGGCGTGGCCATCGGTTCGTTTGCCCTCAGCGCGAAAAGCGCTTCCGGGACCCTCACCACCGAGACTGTCAATGGTATCTGCGGATTCAAAAACGGGTACAAGACCTTCTATGTGGATAACGGCGGCAACGCGCAACTGGGCAACGGCGACCAGTATATCAGGTACAATGCGGCGACAGGCAAGGTGGAATTCGGAGCCGGTGTCAGCCTGAACTGGGCCGGCGCGACCTATATCGATAAAAACGGCATCTTCACCGGCAGGCTCTCGGCCGACACGGTAAGGGCGATTGCGCTCGATGCGTCGCAGATTACTGCCGGCACCATCTCGGCAAACCGTATCGACACGGCGGCACTGAAAGCCGCGCTTATCACCGCCGGGAATATCGAGGCGCTGACACTGAATGTCACCAAAGGAAAAATCGGCGGCTGGTCGGTGGACGGCGATTCGCTTTACAGGGGTACGAAAAACAATACTGCCGGAGGCTATACTTCCGCCACCGGAAGCATTACCGTAGGCTCCAACGGCATCCGTGGTTATAAATGGCGGCTGGACGCCTCGGGAGCCGGGGCCGTCGCGGGCGGCAACATCGCATGGGATGCCGCGGGCAACGTCTCGTTCGCCTCCTCAGTCAGCGCGCAATGGACGGCTCCCATCGGTTCCATCACCACGGCTCTGGGAGGTAACAGCTACCCAAAACTGACCAAGATTACTGCCGAGGGAATCTATACCGGAAGCATCACCGCTGCCCAGATTACCGCCGGCACCCTCTCGTCCGACCGTATCGCGGCAGGCAGCATCAACGCCTCGAAGCTCGACGCGGCCAGCATCCGGTCGTCCATCATCAACACCGACTACATCAACGGTCTGAATTGCACGTTTACCAAGGGTAAAATCGGCGGCTGGGCCATCGGTGCCACCACGCTGTCCAACAGTCATATCCTCTTGGACAGTGCCAACAAACGGGTGGTCGTTTACGGGGCGAACTCGGGGGCGACAAGTGGCAAGCGAGTACAACTCTTCTACAATTCCGACACGGATTTCGGCTTTTTCACTTCGGACGCCGCCGGCAACTGCATTGCCCATTTCGGCTCCACCAACCAGATTGCCGGATGGAACATCGACACGTCCCGTATCTACAAAAACAACATCGCTCTGGGTGCAGACGGCTCCATTACCAACGGTACTAAATGGAAGCTGAACAACGACGGGTCGGGACGGATCGCTTCGGGTAACATTGCGTGGGACGCGGCCGGCAATGTCACATTCGGCGCATCCGTTTCCCTACAATGGAAGAACGACATCGAAGCCGCCAAAAGTGTCAACTTCGGCTACCGCTATTATAAAAGAATCGTCATCAACGGCGATGCCGCGACCTATTATCCCGTCATCCTTAAGGGTGGCGAGCAGACCGCGAAACGCGACATCCTCATTCGTCGCGGGTACTCGGAGCAGGCTCCCGACAGTTGGAATAACACCACCCATAAAGGAGGCTTGATCGTTCTCATCAAGGCCAACTTCGGCGGTTGGGGCGGCATCGGTTACTCGTGGGACATATACGAACTGTCTGAAATGTACTGCCGCATGTTTGCCGGTGCCGCGCACTGCGGGAACTACTGTATGTTCGCCGTCTTCCTGCGCGGTGGCGGCACGACAGGAGCCGTCTACCATCTCTACTCCGACCAGCCGATAGAGAGCAGCGCTTACAGTCCGGCACCAATCCCTGCCGCCCCTCAGATTGCTTATTCCTCCGACTTGATTTTCCAGAGCGGATCCACCAAGGCCAACGCACCGGCTCCCCGGTCCCTCACTACGGCTGTCGAGGAGGAAATCCGCCGTCACCGGTTCATCGCTCTGGCCCAGAGTTCCGACAGCACCCTCGCCGCGCATCCGCTAACCTATATCGGTTCGACGGGTATCTATACGGGAACGCTGACTGCTGCGCAGGTCAATGCCGTTTCCATCAACGCTTCGAGCATCAAGGCGGGGACGCTCTCCGCCGACCGTATCGCTGTCGGCAGTATCAACTCGTCGAAGCTCGACGCCGCCAGCATCAAAGCCAACATCATCAACACGGACTACATCAACGGCCTGAGCTGTACGTTCGTGCGTGGCAAAATCGGCGGGTTCACTATCGGCGGCGACAACATGACGGTCGGGGCAGTCGGAACGGCAGGGAGCACGCCGCTCCAGATCCGTTCCGCGTCTTCGGGGAGCGGATACTGGTACACGGGGGCTTACAAGCCTTTCGGGGTCTGCCTGACGTGGCACCAGAGCAGTAACGCCGGGCATATCGTCTTCGGTCAGGTGGCAGGTTCGGGCAACAGTGTCAAAACCGGCTTTATCGGCATACAAATGATGTCGTGGGACCACCTTGAGTATTTCTGCCTCTCGGCCAACTATACCAAAAGCGGCGGCAAGGAGGTCTACAACCGCATCGCCGGCTGGGCGTTCGACCATAACCATATCTGGAAGAACAACATCTCGCTCGGCAGCGACGGGTCGATTACCAATTCCACCAAATGGAGGCTGAACAATGACGGCAGCGGTCAGATTGCCGGGGGCAATATCTCATGGAACGCTTCGGGGGCGGTCACTTTTGCCTCCTCGGTATCCGCCCAATGGACGACCGGCATCACGACGGCCCAGGAGCTGGCCTCGGCGATGGCTTTCGGAAAAATGCTCTACCGGGACCCGACTTTCTGGAACGGCAACAACGGTGTGGCGGTATACAACAACTCCGGCAACGGCATGGTGACCATCACACGACAGCAGGACTCCACGGCTCCTAACGACAGCAAGCAGGTGCTCAAGATACAGACCAACGGTGCGGCTTCCCCGAATAACGGCGGTTTTTATTTCGGCACCACGTGCGGCTATCGCAAGGTGCTCGTCGCCCGCATCATCGCCAAGATCCCCGTCGGGCGGAAGCTGTGCTGGGCGACGAACAGCATAGGGACCAACGGTTCGAGCCGCTGGCTCACGTCGAACGCCGGTACGGGGGACTGGAAAGAATACGTCTATAAAGTCGTCTGCGGTACAGCAAACTTTTCCAGCACCCATTTCTTTTATCTGGATGGTACACAGGGCACTTCCTCTGCGCCTGTCGTCTGGTACGTGGCATACGCCACCGTCTTCGACCTGACCTCCACGGAAAAGTACACGACAACCATAGACGCCAACGGTATTTACACCGGTACCGTGCGTGCCAACCAGATTATCGTGGACAGCACCCTGATAGTCGGCGGCAGTAGCTATAACGGCAGCATCTCCGTCCGGGATGCGGGCAACAACGTCAAGGTGACACTAGACCGCTCCGGCATCACTGCCGTCGGCGGCAAAATCGGCGGCTGGATACTCGGGGCCAGTGCCCTGACCGCTTCGGCTCCGGCTTCGGGACACCGCATCGTCATGGGGGCTTCGGGAAACATCTACCATGACAACCCCTCCACCTCGGTCAACTACTGGGCGTTGAATACGGACGGCTCCGCCACGTTCGGATGCGGTAAGATTTCCTTTGCCAACGACGGTTCGGGATACCTCGCCAATCAGAATATCAAGTGGGATGCCTCCGGAAACGTCACCATGACGGGCACTATCAACGCCAATGCCGGTACCATCGGAGGCTTTGTCATCGGTCAGGGGCGTATCGGTTCGACAGCGACCGGTAGCGGGTCCGGAGGAGGGCTTGCCATTTATGATGACCTGTTCCGGGTGGGCAACACCACCTCTTACATTCTGCTCGGAGCCAACACGTTTCCTGCCACGTCCGGCGGAACCTGTGCCACGGGGCGTATCGTCAACGGCAAATCGAACAGCTACCAGAACAATTACGGGTTATATATAGATGTCAAGAACGGATACCGCAACTACGGGATATGGAGCAATGCCGCGCTTGTAACTCCGGCCTGTATCGGCAACAAAATCAAGAACATATACTTCACCGGTAGCGGCTACACGATGGATTTTTCACAGCATAACATTTTCTTCGTCTATGCGAATCAGAAGTATAGCGTGACCCTGCCGTCGGCCTCTTCCGTGGCGTCAATGTTCGGGTATTCGTCCCTGCCGTCGGACTTCGCCTGCATATTCACCCTGATTTACAACTACAACTGGGGGAACAGCCTCGTGTTCAACAACATCCGCAACCACAACGGGGACCTTGTCAACTACACGATAGCCAAGGGGGATTCCCTCACGATATTGTGTGCCAATTACCCGTCGTTCCACTATCAGATATTAAATCACAGCTACTAAAAACAATCCCCGCAGTAACGTCCTACCCTTAATAAAAACAGAGCGAATATGAACATCACCCACGTAACGGTAACCAAGGTTGCCGAAGAGAGTACGGAGAACGCCGACTACCAGTTGGAATACTCCATCGTCAATGATAGGTTGACCCGCGTCCATGCCTCCATCCGGAAAAGGGATACTGACGGTTCGGGAAACACCCCTCAGATCGGTGTCATCTATATGGAGCAGGGCTCCGTTTCCTGCAGCATTCCCGAGGGAGAGCCCCTTGCGCCCCTGTTTCGGGACTTCGAGGCCATCATCGGTGAAATAAGAAAAAGTATCAATCAAACCGCATAAACAGTATGGAACTATCAGTCAAAGACCGCCTTTATCTGCCTACCTTCCTGCCGGCACGGGGCAACTTCAAGGATTTCAACCTCAAAAAAGAGATTCTGCGCAAAATAGCCATCAGCGACGAGGAGCGCAAAGAAATCGGCCTGCATGAAAACGCCGAGGACAAGCGCATCGAATGGGATGTGGACAAGGAAAAACCGCTTGCCGTGGAGTTTTCCGGGGAGGAGACGGAATACCTGCAGAAAGCCTGCGAGAAGATTTCAGACGAGGAGCTCCCGGACGACATGTGGGCGACGGTTGCCCGTATCTACGATTTCGTGCAGGAACAATAAACCATCCTTTCTTTCTGCCGCTACTCTTTTGAAAAGAGTGCCCGGTTGTACTCTGACGGTACAACCGGTTTTTTTATTTCAAACGTATGGCAAGACAGGACATAATCATGGATGCCGAGTACGGTGAGGTGGAGACTTCCGGCAACGTGGCGGGCAAGAGTTTCTACGATTTCGGCCTGCTCGCTGCCGTCGCCGGTGCGGACAACGATACGTTCCGCTACGGGGAGATCGCCGTGCCGGAAGGGTTTACGGGGTTAACCAACGGTCGCGGTGTCCATGTCCGTATTCCGTATACGCCCGACGTGCGTCGGTTGGCGGTCCGCTTCGTTGCCGGCAGCGGTTCAGGCGGTACGGGGTATCTGAAAAATCCCGCGACGGGCAAACCCTGGTTTCCCGTCATGGCGGATACGGAAACGGGCCTGTCGGACATCACTCTGGCCGCGCTCTTCGCCCTCAATGCGGACGGCCTTTACCGGCTGTTGCCGCAAGAAGGCTGCCTTGTCGTGTACAGCGGCGAAGACACCGATTTCGGGATCGGAACCGCCAAAGCCCAGAACGAGACCTTCCTGCTGAAAGCCTCCGCCGGCAACCTCTACCAGCACCCGACCACGGGCGTGGGACTTATCGACTACCTGCATTCGAGTCTGGAGAACAACGGTCTTGCCGCCAAGCTGCAGTCGGAGTTCTCCGCGGACAGGGTAATCATCAAAAACGCCTATATGGATTCCGCGACGGGCGAGCTGTTGCTGGAAACCGTGGAAAAGGAGGACAATCGTGGGTAAATACAGCGTCATAGCCGGTCAGAACCTTTACGATGTCGCCCTGCACCTTTACGGCAGCATCGAAGGGGTCGTGGATTTGCTCGTCAGCAACCCCGATCTTTCCTTCGACACGATACTGTCAGCCGGTCGGGAGCTTATCTACACGGACGGTTTCGTTATCCGTGCCGACGTGGTCGCTTACAACGAGCTGCACGGTATTGTTCCCGCCAACGGGGAACGTCATGTCTATCCCAAGACATTCACCCTGCCGCTCGCCGCCGTCATCACGCTCGACGCGGCGGTCATCACCGCGCGGTGCGGCGTGTCGGGCGTGGGATTACTGGAAATCGACTGGGGCGACAACAGCGACACGGAGGTCGTCTCCCTGACGGACACGCCGCAACTCCTTACCCATACCTTCGACAACAGAGTGCGGAAAAAGCGCACGATACGATGGTTTACTCAGGCCCGTTTCAAAACCATCGACTGGAGCGGACTCCGTCCGAAATCGTTGGCGCTGTTGCAGACGCTGCCCGTGGAGGAGCTGACGCTCACGGATGTCACGCTCTCCCTGGAAGGGCTGCGGCTGCTTTCCGACACCTGCCTGCTGAACCTCCGCGGCCTTGTCGCCGCCGACCTCACACCGCTTGTGGAAAGCCGTGGGCTGATGACGCTCGACCTTTCCGCCGCCCGTCTGAAACCGACGGTCATCGACCGCTACCTGACTGCCCTTGTCGAGCGGTACGGGAACCGTCGGAACTGTACGGTCATCCTGCCTTCGGCTCCGACAGGGCTTTATCGCGAGCCCGAACGGGAACCGGAAAGCGGCCGTTACCGCATCACCTCGGGCATGGAGGCCATGTGGGTCATCCTGCACGAGGAGGCGTGGAACGAGGGCGGAGCGTGGAAATTCATTATTGACGATATAACCTACACCGTGGAATGAGCAGAACGATCAAGGAAATATATAACGAAGCCGTGCGGGAGCGCAACCGGCGGTTGGAGCTGACGGAGTTCGCCAGCGACTCGAAACTGTCCGTGATGAACGGCATCCTGTGGGTCGCGGCAGCCCTGATTCACAGCTTCGAGACATTGCTGGACGTCTTTGCCATAGACATCTCCGAGGCCATCAACAGCCGGATAAACGGCACCCCGAACTATTACGCCCACGCGCTGCTGCAATACCAGCAGGGGGACGAACTGATCGTCCGCGAGGACGGTCTCGCGTTCGGTTATGCCCACGTGGACGAGACCAAGCGCATCATCACGCAGGTCTCCTACGTGGAGAGCACGGACGACAGCAACCTCGACAGCAAGCTGATCCTGAAAATCGCCACCGGCACAAAAGGTCATCTGGAGGCTATTCCGGCTTCAGAGTTAGTGCCCGTCAACGCCTACATCGGCAAGTTGAAATTCGCCGGCACCCGTATCGAAGTCATCTCTACCAAGGGCGACGTGCTGGTCCCGCGCCTGACGGTCTTCTACGACGGCGCCGTCCCCGAGGCGGAGATGTACGATGCCGTCGAGGAGCGTATCCGCGGGTACATCACGGGCATCGACTTCGACGCCGCGGTCTATGTCTCGCGTCTTACGGACGCCATACGGGAGGCGGAACATGTCACCGACGTCTACATCGACGAGGGGGCCGTGCCCGAGCAGGGCGTGTTCATCGCCTGCCACGATGCCGACGGGCAGATACAGCCCCTGCAACGTGTCGGCCGCATGACCTACACCGCCTCGGGCTACCTGAAAGAGTCCTCGCGCAAGGACGAGGAGTCGGAACTGCCGACCTTTAGGGAAGCCATTACGCTCAGGATCGAAAACCATGAGATATAGACTTCCCATCGACCGTTTAGTGAACCAGCTCGTGCCGCATTACCTGTCGGGGAGGCGGTTCATCCTCTTCGTGCAGAGCGCGCTCTACCCGTTGCGGAGCCTGAACGAGCGGTTCCGCGCCTTCGCCCGCGAGCGGCATATCGAGGCCCGCATGACCTCGCAGGTCATCTACTTCGAGTGGTACCTGAACTACCGCTTCGGCCAATACCTGCAAGACGGCAGGGACCGCATCTTCCTCCGGGAGAGCGAGAGCGTCGGCGTGGACCTCTACCACGAGCGCACCGAATACCGGCGACCCTGCACCATCTGGTACAACGGGGAGGAAATCACGGCCACGGACGAGTCGGAACAGCCGCGCCCGTTTTACCGGCTCGTCGAGGAAAAGACGATAGGCAGGGTCAGCTTTATGGTCTGCGTGCCGCCGGTAACGATTCCCGCGCAGGAGCTCGTCTATATGCTGTCGTTCGCGGTGAACCGCTACAGGATTGCGGGCAAGACCTACCTGATCAAGATAGACAAAGAAGAGTACGAACCCAATTCCAACGCGTAGAAGTAATGAAAGAATATGTAGCAGAGCCCGGCGGACGATATACCTACTCGGACGATATCCTGAACCTGCAGGAGCTCGCCCTGAGCCTGAGCGCCATCTTCGACGGCTGCTCGGATTTCATCATATCGGGCTGCGAGCCGGACGGGGCGAACATCTCGCCCGGTTATGTCTGGCTCGGCGGCAAGGTGCGCCGTTTCGAGGGAGCCACGGATGCGGCCTATCCCTATTACATTTACGAGACGAACCGCCACGAGTCGGTGGTCTACGCCAACGATACGAACAAACGGGGGCGCACCTGCTACCTGTGTGCCGGCAGTGCGTCCGTTCCCGACACCGAGGATTCTGTCACGGGCAAGCTCCCCGCCTTCATCGAAATCCGGGAGGAGTATGCCCCGCGTTTCATCGACAAATTCTTCGGACGTTACGCCGTGCTGCTCGACACGCCTTTCGCGCGCCAGACCGTGAAGAAAGATCTCGTGTTGGCCGGAACTTTTACCGGTCAGAAGGAGATTGCCTCGAAGACGGCGGTCTCGGTAAGCGGGGAGAACGGCTACATGCTTAAAGGTATCGTTAAGAGCGATGGCAGCGCCTCGCTCGGCGCCTATCTCAGCGGTCTTCTCATCAACGAGATCGTAATCCGTACCGACGGGACCTTCTCGTTCATGAAACAGGGCAAGGAGCTGGCGCGGGTCACGGAGGACGGCCTCTCGTATGGCACCTCGCTCAGCGACACCGCCCGCATCGGAGCCCTGCGCATCGAGGGCGGCGACATTTTCAACACGGCGGACGTCACTGACGCGGGCTGCGTCCGCATCAACTATCACGGTCAGGACGGCGGTGCGACCAAATACCGGGATTTCGCTGTCCATGACGGCAAGGCGGTTCCGATTCTGAAAGTCATCGGCAAGAGCGCCACGGCGGAGGTCTTCGGGCTGCTCTCGGTGCGGAGTGCCGGCCGCGGCATCGAACTGTGCAACACGGCCTACACGAAAGAGGACCCGAAGCTGACGAATCTCTTCTCGTGGCGGGACAGTGCCGGCGCCGCCATCGCAAGCATCGGGTACGACACGACCGACAGTTTCCGGTTCATCATGCGGAATACCCTCGGCGACATCATCCTTTCCCCGCTGGGCGGTGTCGATATCCTCGGAACGCTGCGGATAAACGGTCAATCCGTTGCCGATACCTATATGACCATCGCGGCCTGCACGCAGGGGTTGTCCGGCAAGGTGGACAAGGTCGCGGGCAAGCAACTGTCGAGCGAAGATTTCACGTCGGAGTATAGGAAGAAACTCGATGCCATCACTACGGGTACGCTTGACGGGGGTGGTACGGGTTACGTTACCTCGGCGGCCGTTTCCGAAGCGCTGAAGATGAAACTTTCGGCTGACGAGAACCTGCTCGACGTGATGGACAAGGCGGCCGCACGCCGGAATCTCGACGTCTACTCCAAAGCGGATGCCGGGGGTGTGTTCCTGAAAATCTCCGAGGGATTGCAGGAGCTGGTGCGCCTTTCGGCCGATGAGATCAACGGCCTGACGGCGGAAGAGGCCGCGGCGATGAAAGCCGACAAACAGGCGGCCATACGTGAAACGCTCGACGCGGAAAGACGCGGCACGGGAGAATTGAAACTCGCCAAGAGTTCCAACCTCTCCGATGTACAGGACAAGAGCAAGGCGCGCAGCAATCTCGACCTGTATTCGAAAACCGAAATCGATAGAATGCTCGCGGGAAAACTCTCCACCGACGCGGCCTATCAGGGCGTGGTCTTCACGGCGGAATTGCAGGACAAGCTGCTGGCGATAAAGACCGGTTCGTTCGCCTATACGGACGAGGAGGGAAAATCCCATGCGCAGGTCGAGGGCTACCTCACCACCTCGCAGGTCGTCAAACAGCTCAAGCTGAAAGCCGACCGCCTGATGGCGGGCTACAACACTTCGGAGCAGGACACCGTCGCCGCCAACCTGAACCTCTACACGAGAAGCGTCGCGGACGGGCGTTTCGCCCGAGTGGAGAGCCTTTTTCAAGATTACGTCACCTACCTCGTGTCGCAGGGAAAGACCACGGCACAGGCCCAGCAGCTGCTGCGCGAGAGGCTGAACCTGCTTTCCAGGGACGAGACGGTCCGCGACTACCTGCGCAAGGACGCCAGGCTGACCGACCTCGCGTTGGGCGGTACGGAGGCGCAGCGCCAGGTGTGCCGCACGTTAGGGGCAGCTTTTGCGGCGGACTACCAGCCCGTACTCGCGGATACCGGCTGGCTGCAGATGGCGGGCAGCGGTTCGGGAACCGACACGCGGGGATTTTTCGTCCGTCAAATCGGCAATATCGTCTCCATCCAGGGGTACATCAATACGGCCCGGCGCGACGGCAGTAACTGGGGCGGAATCGTGGCGCTTATCCCCAATACCATCCAGCCGCCCCGGTATAGTGTCCGTTGCACGGCCGCCGACTGGAACGACGACCATAAATACAATCGCGGCAGCTCCTTTGTCATATATGGCGGCTCCCGCAAGGTGCAGCTTTTCGAGAGAGGAATGTATAACGTGAATGTAGAACTCAACTTTACCTATTTTATATGATGAAACGAATCAACGTAACCGGAGACATTGAAAGCCGCCGGAGAATCGCCCAGAGGCATATCCCCTCCGCCGTACCACCGGTTATCATAACGGAACAAGATGAAAACACCCAAGAAAAAGAACACGAGGCAGACCCGGGCGGTCCGACAGACGTCCCCCCGAAGCCGCGAAGACGGAAGGCCGAAAGGAACCCTTAAACGGTTCCCGTTCGATGAGACCCGTCTGGGCTTCATGCTCCGCTACGAGATGCCGGTGGTCTACTACCTTCTGCGGCGGCTCTGCCCCGGGCAGCAGCCTTTCGAGCCGGACTGGCGCGTCGTCGATTCCGTGGCCCGTGCCTCAAAAGACCCCTCGTACCGCAAGCCCAAGTTCCGTCGCTATCTGGAAGAGTACAGCCGGGACGGGCTCTGCTGCCGTCGTGCAAAACGGCTCACGCCCGGGCGCAAGGCCTACTACGAAGGCATCCGTCGCCGCAAGACGGACGCCTTCATCCGGCAGAACAGGGCGCGGCTCGAAAAGCGCAACCGGGAGGGTCCGGGCGGCGGCCCGATGCTGCACGATATTAAACGCGTCGTTAAAAAGAAGTTGTAATGCATTGTAAATAAACAGTCTGCAAAACATCTAATTGCATCTATTGCTCTTAGGGATTGTTTGTCTATTTTTGTATCCGGTCGCTTCAAGACCCTCGTATATTGTCAACTGAGTATCCCGCGCACGGGATACGGTCAGCGAGAAAATCTCCCAATCTTATCAACTGAAACGGACGGTGCAACCGAACCCGTCCGCCCTGCATCCAGTTTCGGGTGGTGCGGTGTTGCCGTGTCATCCCTTCGGGCATTTTTAATCCATAACTATCAAATTATGATGCAAGAAGATTTGGAAAAGACGGGCGGCGTGGAAGGCATGTCGGTCGAAGAGATGTTCCTCGGCATTCAGGAGTCCTACGAGGCGGCGCAGCAACGCGCGCAGGAGGAGAACCGTGCATTCGCCCGCACGGAGTTTTTCCGCATGGACAAACTGGGGGTATACCGGCTTCGAATACTGCCGCTGGCGCCCAACGCGGACGGCACGGCCTCGCGTCCCGGCTACGAGGTCCCCGTGCACCAGCTCCTGCTGGAGCTGGAGAGGCCCACGACGGGGAACAAGCCCCAGAAGATGTATGTCACCGTCACCCGAGCCACGGATGCCGGCTACTCGGTGGACCCCATCGAGACCTACCGCAAGTTGGCCGTGGCACAGGCGAAAGAGCTGGGGGACGACAAGCTGGCCGAAAAAATCGATGGCGGCTCGTTCGGCGGTGGCCTGAAGTACAACTACGGGCACTGCCTTTACGTTTTCGACCTGAACGAGCGCGGCAAGGGCATCCAGATGCTGACCCTCTCGCACGCCCAGTTCAAGGACCTGGACGAGCGCAAGTTCAAACTGTGGCAGAAGAAACTGCAAAAAAATCCGGCGTACCCGTGTCCGATCTCGTCGGTGCATGACGCCTATCCCGTGGAGATCGAGAAGCGCAAGAACGGCTCGAAGACCGAGTATGTCATCTCCATCGACAACGAATCGGACCCCGTTTCCCTGACCCGCGAGGAGCTGACGGCACTGATGGGCGCGCCGCGCATTCCCGACATCATCTACCGCTACACCCGTTATCATCTGGGGGCGACTGTCGAGTTCCTCAAACAGTGCGACGCGCTCTACGGCATGTCGCTCATGCAGACCGACGACATGAAGGCGGTCATCGACACGCTGGAGGGCGAGCTGCCCAAGGAGGACACCTCCGCCTTCTCCTTCGACCGCCGCTCTAAGGCGGGTAGGGAGAACGGACAGAACAGTAGCGGACGTATCTCGTACGACGACCTGAGCGACCGTTACGAGGAGCTGAACAGCCGGTCGCTCGGTGACCGCACCGAAGAGGGGCAGGAACTGCGCTCCCTGATCCGCGCCTTCATCGAGCAGGAAGGCCTCACCGTCCGTGTCACCCGTTCGACCTCGAACAGCGAACTGCTGGACATGATCTACGACGAAATCATGGGTCCCGAACCGGAAAGCCACGAGGCGGCAGCTCCCGAAGAGGAGGATACGGAACAGGAAGACGAGCCGCAACCGGCGCAGCGCGCGGAGCGTCCCCGACGTCGCCGATAACCTTTCATAAGCAACGAAAACAGTCATCCGACGGGAGGTCTTGTGCCTCCCGTCATTATCCTCACCATGCTTATGAAAAAGAGTTATCCCTGCCTGCTGCTACTGAACGACATACACGTGTCGAAAGACAATATCCCTGCATTTACGGCCAACTGGCAGGAGGCCATCGATATCTGCAGGGAGATGGATATCCGGGAGATCGCCGTCGGCGGCGACCTCTTCTTCTCGCGTGCCGCGCAGACGCTCGACGTGCTGCTGGCGGTACATGACGCCCTGCTCACCGCCGCCGAGCACGGCATTCATGTGACAATTGCCGAGGGTAACCACGACAAGGTCAACCAAGAGGCCGTACGTGGCTACTGTCATGTTTTCGACCAGCACCCCAACGTCCTGGTATGCGATGAATACGTGTCGTTGCCTGTGGGCGACGACTGCCGTTTCGTCCTTCACATGATGGGTTACTTTCCGGAGGACGGCTCATTCTGCACCCGTCTCGACCGCCTCAGGGAGGAGGCTCTCGACCCGAAACGGCTCAACTTCCTTTATATCCATGAAGGCATCAACGGAGCCTTGGCGCAGCCTTCCGAAAAGGAGTTGCCTGCCAAGATTTTCGAGGCGTTCGACAAAGTCTTTGTAGGGCACTACCACAACCGCTGCATCATCCCCAAGACCCGCATCGAGTACATCGGCTCCTCGCGCCAGCACAACTTCGGCGAGGACGAGCAGAAGGGATACACCGTCATCTACACCGACGGCACGCACGAATTTATCAAAAATCGTGTGAACACGCGCTACAAAGTGCTGGATGTCCCCGTGGAACGTGCCGGGCTGCACCTCATGGACGAGCTCAGGGAGATGGATGCCGACGGCCGCTACAAGGTCAAGGTGCGTGTTCATGCGCTTCAGGCGGCCATAAAGTCTGTGGACAAGGCTGCGCTTTTGGAGGCGGGAGCCACGAAGGTGGAACTTGTCGCCGATGACGAGGAGATGCCTGAAGCCTCCTCCTCGTCACTCTTCGAGAAATTCGACAGCCGACGCATCCGCGAGACCTACGAGGAGTTCTGCCGTGAGAAGCAGATAGAGGATGTGGCTGTCGGACTGGAATATTTATCTAAAATCGAAAACGGACCATGTGGAAACTGAAAAACATAGAGGCGGAGAACCTGTGCGCTTTCCGCCACCTCTCGTACACCTTGCAGCAAGGGGTTACGACGCTCATCTTCGGCGACAATCGTGATAACGAGTCCCAGCAGTCGAACGGAGCCGGCAAGTCTGCGCTTCTGGAATGCATCGCCGTGGGTATCACGGGCAGCCCGCTCAGGAAGATTCGCTCGGAGGAGATTATCAACGATGCCGCCGAGGAGTGCCGCATCGAACTGCGCCTGACAAACGATTTTTCGGGCGAGGAACTTTCCGTCGCCCGTCGCATTCCCCGTAAAGGGGCCTCGACAGTCGCCTGCATGCTCTGGCGGGACGGCAAGGAAGCAGAGACGGACGAGGCGGTACAGCCTTCCGTCGACGCCTACAACTGGTACATCCTCGACAAATTAGGCATCACGCGCGACGAACTGCTGAACAACTTCATCCTCTCGAAATACCGGTACGCGGATTTTCTCTCTTCATCGGACAAGGAGAAGAAAGAGATTATCAACCGATTCTCGAACGGCATCCTCGTGGACGAGGCCATCGCCCGTGTCGAGGAGGATATCGACCCGCTCAGTGACGAGCAGCAGCGGATCAACCTCGAACTGGCTGGTATCGACGGCCGCATCGGGATGTTGCAGGAGCAGATCGACCGTGAGACGGCAGCGCGTGAGGAGCGCGGACGCACCCGGGAGGCCCGCATCGCAGAACTCGAAGCGGCTATCGCTGCCAAACGGGAGCAGATACGCGTACATAAAGAAGAAATGGCGGGAATCGGCTCAGCGATGGAGAAAGTCCGGCAGGCGGACGAGGCATTGCAGGAGCTGGAATCATCGGACACCCCATTGGAAGAGTGTCTGAAAGCCATCGAAACGTTTATGCCGCTTTTCCCGGATGCACGGCGTACGGACTGGAACCGGGCTGTCCGGCTCAAAAAGGAGAACATGGAAGTTGCCCGTGCCAGCCTTACCAACCTCGACGCGGCTGTCAAACAGGCAGAAGAGACGCTGGCGAAGAAACATACGGCATGGGAACGGTTCAAGGCGGACTATGCCGGCTTCCGTTCTCTGTATAAGGACAAGACGGCGGATTTCCAGTCGCGGTTGTTGGATATCGACAAGCAGTTACGTGACCTTGCAGGACGTCTCGATGACCTGCGCCGCAAGCGCCGTACCATTTCCGCCGGGATCGACGAGCTCTCCAACAAGCTGGCCGGCAAGATTGCCTGTCCCGCCTGCGGACACGAGTTCCTGGTGGCACATCCCGGCTTCGACATCGAGGCGGGAACAAAAGACCTGCGTATGCGCCAGCAGCAACTCTCCGAGATTAACGGCCGCATAGAAGCCGGAGAGCGGCAAACGGAAGAGGTCGAGATGCGGCAGAGTCGTATCCGTACCGAGAGCCGCACCCTGGAGAGTGACCGGCACGGCTGGGAACAGCGTCTTTCGGAACACGAACGGGCGGTGCGCGGTGCTACCGACAAGGTAGAGAGTGCCGAACATCAACGAAAGCGGACCCATGCGGAGATAGCCGCCCTGCAGGACGAGGTCGACGGCATCCGCCGGAAAGTCTTCGACGAGGTGTTCGGCTTCATCGACGAGCGTAATGCCGCGCTCGGTCGGGAGAAGCGCAAAACCGAAGAGGATATCCGCGCCGCAGTGTGTGCCGTGGAGACCTTGCAGGATACCATCCGGGAGGTGAACGAGGCCACGACGACCGACCTGCCCCGGTCGCTCCGCGCCACGATGCAGCAGGAGAAACAACGTTCGATGGAGACCGCCAGACGGAAGTTCGAGGTGGACGACCGGGTGCGGGCCTTGGAGGTACAGCGCGAGCGTTTCGTACAGTTCAAGACCTATTTAGCCAACACCAAGATCGAGGCGCTCAGCCGTATCACCAACGAATTTCTCATCGCCATCGGCAGCGACATCCGCATCCGTTTCGACGGCTACACGGTGCTCAAAAGCGGCAAGGTACGCGAGAAGATCTCCATCTCGCTGCTGCGCGACGGCGTGGACTGCGGTAGCTTCGGCAAATTCTCCGCCGGAGAGGCGGCGCGGGTAAACCTCGCCACCATCCTTGCCATGCAGAAACTCGTAAACGCCAACTGCGACGACGGGAAAGGGCTGGATCTGCTGGTCCTCGACGAGATACTCGAGGCCGTGGACGAAGCCGGTCTGGCGTCCATGTTCGAGGCGTTGAACGCCCTCGGCGGAACCGTGCTGGTCGTCTCGCACGGCAACGTCGCCGAGGGTTACCCCCATAAACTTGTAATCACGAAAGAGCATGGCGAGTCGAGAATCGGAGAATAGCCCCCTCACAAGGGAGCAGGTGCTGGCGTTGGACATCGCCACGCACACGGGATACTTCTCGCTGCACGAGGCCGGAGTATGGAACTTCACCGAATCGAAACGGCGCAACGGCAACAAGATGCACGGGGCGTTCCGCACGATGCTCCTGACTTACATGCGCCGCCACGGCATCCGTCAGGTCGTGGCCGAAGACGTGAGCGTAAATCGCCACTTCTACGACATGCGGCGACTGGCGGAGCTGCGCGGGATTCTACTCGAGGTATGCGACGAACTGGATATTCCGGAGCCGGCGTTTATCAATCCGGCGACGCTCAAGAAATGGGCTACGGGAGACGGGCATGCTTCCAAGTCGCAGATGATCGCCGCGTGCAAGAACAAGTACGGCATCGTGCCCGTGGACGACAACGCGGCCGACGCCTGCCACCTGTTCTATTATTACATACGCAAATACAGATTGTAAACCGGCAAGGACATAAAATCAGGGCGGCGGGGTTGCCGCCCGCTTTCAATTGACGCTCACCGAAGCTGACAGATTAGGACATAAGATTCATTATCAACTTCTTTTCAGTCAGTGAAAGTGTGGGAAAGAACGATATGTTTACGGCGAATCCATCCTCGGGGGATGAATCCGCCATACGGCGGGCGGCGCTTCTTAGGAAGTATGTCATGCCTCATAAAAATTTGATATACAGCATTTGTATCAAGTACACCTTTAATCAGGAAGATGTCGAGGACAACTACATAGAGGCCCTTACGAACTTCTTCAAGTACATGGATTCATACGACCCGACGCGGCCCGTGAAGACGTGGATATACGCCGTCACGAAGCGGCTCGTCGCCGACCTGAACTCCCGGAACCGCAGCCGGACGCCGCAGGACGATAATATAGACATCGGGGAGCTGCGTTCGGCGCTGCCTTTCGACGACGAGCCGTCGGAGAACTGTATGGGCATGGACAACTACCGCAAGTTCTACAACGACGACATCCTTTGGGCGTTGGACAGGCTCAAGCCGATTTACCGGGAAGCCTTCCTGCTGCAACAGGCTGGCTACAAGATCGGTGAGATTATGGAAATCACCTACCGTAACGGCACGCTCCAGGCCCGGAACATCGAGACGGTCAAGAGCCGTCTGTTTCTGGCAAAGACACAACTGCGCAACCTTTTGACCCGCGATGGAGAGAGACGAGTGGAAAAATAACAGCCGGCGGCTCTTCACCCGTCTCGTGCGCACGACCCTGTGGGCGGACTTCGTCTTTCCCGCGGGCGGCAGCACGGGCAGGGTGCTGGACGCGTGCTTCGACGCCCTGGCTCCGGTCAGCGCGGAGCGCCTGGCGGACTTCTGCGTCTGTCAGGTCCATGCCATTTCCGGCTTCGGCGCGGACTACCGTCGCCGGTGGAATGTCTCGCACTCTTTCGGCGGGAAGGCCGTGCGCCGTTATCTGCAAGCGGGAAGACAGGGCCGTTATTACGAGGACCGTTGGCTGAAAAGTTTTTCCCTCTCGCGTGCGGAATTGGCGGCTTCCGTCGAGAACCGAAACCTTCACCCGCTTGCGAGGTTCATATTTCCCGAATACGAGGAGGTTACCAAGCGGCGCCTGCTTTCGACCGAAGCGGGCTATGTCGTCTGCGGCATCTCCACGCTGCTGTGGACTCCCTTCTCGCCCGCCTGCCGGCTGTGCGTCCATGCCGAACGCTGCCGGCGCAGGACGGCATCCCTTTACCACGAGCTGTACCGCATCCGCCGCGAGGCATGGAATGAAAAGGAGGCCGGAGTATGAGCACGACCAATCCCCTGAGCGCGGAGTTTCTCTACGAGCTGTACGCCACGGCTCTCAGGCAGGAGAACCTGTGCGGCATACTGGCCCGCCACATGCGCAAGGAGTACTTGCCTGACCGCTCGTTCCAGCGTGTGCAGGAGCGTATCGCCTCGCATTACCGCACCTACAAGACTCCGCCCTCGTATGCCGTGCTGGCACAAGCCTTTCAGGAGGATTATGACGCCTTGGAACTTATCGACACCTTCCGCGAGTACGACGAGGGGCAGAGCGCCGAGGTGATGACCGACATGCTCGAAACCTATATCAAAGGCGTGAGGCTGCAGGCGGTCTATGCCGAGGTAGGCAAACTCTACAACGAGAGCCGGCAGGACAAGGCGGAGAAGACGCTTCGGGAATATGCCGAATGGCTGGCCGGCTTCACGCTCAAAAGTTCCTCCTTCGTGGATGTGGCCGAGACCTTCTCGGAGCGTTTCGAGCGCAACCGCCGTCGTGAAGAGGAAGAGGAGCGTTCGACGGCTCCCCGCGTGTCCCGTTTTTATATCCCGTACCTTGACGCATTGAACGGCGGCCGCAACCTCAGGGGGCAATTGAGCTGCTTCCTGGCATCAACGGGTGTAGGAAAATCCCATATCGCCAAATGGATAGGCGTACGGGCGAATATCGACGACGGGCTGCATGTGCTGCACTTCCAACTGGAGGGTTCGGAGGAGGAGGCGCTGAACGCCTACTCGGGAGGACTTATCGCCAAGAACGCCTACTATTTCGAGCGGGGAAAGATTTCGGACACGGAGATGCGGCATTTGGAAAAGCAGGTACTTTCATACGCCGGCAGTATCACCGTGCGCAGCTATCCGCGCTTCAACGCGCAGGTCTCGACGCTCGACATCAAGAACGGCATTTCGGAATACCGCAAGCTCAAAGGGCATAACCCCGACATCGTCATTGTGGATTCGATGGACTTGCTCACGGATGCCGCCCGCCGTGCATGGGATGCCGGTCATGAGCGGGCGAAGCGCATCGCCGTTGCCAACGACCTCAAGGACTTGGCGGCCGACGAAAAGGTATGGATGGTCGTCACCTATCAGTCCACCATAGAAGACCGGGACTGGCTTAATGACGAAAGAAATGTGTTGACCGAATATAACTGCTCGGAAGCGAAAGGGCTGTCGCGTCCCTGCACGCACCTTATCTCGCTCAACCAGTCATCGGCCGAGCGCAAGGAGAACGTCATGCGCCTGCACGTGGCCAAAAGCCGTTTCTTCAAAAAGGGAGATACCATAAAGATTGCGACGGATTATGACAACGAGGTGTTTTACGACGGGCGGCGGACGATGAACCTGAACAGGGAATAATCTTTTCATGTTTTTTCAAACCCTGCCGTAGGGGCCGGTACTATACCTTAATATGGAGTTATCGGTACAGGAACAGCAATATCTGGTTTCGGAGATCGCCCGCGAGACGGGGGCGAAACGTGACGGCGGGGGCAAGAACCTGATTGTCCCGCGCTGTCCGTTCTGCGGCAAGACGGGCGGTAAGTTCGGTATCTACATCGGACCTGAGACCGCCCGCCGCACTCCCTTTATGGCGCACTGCTTTTCGTGCGGCGCATCGACCCGCACCCTCGAACAGCTGCTCGAAGCCATCGGCCGCATGGACCTGATGGTCGCGTCAACCGCCGACATTGCCGCACCCCTGGATAACATCCTGCTCGCGCGAGCCGAGCAACCGGAAATTGATGACGGGCTGGTCGGTGTCGAACTGCCGGACTTCTACAAACGCACCTTCCGGCATCCGTACCTGCATGAACGAGGCTTCGTCTTCGACGACTACGAATACTTTCCCGTGGGCAGTACCGGCAAGCTCAATCCCCGTTATGCCGACTACGTGATATTTCCCGTCATCGACGACGGGGCCACGGTGGGTTATGTGGGGCGACATATCTGGCCGAAAGCGGATATCGACGCCTACAACCGCAAGGCAAAATATTCCGGTTGCTACAAAATCCTCCGTTATCGAAATTCAACCGATAACGACTTTTCCAGACTGCTCTATAACTACGATGCCATTCGTGACGGGAAGACCGACACGGTCATTCTCACGGAGGGCATTTTCGATGTCATTGCCCTTACGCGCAAGCTCGAACTTTACGACAACCCGCATATTGCCGTCGTGGCGACCTTCGGGAAGAAAATCTCCGACGTGCAAATCTTCAAACTGCAATCGAAAGGCGTCCGGACGGTGGTCATCGGATACGACGGCGATGCCGTGGAGGCTGTCAAACGGACGGCGGAGCGACTGAAACCCTATTTCGAGGTCCTCATCGCCGACATTGCCGATGCCGGCAAGGACTGGGACGAGATGAACGAACAGGAGATTTACGAAACATTCGCCTACCGGCTGCTGACGCCTATCGAATACAAACTCAAGAAGGTACAGGAAAGATGATACGGGAACTTTTTGCATGGCTCGATGCCCAGAATATAGATTACAAGCCGGTCGATACGGAGGTCGCGGAACTTCCAGGTTTCGGTAAACTTTTCATGGCCGACCTCTCGGACGTGGACTCCATCTTCCGGGGTGAGGGCGACAATCTTGCTTTCAACCTGATGGAGAGTTCCGAGGTATTGCAGGAGGAAGGCATCTATCATGTCGCTTTCCCGTTCGGGCGGAACTGGTACTATTACGACCTGCGGGAGAACTTCCGTTTCCACATCCTCAAATATGTCGGCCGTCCGAAAACGCCGAGACACGACATTCCGTTCGTAAACCTGGGTATCCACACGCCTTACGAGTTGCTGAACGCTTCGGGAGCTCTGGAGACATGGAGCCGCAAGGCGAAATGGCTCGGACAGACGGCTGTCGGCATCTGCGACCGCAACACGATGGCCGCGACACTCAATCTTCAGAAAGCATGTGCCCAAGCCGGGCTAAAACACGTCTTCGGCTACTCGCTGGCCATGGAACACGACGGGGAGCCGGTCGATATCAAGATATACGCCTTGACGGACGAGGGACTGCACAACCTGTTGCGTATCCAGCGGGCCGTGATGGTCGATTCCGAAAAACACGTGTTGACGTATGACCGGCTGCTCACCTGCGCCGCCGGCTGCGCGCTGGTGTTCGCCACCCGTTCGGTCTTTTGGATGACCGCACACCCGGGACACCTCAAACGGTTGCAGCAGGGATTCGAGGCGGTATACTACCAAGTGGACGGCAGCGAGTACAAGGCCGATCGCATTGACCGCGAGCGGCTTCAGGCCCTGAAACATTATTTCGGAAAATGCTACGCCCCCGTGACAGACACCTTCACGGTGGAACCCGTCCTGATTGCGGACTGCCATTACCCTGACCGGGACGAGGCGAACTCGAAAATCGTGCTGAACAAAATCGCCTCGGGAGCCGCGCACGAGCAGAGCGACGACCTCTACTTCAAAAGCGTGGACGAGCATTACGACACGCTCCGTCCGCTCTTCTCCGAGGGTTGGGATTTCGACGCCCTGTTCCGGCGCATGTGCCGTCACACGGTGGAGATTGCGGAACGGGCGGACGCCGCCTTCGAGACGGGGCGCATGTTCATGCCTGAATACCGTATGCGGCCGGAAGAACGGGAACGGTACGGGGACAGACGGACGATGTTCCTGCGCCTGCTGGAAGAGGGGCTGCTGCGGAAAGTGCCGGACGCGGGCAGGAAACGCTACCGGGAGCGGCTGGACGAGGAGGTCTATATCATCGAATCGACCGACAACGTGGACTACTTTCTCGTGCAGTGGGACATGGTGCGGGAGGCACACCGGCGGGGAATAGCTACCGGTATCGGACGTGGTTCCGCCGGAGGGTCATTGGTATCCTATCTATTGGACATTACCTCCATCGACCCGTTGAAATACGACTTGATATTCTCCCGCTTCCTCGTTCCGGAGCGTTGCGGCCTGAACTGGAAAGAGGAGATAACGGTGCTGGCCCCGGATGTCATTCTCCAACGAGGGGAAAGCTATGTGGAGCTGACGATGGACGACGTGACCTGCCGGCTGTGTGCGGACGCCCGTCTGCGGGTGATCCGTGACGGCAAGGAGCTGACGATATATGCCGATGAACTGATTCGTGGCGATGAGATCCTTTTCGACCGCCGAGATTTATTGTGGAACCTAAAGGACTTCGAAACCCATGAACCCGAACTACGAACACCTCAGCCCCTATGACGGCTGCGACCTTTACCGGGGCGACGCCCTCGAAGTGCTGCCGCTGCTTGCATCGCATGGCCTGAGGGCGGATATGGTCTTCACCGACCCGCCGTATGGAACCACGCATTGCCGCTGGGATGCCGTCATCGACATCCCGGAGATGTGGAAGGCTCTGAATGGTGTCATCATGCCTCAGACGCCGATTCTGCTGTTCTGCCAGCAGCCCTTTACCAGCGTATTGGGAGCTTCCAACCTGCGGCGGTTGCGCTACTCGTGGGTCTGGGAAAAGACACAGCCGACGGGCTTCCTGAACGCACGACGCATGCCGATGAAGGCGCACGAGGACATTCTGGTCTTCTATGACAAGCTGCCCAGGTACAATCCGATAAAGACCGGCGGGCATCCGCGCAAGGTAGTCATGGCATCGCACCAGAAAAAATGCGATGCGGGAGAAATTTACCGTCGCCACGACAACTACCGTGACTACAACTCCACGGAACGCTATCCGCGCAGCGTGCTGCGGTTCAAGACCGACAAGCAGCTCTCCTGCCTGCACGCCACGCAGAAGCCCGTCGCCCTATTAGAATACCTGATCCGCACCTACACCGGCGAGGGCGACACGGTGCTCGACTTCGCCATGGGCAGCGGCAGCACCGCCGTGGCATGCCGCAACACGGGACGGCGGTTTGTCGGCATAGAGATAGACGAAACGATTTTTCAAACCGCATACAACAGAATAACACATGGCTGACACTCGGGAAATCTGGGTGGACATCAAAAACTATGAAGGGAAATATCAGATCAGCAACAAGGGGCGTGTCAAAAGTCTCGCACGGGAGGTCTTGCGTGTGGGCTTCAGCTATTGGCTGCCCGAACGCATCCTGTCGCCCTGGTGCGGGACGACATCCCTGTATGACCGCATCCGGCTTTACCGGGGCGGCGTCGGGAGGAAGTTTTCAGTCCATCGGCTGGTGGCGCGGCACTTCCTGCCCGACTGGGACCCGGCATTGGAGATCAACCACATCGACGGCAACCGCAACAACAACGCGGCGGACAACCTCGAAATGTGTACACGCCAGCGCAATATGGAGCATGCCATTGCCAGCGGGCTCAAGAACGACTACGGGGAAAGGAACCGCAATGCCAGGCTGACCAACGCGCAGGCGGAAGAGGTCCGGCGGAAATACCATGCGGGAGGACTCTCGCAGGAAGCCCTTGCCAGAGAGTACGGGGTGTGCCGCCAGACAGTCAGCGCCATTATACGATATAAGAAATATTACAGATGAAAGTAACGGATATCAGGATAAAACGTGCCCACGCGCCGTTGGCGGTCATGGACACTTTTGTGGACAAGGGGTTGGTGGCGGGCGGACACGCTTCATTGCCGGACATCGACGTGGACTACGCTTCCGACCGCCGTCAGGAGATCAAGGAATACCTTGAGGAACGGTACAATACCGAAGGGCACAGACGGGTATTCTCCGCCGGGACCTTTACTACCATGCAGCTCAAGGCCGCCTTGAAAGACGTCGCCCGTGTGTATCGCGTGCCGCACGGCATCGTGAACTACATCACCGCCATGCTGGACGAAGGGACGGACTGGACGGGACTGTTCAAACAAGCGGCCGCGAACAAGAAACTCAGGGACTTCATCCAGACCTATCCCGAGGTGATCGAGGACGTGCGCCTGCTGCTCGGCCAGCCCAAGGCGGCGTCGATACATGCCTCCGCCATCATCGTTACTCCGGAAACGCGGAACGGGCAGGCGGCGGAGTGCTTCGACTTCCTGCCCATACGGGAAACGGACGGGGTGCTTGTCTCGGAGTTCGACGGCTACTCGGTGGATGAAATCGGGTTGCTCAAAGAGGATGTGCTGGCGACGAAGGAGCTTGCCAAATTGAGTGCGGTCATCACGCTTGTAAACGAGCATTACGGGCAAAGTCTCTCCATAGAGCGTATTACGAGCCGGGAGTTGGAAGACATGAAGACCTACCGCCTGCTTTCGGAGGGAAACACGCAGAACGTCTTCCAGTTCTCCTCGCCTGGTATCACGCGCTTCATTCAGGACGTGCAGCCCGACTGCATTGAGGACCTGATCGCCGTCAACGCCCTGTACCGCCCCGCGACGCTCGACATCGGCGCCACGGAAGACTATATCCGCTACCGTCGGGGTGAGGTGGCTCCGGTATACGATTACGGCTGTTACGAGGCGACGAAAAACACGTTCGGCATCATGGTCTACCAAGAGCAGTTCATGTCCGTGGCGCACACGCTCGGCGGTTTCGACCTCGGCAAGACCGACCTGCTGCGCAAGGCTATCGGCAAGAAGAAGGCCGACCTGATGGCGACCCTCAAGGCGGACTTCATCGCCGGAGCGACAGGAAACGGCTGCCCGGACTATGAGGCGGAGGAAATATGGCATAAGATAGAGGTGGCCGGTAAATACTCGTTCAACCGCAGCCATGCGGCGGCGTACGCCCTGACCGCCTATTGCGGTGCGTGGCTCAAGGCCAATTACCCGTCGGCGTTTTATACTGTCGCCCTGCAATGGGCCGATGACAGGGAGATTCCGTCGCTGATGGCGGAGATGGAGCGTTGTTCGTCGGCGAAGATCGTGCCGCCGGACATCAACCGTTCGGGCGTGGAATTCTTCACCGACTATGCCACCGATGAAATCTTCTGGTCGTTGACCCGCATCAAGCAGGTCGGGATAAAGGCGGTGGAATATATCGTTGCGGAACGTACTCGCGGCCGATTCGGGAGTATAGAGAACTTTATCCACCGCATCTTCCGCTACAAGCTCAAGAAATACAGCTATTGGGATGACCCGGACAATCCCGACGAGGCGGTGAAAGTGCCGGTCAACGCGCGGCATGTCAAGAACATGATTCTGGCGGGCTGTTTCGACCGTATCGAGAAGGTGCAGGCCGTGACGGAGCGTTATGCCGTGCTGGAACGCGCCGCCCATGAACTGGGATTCACGCTTTCCGAGAAGGACTTTCCGGTTGATATGCGGGACAAACATTACTTCTGGTCGAGGCTGCAGATTGCCGTGTCGGGCATCGGCTCCATTGACTACCGCCGCATCTTCGACAACTCCGAGGCACGTGCCGCCGTCAAGGGCAAGGCGTCCTACCTCTCGCTGGAAGAGGTGTCGCGGGACGAGAACGACGGGCGGCGTGCCACCGTCTGCGCCACGGTCGTGGAGGTATCCGAAAACAGCTACAAGGACCGTGAGACGGGCGGGCGGAAACGCTTCGCCAAGCTGACGCTCTCGCAGAACAACCGGCTCACGGAGTGCGTCTGCTGGAGCGACTATTACATGGCGCACCGCACCGAGATACAGTCGCTCAAGGACAAGGTCGTCATCCTGACGGCGATGGTCCGGTACAGCGACTACAGCGGCTGCAACACCTTACAGACAACCAAGAACTCACTTTTATTCATTCAATGACATGGCACCGAAAACGGAACAGAAGATATACACGGGCATCGGTCTGGACTTCGAGACCGGAGGGCTGGACTGCCGCGAATGCGCCTGCACACAGATATCCTTGCAGGCGGTACGGTTCGACACATGGCAGGTCATGGAACGCTACGAAGCGTATGTGGCGCCTTATTGCAGACAAGATGCTGGATTGCCCAAGAAAAAAGTGCTACGCACACGCCACGAGCAGGCACGGGAGGAAAACGTGCCGATGAAATACGAGCAGACAGCGCTGAACTACTCGGGCATCACGATGGACATGCTCCGCTCACAGGGCGCGGACATCCGCAAGATTGCCGAAACGGTCATCGCCTTCGCCCGGCGGAACACGCTGTCCGGAGGCAAACAATGCAAACCCGTGCTTATCGGGCAGAACGTCGCTTTCGACATCGGATTCCTACAGCAGATGATGAACTATGCCGGGCTGGTCGCCGAGTTCGAGAAAACCTTTGCCGGGACAAAGGACTACTACGGCAACTTCCAGCCGCATTATATCGACACGCTGCACATCGGCCGGCTGGCCTTCGCCGCGGATCCGGAGGTGACCTCCTACAAATTGGAACTGATCGCCTCGCGGTTGGGTGTGGAACTGGACGACGCCCACGATGCGGCCGCCGACGTTACGGCGACGCTCGACGTGTTGGGCGTGTATGCCTCGCGACTGCGCAACGATGAAGGCGGTACGGCGGGTATGGTACAGAAAAAGGAGAAGACACGGAAATACTTCAAGATATGATTATGGAACAGGACAAGCAGGATGTACAAAATCAAATCCCCGAGACCATCACTTTTCGCACGGCCGACCGCATGACCTACGGCGCGTTGGGCTATGACGGGAACGAGCTGATGGCGGTCATTTCGGGCTACGACCTCGAAATCAAATTCAATATGCGCCTTATCAATTCGCTCTCCGATGCCGAGGCGTGTGCCGACGCGCTGGCTCAGGTCTTTTATGAAGCGTTGATGGAGCAGCTTATCCATGAGAAAAAGGATTTTGTAAAACCGCCGGCGAACAAACCTCCTACTCTTTAACAAAAAGAATATGCCGGAAAAGACGAACAACACACCCGAAAACCGGGAAGAAAAGAGACTCACCGAGCAGGAGTCGCAGTTCTGCGAGCTTTATGTGAACGGCGGGTTGGAGTATGCCGGCCGCCCGAAAAAATGCTATGTCGAGGTATTCGGCGAGCAGGCGGCGAAGAACCCGCATTCGGCGGCCAACTACCTGATGAACAAACCGCACGTGCTGGCGCATATCAAGGCGTTGCTCTCCTCCGAGAGATTCGAGATGGAGACAACAGCTGTCAAGTTGCAGGTGACGGAGACGCTAAAAGCCGTGATGAACGAGACCGCCACGACGGATTACACCGACCGTTTCGGTGTACCCCTCTCGCCGGCGCCGCTGCGTGCCGTGTCGGTCAATGCCGCCAAAGCCCTGATGGAGATATTCCCCATCAAGCACAAGGAAGAGAGCCGCCTGCGTATCGAGGGGGCTGACGGAGGGGTCATCTTTAATGTCATCGTGCCGACAAATACGCCTCCCAAGGATGAAGAAACGGAAGATTGACCGAAAGGAAATCGCCTGGTGGGTTTACCTGGCGATTATGGTGGCGCTCGTCATCTACGGGTTCTGGAACAGCGCGGCGGCGGAGACATTGCTCCGGGCCATAAGAGAAGCATTCACACTACTAATGGAATAAATATATGGAACAGTTCAAACAGTTTGTAATAAAGCATTTCAAGGTGATCTCGGTGGTATTGTCGTTCATGCTGACGATGTACATCCAGCATCAGAACAACACCCGGCAGATCCTGGAACTGTCGGCACGTTGCGACAGGCTCGAAACGCGGATTCAGGACCAGTACGAACGCATCGACGCCATCAAGCTCGACAAAGCCGTATTCGAGGCGACGATGTTGCAGTTCAACTCCATCCAGAGCGACCTGCATGAAATCCGGGAGGATATCCGTTCGCTGCTGGAACACAGTAACCATTATAACGGGAGGTAAGACATGGTAAAGAACGTATATATAAAGATCGTGGCCTCTGCGGAGCTTTCCGAACTGAGGCTCGACGAACTGGTGGGCCGACGCGGGCTGGTTGTGGAAGACCTCGCCTGTGGACGCGAGAAGAACCGCGGTGCGCTGGTGCTGCTGGAAGAGGCGTATATGGACGAGTTCCTGTGGTTCATTCCCGAAAACGCGATAGCCTATGAATAGGATACTCGTCAAATGCCTGCTGGCGGCCGTTTTGGTGCTCGGAGGCATCGTATGGGTCCAGCACCGCAATGCAGTACGGCTAAGGACAGAGCGCGACCGTTACAGGGACAATACCGAGACGTTGCTGTCGGATATGAAACGTATCCGGGTGGATTCGACGACGATGGCCGTGGATGTGAACGCCCTGCGGCTGCGGGTGGACGAATACAAGCGGTTGCGAGCCGAGGATGCCGAGCAGATCAAACGGCTCGGCGTGAAAATCAAGAATCTCGAAGCGGCGGCACGTCACGAGGTGGAGGTGGCCGGGCCGATAGATGCGGCGGTGCGGGACACGGTCGTCATCCGGGACACCGTGCCGCTGCTCCGGCAGAAAGTGGAGATGATTACGCCTTATATCCAGCTGACAGGACTTATCGAGAAGGGGCGTCTGAAAGGCGAAATCCGGGTGTCGGTAACGCTCCGGCAGGCGGTGTGGGTGGAATACAAAGGGTGGTGGTTTTGGAAGAAAGTCAAGGCCGTGCATCAGACCATATCCAGCGACAACCCGTATGCGGAGATCAGGTATTCCGAATACATCGAAATACATAAAAAATAAAAACAGGAGCCTTCATAAAGAAGAATGAAGGCTTTTTTATTGGCTGAAATCAAAAACAAATCATTATGGCAACAGTAAAAGTGAAATTTCGTGCTTCTACCATCCCGACGAAGGAGGGCACCGTATTTTATCAAGTGATTCACAATCGTGTGGCACGGCAAGTTAATACCGGCTATAAACTCTATTCGTATGAATGGAATACGCCATGTACGGAAATCGTCTTTCCTCCCGGGATCGAGGATGCTCGCCGGAATTATCTGACTTCGTTGAAGGACGCACTACACGAAGATATCCATCGGTTCAAAAGTATTATCTTGCGTCTTGAACGTACAGGTGAAAACTATACGGCCGAGGACGTGGTGAATCAGTATCTCACGCCTTCGAATACCGGAGGTTTCATGGCTTTCGCTCGTGATATTATCTGGCAATTGAAACAAATCGGGAAATTCCGTACTGCCGAGCGATATACGACTGTCATAAACAGTTTCGAGCGTTTTCTCGGGGAAAATGACGTGCACTTGGATGATTTCGATTCCAATTTGATGGTTAGGTATGAGAACTTTCTGAAATCAAGCGGCGTATGCCCGAATACGTCCTCCTTCTACATGCGGGGAATACGGGCAATCTATAATCGGGCTGTCGAAAAGGAACTGACCTTGCAGCGCAGCCCCTTCAAACACGTCTATACAGGAATCGACAAGACCGTCAAACGGGCCGTACCCCTGAAAATTATCCGTCAAATTCGTGATTTAGACCTAACGATATTCCCAGTCACGGACTTCGCTAGGGACATCTTCATGTTCTCTTTCTACACACGCGGAATGTCGTTCATCGATATAGCATACCTAAAGAAAAAAAACCTGCAAAATGGCATACTTTCTTACCGCAGACAGAAAACAGGCCAGTTGCTTTTCATCAAATGGGAACGGCCTATGCAGGAGATTATCGATAAATACGATACCTCCGATACTCCCTATCTGTTGCCGATTATCAAAGATATGAATGCGGATGAACGGCGGCAATATAAGAATGCAGCACATCTGGTCAATGACAAACTGAGAAAGCTTGGGGAGAAATTAGGGCTGGCCATTCCTTTGACCACTTACGTGGCCCGCCACGCGTGGGCTTCCATCGCCAAAAGCAAGAATGTGCCGCTGGGAACCATCAGCGAGGCAATGGGGCATGATTCGGAAAAGACCACTCGCATTTATCTCGCCTCATTAGACACATCAGCTGTCGACAAAGCGAACAGTCAAATACTGAAAGCTTTGTAACTATTGTTATACTACTTTTATCAGTTGATTTATAGGGCGTAAATACTAGATTGAATAAAAAATAAAACAAAAAGTTGTTGTGCAATTTGAAGAAATCTCTTTTTGAGAGAAATATTTCACGTGTGCAAAGATACGGAAAATGCTGGATATGGCAATGAAAAGCCGATAGGAAAAATAATTTCCAAGCCAGTCTCGATTAAATATGTCGTGCAAAATGAAAAGTTGTTGTGCAAATTTAGTTTCATTTAAGTATAACAATTTGATAATAAGGTATCATCACGCTGCCATTTCTCTCAAAAAGAGATGTATCGGTCAGTATACGTTTAATGGAAATACTCATCAGCTCCGATAAGTGATAAACAAGGAGAAAAGGAATCATATATAATTCCTGTGAGTAATTCCAATGAGCTAGGTGAAAGACTGCAAGGAGAAGAACTTCTGCGAAAGACAAAAACTGTTGAGCGATAGCTTTATTCTCTCCATAGGAGAAATATTAACGGGCGCAAAGTTATGTAATTTATTGGGAATAACCGCATAAAACAGACTTTATTTTTTATGTTACAGTTTATTGCAAATATTTCTATTCAGCAGATGTTGAGCAAATATACAATTGTATGACAAAAAATAATTTCTGTTTATCAGGCAGTTAAGCCCAATATTACATATTGATATTTCTCCTATGGAGAGAAGTATCGGCGTAGGAACTTAAGGCTTCCTTTAAAACGGTATGAATGATTGATATCATACCAAAAAAAGATATAAACCATTATAAAACAGACCAATATACAAATTGGGATGAACTAGGAGTATGTCTTGACTGAAGAAATAACCGATAACATTGCGTATGAGTTCCATCGTGACATCAAAAGATGATCTCACACGAATCCGCTGGTTCGTCATGAGTGCCTATAAAAATGAAAAAAAGGCGGAAGAAAAACTCAGCGGCAAAGATGGCTTGGAATATTTCATACCGAAATGTTATGCCGTACGAGTCTATCACGGCGTGAAATCCAAACGACTGGTTCCGGTTATTCCGAATCTTGTATTCGTACATGCCTCTCGAAAACAGATTACAGACTTCAAGAAGTATCATAATTTCCTACAATTTGTAACGTGGGAGAAAAGTACGGGATTGGAATATCTCGTAGTGCCGGACGAACAGATGGAGAGTTTTATTACAATTGCCTCCCAGTATGAAGAAACGACAGTTTATTATAAACCGGAAGAAATCGATATACGAAAAGGTACGCGCGTATGTATACATGGCGGTAAATTGGATGGCGTAAAAGGAGTGTTCATGCGGGTACAAGGGAAACGAAACCGTCGAGTGGTCGTAATGCTGGAAGGTGTCATGGCTGTTTCAGCAGAAGTGCATCCCGATTTGATCGAAGTTATTTCCTGAATGGAAAAGTTTGCCTCCTCTCACCTTCACGAAACGGCTACACTGCCATGGACACTCGACGATTTTAAGGATCATAAATATTATCGAAAGCAATGATTGATTATAATTCCGGGGCAGAGCCTTGCTGGATACCATTGATGGAACTCGTCGAAACGCGACTGTTCGATATCATTCGCACGGAAGATACAACCGGACGATGTATCCGCCTGTATGGAGCGGGTGACTATTGGCATGCATTCGAGGAATCCGCCTACCAGTCGAGTCTGCTGTTCGGGACAGACGATATAACCGTACTCAGGCATAAAGCCTACCCATTTCCCGTTGTAATGGCCAGCATTTCGGATGACGGACTACAAGCTTACGGCAAGAATCACATGTTCAGAAGGAAAGCTCCCGGGTACAGGGAACTTGTCGGAATGGGAATCTCGATGAAACAGTACAAGGAATGGCACAAGAAGGAGGTGATGAAATTTTTCCCTTTCCCGGCTTTACACGAGTAAAAAAACAACACTAGT